TTGTTTGGTGTTGAATATGAAAATACTAAAAGGAATAAAATAGTAGTATTTAAAATTGAAGATGTTATAAAGTATCTAGAAAAATTAAATTTTAAAATATCACCAAGAAAAACAGCTATTTTACTTGGTGATAATAGCACAATTTCTTTACAAAGAAAAGGTGGTGATTCTGGAAAAAAAAGTAGCAATCAATTACAAATTAAACTTATATTAAGTAATCTTATTGATAAAGTGCCTATATTAGAATATAAGTTATAAATTCTTAATTAGTTCTTCAACAACATTTACAACTATACTATTTCCTAGATAAAATAACATATCTTTTTTATTTGATAAACACTCAAATTTATATGTGTGATTAAACCCAAACATTTTTAATGTTTCGGCAACACTCAATGTTCTTATTTTACCATTAAAATCATACAATCCTGTTTTTGCACCAGGCCCCCCAGAAGAAGCACATATAGTGGGTCCGCATTTTGTTATATCATATATACGTTCACCTTGTCTTCCTCCTTTTCCTGATTTAATATTAATTAATTTAGACTTCATCATACTTTTTCCACTACATTTTTCTAATTTATATTTTTTAGTATAATCAAAGAAATCTGTAATACTATTATCTATAATAGTTGAAACTGGAACAATTGGATTTTTAATTTCTCTAAATATATATTCTGTATTTTTATTACAAATAATATAAATACGTTGACGCGATTGAGGTGAGTTATAATATCGCGAATCAATTACTTTATAACTAAGTTTATATCCCCTTGTTTCTAATTCATTTTTAATAATTTTAAATGTTTCTCCTTTATGAATAGTATGAAGATTTTTAACATTTTCAAGCATTAATGTTTCTGGCTGTTTTCTATCAATTATTTCCAATATTTTATAAAATAGATTACCACGCGTTTTATCTTGAAATCCTTTTTGATTACCAGCAATACTAAATGGTTGACACGGAAAACCTGCACATAATATATCAAAATCAGGCATTGTATCTATATTAATTTTATTAATATCTCCTTCTGGTTTTATTCCATAGTTTTCTTCATATATATTTCTAACACCTTCATTAATATCACTTGCTAAAACACAAGTATATTTAACTTTATTTTGGAGAGTATTATTTCTATTAAATGCTGTATGAAAAGCACCTAAACCACAAAATAGATCAATATATTTAACTTCTTTTGGTTGTTGATATTCCATTGTGTCTGTATTAACATTTACTTCTTTATTTTCAACAATCAATTTTTTATTATTTAATTCTTTTATTTTTTCTTCAACTGCTTTATCTACAAGAGTCTTAATTTTATCAGCATTATTTTCACAAGGCGTTTTGCGTCTATTATGAGAATCATAGTGAGATTTTTGAGGGAATTCCTTTCCACATCGTTCGCATGAATATTTAACCATTTTCGTTATATATTGTTAATATATTTTATTTTTAAATCAATTTTATAAATTAACTTAAATTAACAATTTCTGTTAATTCCCTAAATATTAGAAAGTCGGCGTTTTAAATGTTCAAAGGTGTAAATTAATTCGTACATTTATATAATATATAATGAAATTAGCTTTATTATTATTTGGAATGTCTAAAATGGAGTATATTAAAATCAATAGTAATAAAATAGATTTTATAGATTATGAAAAAATTTATAATTGATATTTATCTCACTTATACTTATGGAAGATGATATTCTTAAAGTCAATGTATGGTATAATGAACAATTGAAAAGATTAAAACATACCGTTATGATGAATATTCGTTCTATACATAGAGCAAGTAGATTGTCGTGGAAGAATAAACGATTGATGAATACACGTATTATAAAATGGTATCAATCACGTAAATTACAACTAGGTCATATAAAAGATACACGTATCTCCAATATTCGTAATACATATACAGTATCCGTTATACCTACCATAACTAAAAAAGCGCTTTTAGTTGGTATTAATTATGAAGGTACAAGTTCAGAGTTAAAAGGATGCGTGAATGATGTGTATGATTTAAGGAACATGCTTGTTTCCAAATACGAATATAAACAAGATAACATTCAATTGTTAATCAATACAAAGGCAACACGTAAAAACATATTGGATGCGTTTATTGCATTGTTACAATCTGCGAATGAAGGAGACCATATTTGTTTTACATTTAGTGGTCATGGGTATTATACTGCCGATATGTATGAAAAAGACGAAATGGATGGTTACGACGAAATGATAGTAACCGCAGACAATCAAACCATTGTAGATGATACATTTAAACAATTGATACAAACACATTTGAAAGAAAAAGTTACATTGTTTTCATTATTTGATAATTGTCACAGTGGCACCATATACGATTTACGGTATCAATATTTGGATAGTTCTATCCAAACCAATGAGAGTATGTCTGTACATTCCAATCCGAATGTGTTAGATACGAGTGGACAAGTGATACTGTTAAGTGGTTGTATGGACGGTCAAGTGAGTTTAGACGCTAGAATCAATGGTAAATTCAACGGGGTGATGACGTGGTGTTTTTTAGAAGCATTACGACAATCTAACTATGAAGATACATGGGAAACCTTATTAGAACGTATAAGAACTATTTTGAATGTGAATAAACTACAACAAATTCCTCAAATGTCTTCTGGTATACCTTTGGATACAAAACAAAAATTAATTATATAAGTATAGAATAATGTCAGAATCAAATTGTTCTAGTTGCGAAAAATCCAAATGGCCGTCTGGCCCTATACCACCGAATACAGGGTATCGCACAAGTGTTCCGTGTTTAAATGTAGATAAATCCATTACAGATATGCGTCGTAAAGCAGAAGTACTTCAACATAAACAGAATTCTCAACCGTTGACAAAACAACAACGATATGCCTATTTATCCAAACGACATGTTGGTTCAAGAATGTTAGATAGTGTTTCAGAATTGAAACAACAACAATTCAATGCAGGTATATATAGTTCAACCTTAAAATCTTCGGATTGTAAAGATCACAAAGGTATTCATATGTTACATTCTGGAAAGGATGGTACAGTATTCTCTTCAACAAGTTCATCGGGAATACCTTATAATCCAAATATACAATTGTATTATAATGAAAAAGATCCGCTTACAAATATGAAGGTACAACGACAATACACCAATGTCAATACTATTGTTTCACCTGTCAATAAATTATCTTGTAATACGGATACACCCATTACACAAGGTCCTACAGGTGCAACCGGCGATACAGGCGCAACCGGTCCTACAGGTGATACCGGTGCTACCGGTCCTACAGGTGATACAGGTGCTACAGGTGATACAGGTCCTACAGGTGATACTGGACCTACAGGTGATACAGGTCCTACAGGTGCTACCGGTCCTACAGGTGATACAGGTCCTACAGGTGCTACCGGTCCTACAGGTGATAAAGGTGACCCTGGTGATGCCGGTTTAACGCCAGTGACCCCTTGTTTTAAGGCAATTGGTGTGGGTTCGGAGGATGAGACATTCCAGAGCGATGGCGAAACCCTCATGTATAATAAATCTATTGCAGATAATTGTTCAGGATACGATACAACTACATGCACATATACAATACCCGTAACAGGTTTGTGGAATTTTAATTACAGCTTCAATACTGTGTCTGCTGGTTTATCCTCTAACTACCAGGTAACATTAAACCAAAATAATATCGTTCTTGATACTCAGGATATGGGAGGAAACGGCAATGATGTTTATGCAGTAAGAGCTTATCTTATTGTACCATGTGCATACAACGACACTATAAATGTACAGTCTGTTACTGGTCCGGTAAGTGTTGTGCAGGAAGTGAATTATGATTACTCATTCTCAGGATTTTTAATATCACCTTTAAGTTAACTTTGATTTCTAACACTTTAACACTCGGTTGTATCCTCCTTAGAAATGTAATATGATTCATACTTATGCTATACAAACGACGACGAATACTAATATAACCATTTACATTCTTGCATATATATAATGCGAATGTAGGATGAAGTATAATGTTTCTAACATGATTAGACTATAATATCATGTAAGGTGTTGAATGAACGCAATATATTTAAATATGTTGTCATCCCATCCGCAGATAACTCTAATTTATATGTTAATATGCCACGGATTTCAATACAGATATTAGGACAGTTCGAATAGAAACTGGTTAAAATATTGCTTCTTGATAAATAATTGTCTTATTCATTGATATCCAACAGATTCACGCTCGGTTGAGGTTTAACATGTTTATTTAACAATTCTTCGGTTAGGTAATCTATCATGCGATTTTTTTGCGATAATTGTTTTTCTAAATGTCCTATAATTTTACGCTGATTTTCTAGAAGTTCTTTATGTTCAAGCATTTGAACATAATGATTTGCTTTATTTTGATTTAAAGTCATTAACCATTTTTGATGTGTTTTTGTTTTGACATGCATCGCAAATTTTGCATTCGTTTCATACCGTTTGTCGGTCCGTGTTCCACATAAACATAGCAATCCGTGTTTTAGGATAGGTATAGTATCTATATAATTTCCAGCATCGTCTATGCTTGGAGTGTAAGTGTCAGGCGTAAGCGCAATATCCATATGGTTCAATCTTAGGTTGTATATACATTTACAATTCATTTTTTTATTATATTTATTGTATACTATGAGGCCTACCTGTAATCCAGCCAATCCAGAAAGAAATGAGACTACATGTTACACGACAAAAACGCTTTTACATTTAAAACAATTATGGAATACACGACACTCTGATGATAAAATTACGACAAATGACCCATTAGAGATATGGAATGCGTTACGGCAACAATTTTCGGGTGTATGTCAACACGAACAATGTTGGTTACGTCATACATTCCTTGCAAATAAGGTTGGACACGATATACTTGATTATACCTTTGCTCCTAATGCTCCCAAAACATGGAAAAAAAATCCAAATGAATGGCTATCTAATTATGATATAACCTCTGTCATGCAACAGTATGAACATCAATATAAACAGTTTGCGTTTATAGGTCCAACACCTATTGATTTTGATAAACGTATAGTGAACGATAAATGTGTGTGGGATGATTTATGCGAGTTTAATTTATCTAAATGGTTAAAAAAGGGAAAACGTAAAATAGGAGTGATTTTTAATACGGATCCACATAACAAAGGGGGAGAACATTGGGTATCTTTATTCATTGATACTACGAATGTCAATCCATATATTTTTTATTTTGATAGTGCAGGCGACCCAATTTTACCTGAGATATTACGATTTGCCCATCGTGTCATACAACAAGCATCCAAATTAAATATTCATAAACAATTATATGAGAATCATCCGTTACAACATCAAAAAAGTAGTACAGAATGTGGAATGTACTCGTTATATATGATAATACAATTACTTACGAATACAAAAACGTATAATGATTTTATGACAAAACGAATACCAGACAAAGATATTGAACGCTATAGATATATATATTTCAATCATGTTTAATCAAATATTTTTTACAAAACTTATTACATTTCAATAAAATTGAAATGTAATATAAAATAATATTGTTATAATATAATGTCAATGCAAACCAACGAATTAACAACGCGTATAATTAATTTACAAAATAATCAATATAAATTTGTTCCGGATACTTGTCCAGATGAAATCACGTTTGACATGCTTAATAAAGAATTGAGACCCGAAACCGAATATAAAGATTCTAAACAAAATCGGGATATCTTATGGAAATCTTATTATATTGTATGTCTTTCACCAGACCCATTCGGATTTTATATAGAAACACATGAACTTAAGAATATCAACAGTAATACGATGATTCCATGGTATACAATGCCATCCAAACGTATGTCTTAAGACAAGATAATACCAGCCGTGATTTTTTTCTCATATTATTATATGAGAAATTTAAGCAAACATAACAAAAAAGGTTATAAAAAAAGTTATAAAAAAACGAAACGCAATAAAAAAGCGAAACGCAATAAACGACATTTAAAAGGTGGTATAATACGAACATTTGACGATATTTATCCACCTGCAGACTTACCTCCGCGATTACCAGCGTGGAGGGTCGGGGGTTTGCAATGGAGCACACTCGTAAAGGTAAGAGGGCTAAATTTTTACGGTACTTCACTTCCACCATGGGACGAACGTTCTATGGAGAATATATTTAGATTTTTGTTATTTCGTAAAGATATTAGAAGAGTACTTAGTTTACAGGGGTGTGGCGGTCAGCAGCCTCTTCCTCCGAATAATATTGCTGCGTGTCAGCCTGATGTTATGCTAGAAAATAGAATTTTTAATGAGACAAAACAGTCTCATCCGACTACAAATGGAGATCCTAGTGTTCAAATATTATACCCTATGATTCCAGATATGACTCCTGGTTCATTAGTCGTATGGGATTATTTATCGGCAATGTTTAACACAGACGACGTACCGACTGTGGTCCATTGTCTCGCAGGGCTGGGACGAACCGGTTCAGTTTTATTATTATTTATAATGCTGAGATATCATGTCCCACAACATTTTACTGAATATATGGGACAAGGTAATAGTGCAGGGATGTTTGCATACATTCGGCAAGCGATTACTTATATTGAAATAGATAATAATTTACAAGAAAATGGCCCACAAATCAATCAACTTATTGCACAATTTCAAGTGGACCGAATTCGTGAGGAACTCATGGACATACATGACCTGTTCCATACGAATATAATGATAGCTCGTATTAACTATATCGTTATGATGGTATCAAACCAACGTCACTTGCCTGTTGGTACACCTTTATTTTTGTACCGTAAGTTTACCCCTGGTACTTTTATTAATATTAATATGAATAATGTATTTGTTCCAGAAGCGGTCATTTTTGAACCAGCAAACTGGAACCAAGCAAATTTAAATGGTTTATTTACTTTATAATATTATAATACAAGACATTATGATTTAAATATATTTTCATAAACGGGTTGTATGCTTTTCATATATTCTCCGTTTGGTTTATAATAAATATCTTTATACAGTTGTAGAAAAGTGCCATACACTTGAAAATTATAAAACACTTTTCGTAACATTTTTTTTGCCTTTTCGCGTAGTTCTATTTTATGTTTTATCTTTTGTAACATCTTAGGTTTGACAGAAACATTCCAACCCGTGTACGAACCTAAACCACCATATTCATGAATTTCGCCTTTAATACATTTTTCTATATATTGGTTTAATTCATTTGAATAGTCTGTTTTACATAACTGGGACATTGCTTCTGTGAAAGAAGGTCCTGGAAATTGCGAATAATAGTCCATCATAATAACATGATTATAGTGATTGTGTTTATTTCAATTTTTATTTAATTGTAAGTATCACTTTGCGTGACATGAAACCTTTTATACCTATTGCATTACCGTCGTTTAATTGATTTTCTTTTATTTCTGTTTTTATTCATTTTTCTTGTGATTTTTTTGTAACTTTATTTTCTTTTGTGAATTTTTTTCTTTGTGAATTTTTTTTTACAACGACCACCTACCCCTGCATCAGTTGGCGCGTTATCAGGTGCATCAACAGGCGGTGCATCAACAGGAGGTGCATCTGCTGGCGAAGCATCAACAGGCGGTGCATCAACAGGCGGTGCATCAACAGGCGGTGCATCAACAGGCGGTGCATCAACAGGCGAAGCATCAACAGGCGAAGCATCAACAGGCGAAGCATCAACAGGAGGTGCATCAACAGGCGAAGCATCAACAGGCGAAGCATCAACAGGCGAAGCATCAACAGGCGAAGCATCAACAGGAGGTGCATCAACAGGAGGTGCATCTGCTGGCGAAGCATCTACGAATGAATTATCCCCTGTATTATTTAATTCATTACGATAATCTGGGTCACTATCTATCAAACTATCATCTTTTATACTTTTGGGAAAAGAAACAGGTATACCTTTTGCGTCAAAACTTACCTCTTGTTTAAATTTTGTATCATTTAATAATTTGGAAAATAATGTTTCATGCATAACACTATCTTCCTTTAACGGACCTCTTGTTTTACGTAAAGTAACCAAATCTACAAATCCAACTGTAAAATTACCAGTGTTACCATTCCCAGTCATTTGTACTATACGCATCTCTGAATCCCCTTGGGTTATGTTGACTTGTGGCTTCGTTATTTTTACTCTACCAATTTCAGTTGTGGTTATTGTGAATGCAGATTTAGCCAATAAATGTACAACATCTGCTGCTTGTATAAAACTAACATATAGATAGGACACGTGATGTAATGGAGACGGACCAACACCAAATACTCTTCCGCTTAAACTTGATTCAGTGGTTCTACAATTTATGGGTTTATTCAAATTTACTTTTGGAAATGGCGTTAAAGTCATAGGACTTTTACAATCTCTGGATATCAATGGTCTATATCCTTTTGCTTTATCCTTACTACTGGAACAAGGATGGTAAAATCCGATTCCAGGTGGAGGAAGCGATGTTACAGGATCTGCATCATTTGAAAAACGATGGAATAAAATACGGTCCGAAACGATATGTTGACATAATCTTTCACTCGTTCCTTTACTCAAAACACGTGGTGAACCAAAACTGATACATACTGGGGTTGAATCTAAAGGTGCAACAAATGATTCACCATATTTTGCAACTAAATTACAATATTCGTTACCAAATATGGTGGCTAACCCACCCCCAAGACTGTGTCCAGTAATCACGGGTATTACTGATTTACTTGGTAAAAAATTTTTAACCAATACTTTCATGGCTGCAAATAACGTATGTATTATTTCATATTCTATTTTTGCGATACCTTTTAATAATTTAGTTCCTTCGTCTATTTCCGCTGGAATTAAAGAGGATAATTGTATATAAGATTGTGCGGTCTTTGTGCTATAGGTACCTCTAAATGCCAACCACACAAAGGGTACATATTTTGTACAAATTACCAACGTATCTCCATAATTTGAATCGGCAATACTGATTATCTTAATATTTGGGTCAGTTTCTTTTTCGTAATATTTACTTTTATCCGTATTTTCTATTAACTCATTGATGGATGGAACGTAAGGCATGAAATCTACATATCGTATTTTATTAGATGTCCTTATTGGAATCGTATGGTTTGGATATAAAGCATCTGCCTTTTGCAATAAAGCAGTGTCATCTTTTAAATCGGTTATAGAAGTAATTTCGCTTAGAGATATTATTAATTCTTTTGGAAGTATTCTAAACACTCCAGACACCAAGTAGATTGGCAATGGGTCTTCGGTATAAGCAATTCTTGAAAATATAGCACACATGAAATCTAAAAAACAAGCGGAACCAATCGTATCTACTGAAGATGACATAATATATATGTATAATATTATTCATGTAATTTATTCGTATGAAATAACGGAAATACTTTTTTATCAAATGAATGTAAGTCAATAATACATTGTTTCGTTTCTATATTGGCGTCAGACTCTTTTGTATTTGGTAATATATCAAACGTTACCTTTTTACAACGTTTAGATAATGTTTTAATTTTTTCTTGAACTTTAATATATTCAATCATTAAATTGACCATATCCATGTGAGCTTCTTTAATTATATCCGTTACATATATACCTTTTAACATATCTTGCATCATATCGTCTACCTGTTTAGAATATAAATTGTATTCCTCTAATGTTCTATGTTGAACTTGTTTTTTTTTTAAAATTTCTTGATATACAGAATTCGCTAAACATTTCAAGGTTACTTCAATCGCATTAAATTCGTTTTCAGGCAAGCTATCTTTCATTATTGAATAGAGAGAATTATCTTTGGTTACAATTTAAATTTAATCGTTGTTCTCTAGTCGGATTGTGAAAAAGGTCTTTTCCTACATTGCATGTATTTGGATTGAATGATTGAAAGGATGCATGTTGAAACAAACCTGGAAAAGGTTGTTGTTCTGGTCTACCATATACTGGATTCTCATACATATCACTATCGGAAGAAGGTATATAAACAGATTGTTCATTTCGTTGCAATGCCATGAACTGACTGCGAAGCGTGGATTCAACATCTATATTGGTTGCGAATCCACTCCACGGTGCCATATTGTTTCCAGGATTAAATACTTGTCCTGGTTGATAAATTGGATATGTATCCAAGGGTACAGAACTAGAAATCACTGTATCTACAACGGGTAATAACGCGTATTTGGTAGAAACTGGACGAATACTAAATTGCGGTTGTAATGGTCTGGATGGTTCATTCCTTGCAGACAATCTTAGATTCAATTCATTATCATACTCTATGTTACATACATTCAAGGTTTCAAATACATTTGACATTACTATACTATATTAGGAATAAAAAATATAAATTACAACTCTGCCTCAAGGTCAGTTTGTGATATTTCATTTGTGGATATATTCAAATCAATCTCTTTATTATACGGTTTATAGTGTTGTGACATAAATTCACCTTGTTCGGAACTAGCCTCACTATTTGAACCAGATACAGGTTCATTGTTATTTATCTTTTCAATGGTTTCAAAGTACTTTTGTTCTTGTTTCATAATACTTATAAGATTTTTATGTGACTGAATTAAAAATACTTTACGAATATCTGGATATAAACTCGTTTCTAACTTCTCTAAACTATCATTGTATTCTTTTAATAATACATTAGTTAATTCATTTTCGTTACGCGCATTGGTCAATGTATGGGTTAATAGACTTTGGCTTTGTAGTATAATTTCCATCTGTCTTGGAAAATCCCTGAACTTAATGAGTGCAGATATAGAGGCAATGATAGAGGATAATGCGATAGGTACAAGAGCCACTATATTACTATCCCATCCCATCTGGATTTTCATAGATTCAAACATACCTGTTGCAAGGGATATAATAATAACCCCTTTATTCCAACTATCGCTATCTTTTTTTAGTTGTTCATGTGCCAGTGATAATGCATCTCTTCTGCTTCTAAGGTCCTGAATAATCATCTTTAAGTTTGTTTTTTCCATAATATATATATATATATTATTATAACGCATTAACGATGAATATGTTCAAGTGCATAAAGTAAAGTAAGTTCTTGTTCTTTTAATTTACGAAATATCAAATGTTCATGCATGACGATTTGAAAAAAATGATTCAATCTATTTTTACATAGAATGACGATTCCTTTGTCTTCTACTTTAATGTCACATACGAACCCTCCGGATGATAATGTTATATGGTCAGGGTCAATCATATGTATGGTTCTAATATAAGAGCCATATTTCATGTCAGGCATTTCATCTACGAACATATACTGGTCTAATTTCGTTAACAAATCGTGGGTGACATGCTTAGACAAGTATAATTGACGCAATATATTCATTTTTTGTGTTTTGACGTGAGTCAAATCCAAGTTCAATAGTGACTTATTTTTTTTATCTTCTAACGATTTTAATAGTGTATCTACATTCAATACGTTCATGCTTTATATATATAATTAACTTTATTACACTTTAAAATTGTTTGTGCGTTATATTTAAGAATGATTTGATTTATTTTTTTTCTTACAATAGTTTATGTCTACATTAAATCTTTCACAAAGCAATGGTTATCGGAATCCCCAATCTAGATATCGTAATCCTGCAAACGGCAATGGCATGGTAGGTCAACCTTCCTCCAGCAATGGCATGGTAGGTCAACCTTTCTCCAGCAATGGCATGGTAGGTCAACCTTCCTCCAGCAATGGCATGGTAGGTCAACCTTTCTCCAGCAATGGCATGGTAGGTCAACCTTCCTCCAGCAATGGCATGGTAGGTCAACCTTCCTCCAGCAATGGACTTATGAATTGGTTTAAAGGTACACCCAGCAATGGTCCCTCCAGTTCCAAATCAGGTGAATCTAAAGGTGTAATGAGTAGTATTTTTGGAGCGGGTAGATATAAAAAAAGACGTTCCAATAAACGTAAACGTTCCAATAAACGTTTAACTCGTAAGTCTAAATCTAAACGTAAAAGATACAAACTATAATATGAATTAATTAAAATCTAATTTTACTAGTAATATGTAGAAACAACAGTGGGATTATTTTAATAGGTGGTCTTAACCCATCTGTATATGTTTATAGCGTTGACGATTTAAGGGGTTATGAATAAGTGTTTCAGTTGGGTTTCATTAAAGTGTGGTTTATGAATTCCAACGGAGTCATCATTCATGACAGTTTCTACTGCAAAACAAGAAGCTTGTTCGTATGTAGGCATAGGCAAATTCATTTTTTTACACATCGTTCCAACAATAACATCTTCATTCCATTTCATCTTTTTATCATAATTTTCTATAATAGATAACATATAACTTTTGCGTCTTAATGATAAACCACCATTTCCTATTCCATTTGTCTTACCAAACCAAGAAACATTCTTCTTCCAAGGGGCACCTACATAAGCATATAATAGATAGTCGTCTGGAATCGGTTTTCGTAACAACGTGTCTATTTGAAAAATTAACATATTTTCGGTAGGAATTAAATTATATAATTCTTTTGATAAACATAAATCATTATATTCACGTATAGTTAAATTATCAATTTGTAAATCATAAATTATTATATCACCAATCTCGGTAGATAGATGTGAAATATAATCTTTATTTTTATTTCCACAAATAACCATTAAATTCCAATTATGTAAAAAATACATAAAATTCTTAATCACTAATTCTACTAAAGGATTTAATCTTGGTTCTATAAGCACAGCCGTTTTATTATGTCCAGTTGTTAATTGAATGTGTTCATTGTCAAATTTTGTTTTATAGTGATGTAAAAATTTCATCCAAGAAACACTTTTGAAACACATTGTATTATACGAATATTATTTTATAACCGTATTTGTTTTATGTCATTACATGTTTATAGCCTATTTTACGTTTTGACATTAATATTGCATAATACCCATTAGAATTTTGACATTGTATTGTGTCTATACATGGAAACCTATTATTCCATGTCTTCCACAATTTTAATGCATATGGGGGGTGTTCTAAAAATAATTTTTTAATATGTGGTGTATTTCTATCCATCTTATGATGTGCTAACGTATGACATTGACCATCCAATTCACAATATAAATATGGTGTTTTTAACCATAATTCTTTAAACGTAGCATCTGTTTCAAATAATTGTTTAAATAATAGGTCCATCCAAAAATATTTATGTGCACGATTGTTTCTTTTCCAATAATTATCACATTCTTCTTTCCATTTTGATATTATATATTCACCTTTTTTTGCAACTATAAACCAAGAAGCTGGTCCGACTTCTTTGGGCATCTCAGCCCCATGTCCGTGATACATCCATATATTGGATGGTTCAACTGCGTCATATACCCAACTATCTAATGGTTGCATACATAATAATGTTGCATCAGCCCATACTCCTCCTATATTTTTCAATAAGCTTAATCTTATTATATCACTCATTGCTTGTGGAGTAATTTGTTTCGTTTTATCATAAATATAATCTATGTCCTTTACATAATTCTTTAAATTTTCTAAATCAATATAATGAATCGTCCATTCTGGATTGTTGATTTCCCAAGATTCTGCTACTTGTTTATGTATCCAACTTGCATTTTCCCATCCCTGTAGCCATAATAAAAATATATTTTTACTTAACATTGTTATAATATATATATATATATTAAGTAATTAACGCATTCGTTTAATGATTAAATGTGAAAAATGATTCCATTTGTGTGTGAGTGTTTGTCATAAACATGGAATCATTGATGGAACACGAGGATATTCAACGATGTATATATTCATTTGGTTATCCAGAACACAGACTATATATGAAGGCAATATGCCAACAAATCAATACACCGTCCCAATGTATATATGAATTGCAAATTGAATTGCAAATGGAATGTGAGGATGTGAGCCACATCCAATATTTACATACGAAATATACTTCGTGTAAGTTAGCAGAACTATTTCGTATTACCAAACGGTGTAATTGTTGCACGCGTCATTCCTATTATAAACCTAATTTATGTCCGGTTGAAATCAACGCTAAGACGAATCCGAATCCACATTATAGTATAGATTCTAATACCTGTGTATGTGATTGTAGAAGTTTATCACGTGACCTATATTATGCCTATTGGTACAAAATAGGTCCCCCGTTACATGAAAGATACAGTTACCATTGACTAAATCCACCCAATTCATTTGCTGCAGTGGGTTCATTCATTGTATTATTCGGCATACTAGGTTGGTCTTGATACATACGATTGAAATTTGGACTCGTATCGGTTGATGTAGGCAATTGTGTCATTTGTGGGTTCGTTGGAAGCAATTGACTTGTGTCGTAGGATGTATCATTCGGAATTTGACCTGAAAGTGGTTGCGTTACACGTACAGTCGTTTGTGTGTTGGTCATAGGTTCCATATTACTTCTTCCATGCCACATATCAATCCCTCTATCGTATAATAAATTTACTTTAGACCCGATTTTAGATTGCATCGTTAATAATAATATTAAAAAGGGTAAATAAAAATTAAATTCGTTACCACCTGAATAAGGACTTTTACTATAAGTAGGAATATAACGAATGGCTTTGTTGGATACATACATGGCCAATACCATAAATGCAAGTTGAAGTAATATTTCTGCTAATATTTCCAAGGAACCCTTGGATTCGTCGTCTTCTGGGACGGTATATCTTACCACCTTTAAAATAAACACGCAAGGCAATATGGCTAAAAATGTATATTGAACGATATTCATCATTTCGGATGTACTGTTTTCATCAAAATTAAAGACGGTTTTAAAAAATCCGGACGAACCGCCAGATATAACTTCTGCATCAAGATTGTCCATATGTGTATCCAAAGAAATTAAAATTATATTAAACCTTCTATATTCAAAACATTCATAATAACTTATCTAATACAAGTTTCTTATTATTAAAACAATTTCTCAATAATGTAATAAACCCACCCTTAGAATTTGATAATAGTTCTTTACTATTTGTTGCCATAAATATATCAACGAGTACGTCTTGTAGTTTTATATCGTTTGGAATTTTACTACTATGTAAATTATTGAATGGTTTGGTCGGAAATGTAGTAAAACAAAATACATTCAAATGTTTAGATTTAAAAAATGTAATTACGGATTCATCATCCGTACAAATATATATTTGGTCATAAGAATGTATTTTTGTTTTGTGGTCTTCATATAACTTTGGATAATCACATTTAGTATCCGTATGTCTTACTTGAATACATAAATAATTATTTTGTAATAAATTCATTTTCTGAATACATATGCTTTTTATCTTTTCGGTTAAACCTAATTGTTTAAAAAAATTAAAACCGTTCCCTCCTCCACAACGACAATGTAAAATAATATCTTCATTTACATTGTTCGGTAAATCTAGAGGTATATTTTTATAGTAATATACCTCTTTGGTATATCTAAATTTAATTTGTTTATAAAATAAATCTATTAGGTTAAAATCTAAATTATTAGGGTATACGGATAAAGTATTATTTTTTAAAATGTCTTTAATTTTATCAGTATCGTAAATTATATTACAATCGCACGTTGGCATATGAAAATAATCAGAAAAATTAATATTATAAAAACTATTTGTCATATCTAATAACAAAATTCGGTTATTGTTTTTACAATAGGATATAACATCTTGTTATTCGTGAAAAACAATCATTTATGCCACCTATCGGTATAAACAATACATACTTATTGGACATCCTATATACTATATATTTAGATTTAAATACATACTTATTGGACATCTATAATATTATATTTATATACAACTATAGAAGGATTTAGGTTTAACAGATTATATGCTAAATACTAGGTTTGCGGTAAATAATAATAATAATAATATAGAAGAATGTATATGAGTAGTTCGGGTCTATCTTCCGCAAAACGACGTCGTGGGGTTGTACATGAAAAACAACCTACGTTTCAGTCAAGTGTAAAACAATCGCCACCTAAAATACCAACCGCAAATGAATTACTACTAATGCATGAAAGATACATACGAACGATTCATGTTAAATTAGAACAAATGGAGAAGGACTTGAAAGAGTTAAAAGAACGTCAATCGTAAGGTATTACACCTTTTTAAAAAAAGGTTTTAATTTTCTACTTTTTATTTTTTGTTTTTCCTTGATCTGTGATTTGAGATGGGTTGGAGATATTTCATAAATCGTTAAAGGGGTATCTTTGTTTATCTTCTTAAAAGGACGATACACTGGATATTGTTTATTACTAGCAACATTACGCCAATCTTCTTTAAACCATGCCGTTAACCCCTTTGTGGTTTTATTACCTTTGTATCTACCACCACGTTCTTTATACGTTTTTACAATCCAACCGCTTTTATATGCACCATGCGTTTTATATTTTTGGTTCGCTTCACGTTTTACTTTATTATACAATGTTCTATCCATGGGTTCATTCATACTATAATATATTATAGTATGAAAAAAAGGCAGACCGTTATACTATATCATCCACGCGGATAGATTTATCATCTATCCATACGTCATAATGCGGTTTTACAATATTGACAGAATCATATTTACAATTCCATGCTATCAATGGACGAAGAGTTAATGTATCCCAATTCTTTCCGGAGACCGACACTCTATCGGTCCAATAATGAATTTCATTTCCATCGTCGTACAATTGATTCACATAATGAATTATATTCATTTTGGGAGTGGATATAGAATAATCCTTTTTATAAGTGTCACAAATCGTTCCGTCTATATCAATGAAATAGATTTTCTTAGGAGTAGCGAACGTCATTGGTATAAAATTCAAACGTGTTAAACTATATGGAGGAGGCGTAAGGTTTCCATATGGGCTAGGATAGACTTTCCCGATATTATTATTTAAAAAGTCATGTTCAAAGGATAGAATAGTATGGAACATACTCATCCATACTATAATATATACAATCATTAGTATACTATACTAGTTATCGTTTAAATAATTATTTTAAGTTATTATATTCTTAAATAACGCGGTTGAAATGTAAAAAAAAATGAAATATATTACAAATACATTAAGAGTATCCATTCCTCCTATGGTTTGCGGGACATACATGTTTCGTTGCAATCGTTGTCATGTCCCTTGTGACACTACCTATGAATTAGGTCAATATAAAGCAAAGGATACATATATGGGTCGTAATGATTCACGCACAACCATTATGACTTATTATTGTTCCATGCAATGTTTTGAACCTATGTATCTTGAATTTGCAACCAAAAATCTAACCAAAATCATTTCTAATCTCAAGAAATCAATTGATTATATATTACAAAATATAACCTCCCCGTCAAAGATGTCATACAATGTCCTTTGGAAAGAAAATCCGCTACCAATATTATTCGCCTATCGTGCATACTTGCGATTTTTGGAAGCATGTCTGACTCGCACCGTTGATATGAATATATTATATGCACTACGGAATGAAGCTAAATCAAAACTTGGTGATGCGCTAGAAGAATATCACACGGTTGAGAAAGCAGTGAATACAATATGTTTTAAATTATCTTCGGTTGATTCTGTTATCCTTTGTTTATTTGCTAAAAAATGATACGAAGGTAATACAAATTATAGATAAATAATCACAATCGTTAGTGTTTCAAATAGATACGTTATTGCGAAAACCTATTCCAGACGAGTATTATATGCGTATGTTGATGCTCATTGGAGTCTTTATATTGTTTTAGTTGTTCCATAAGCATATTCAAAATAATTTTTATAATTTTCTGGTTTTACTTTTTTTATTGATATATCACATTTTTTGCTAATTCTTCAAAACGGCAGAAGTTTTATAATTAATTCCCTGGTACACACCACTCTACATACAATATCGGGAAGCGGTTTCAGAAAATTGTTGATGACCTTCACAGTGTCCAGTGATTTGCCATGAATGTATCACATATTATTGCGGTAATGGAATACAGTTAACGTACATCACATGTATGTACGTCCTGCCGTTGCAGACACGTGTACAATCTGCAAACGGACCTCATCACGTTTATAATCTATTAATAATATATCCATTTATATTATGTTAATTATACTTAGAGGACATATTCGTAATTCATTTAAAAATGACAACTTATACAATTTAATTAAAACTATATATAAACATATCCCAAATTTATCTATATACATACATACTTGGAGTATATATTCCAATGGTATTAGTTGGAGACGTATATCCAAGAATAATTCACCGGTAAATGATATAGTTATTTATAATTACTTTAAGGATTTAAAACATTTAATCAAACATATTATCATTGACGATGATTCTAAAATAAACTTAATCGGTAATACCAGCGGAATCATTTGTAAAAGCAACATGCCTACATTGGGTTGGAAATATTATTGGTATGGTAAATATCAAATCGTAAATTATATGAAGGAACATCTGGATCCTTTATCCATGAAGGATACCATTGTCAACTGTAGATTTGATGTCCTGGAAAATAGTAATAGTATCCAGATGGATACACTTATTCCGTTTATACTAACCCATAACAATAAACCCTTGCATAAAAATATGTTTTTATATGATAAGGAATTTACTGGAATTGACAATATATATATAGGTAATATAAGTACAATGTACCCATTGATATATAAATTCTTTTATGAATTAGATGATATTCTACTTAAGTATCCAAATATTGGTAATCAAGAAAGAATAGTATTTAGACAATCTAACGAACTTTTGAATGGTTGAATATTTAATGTATGAAGTAACAAAATTGAAATATAAAAATACGTTATATATATTTATTATACAATGACGAACGTATCTATACGTTTGTTAACTTTTAACGATTACGATGAGGATATTTCATCCGAACAGTTTATACCATGTAATCAACGTTCGTATGTGATTCAAATGTTTGGTTTAAATCACAGTGGTGAAAAGTATGCTGTTACGGTTACAGGATATTATCCATTCTTTTATGTGAAAGTTGGAGAAGACTGGACAACGTCTAACAAATTGTGCTTTACTCAATATTTATATAAATTAGTCGGTTCTAAATATTTTGAAAATACGATTATAAAAACAACACTAGTAAAAAAAAATAAGTTATATGGATTCAATTCAGGTAAACAATGTAAATTTTTAAAAGTTGAGTTTGTAAATTTACATTCGTTTAAAAGATTTAAAAATTTATGGTACGATTATGAAACTAAAGTACCAAAGGTAAAGACACTTGACTATTGTGGTTATCCTACCGAATTGTATGAAGCACAAATACCTCCACTCTTGCGGATGTTTCATATTAAAAACATCAAACCTTCTGGATGGATACTATTACCACTGAACCATTGTAGCGTGATACAAGGTAAATATACAGGTCAAACATCATGTCGGTATGAAGTGACTATAGATTATAAACGAATCATTACTGACCCAGACAATGAATCACGGGTTCCTTATACGATTGCAAGTTTTGACATTGAGGCATCCAGTAGTCATGGTGATTTCCCAATTGCAAAAAAGGATTATATTAAATTAGCACAAGAAATGGTAGATGCATGGGATGGAGAAGACTCCACCCATACATCCGACTTTATTCAAGATATTATATTGTCGTCGTTTGGATATGCTTACGAACCGGTATGGAATGTGAGTCGTGTATATATAAAATCAACGATAACTGAACCTGAAGTAAGACATTATATAAAAATGTTTATGCAATGTAAAAATTCGGAAGAAGTATATATTAGTGATAAAGCAAACTCTGAGATGTATACCATGGAAGATGAATACATCTCAGAAGGTATATCCAATCATAACATTGAAGAATCTACGCCAACATTTCTTAAAAAACAGGTTGTAAAATCTGGACAATCTGTGTTGGGTATATTGAATAATACCACATTTACGCGTGAAATTCGTATTCAAATGTTAAATGTATTATTATGCGCATCGTTTCCAGAAGTGAAAGGAGATGAAATTACGTTTATAGGTACTACATTTTGGAAATATGGGGATTCTGAACCTTATTTAAATCATTGTATTGTTGTAGGTTCTTGTAATGATTTACAAGAAGTACAAAATACATGTATACAAAACTATAAATGTGAGGCACGTGCAATGATTGCATGGAGCAACTTGATACAAACAGAAGACCCTGATATCGTAACCGGATATAATATATTTGGATTTGATTATCCATTTATGTACACTCGTTCAAAGGAACTAAATATATCTTCAGAGTTTTTAAAACTTTCCAGAAATCATAATGAGATTTGTTGGAAAAAGGATTGGAAGACGAATACTTATAATATTGAAGAAAATACAATTATCATTGCATCCGGACAACATAATTTAAAGTTTATCAAAATGAATGGTAGATTAAATATTGACATGTACAATTATTTTAGGAGGGACTATACCCTAATGAGTTATAAATTAGATTATGTTTCTGGTTATTTTATTGGAGATAGAGTGATATCCTATCAACATGTAGGTACAAATACAAAAATTGTTAGTAAAAATTTAATTGGATTAGATAAAGGGTCGTATGTTATCTTTGAAGAAGAATCATATACGGTGGATAAATACAAAAACGGTGAAAAATTTAAGGTCGTTCAAATCGTTTCCAATGAAAGTATATTTTATATTCAAGGCAACATTGACCCCGATATGAAAAAAAAAGTTAGATGGGGAATAGCGAAAGATGATGTAACACCTCAGGATATTTTTAGAATGACAAATGAAGGACCAAAAGAACGTTATACCATTGCAAAATATTGTATTCAAGATTGTAATCTCGTGCATCATTTAATGAATAAGATTGATGTCATTACAGGTTATATTGAAATGTCTGGTTTGTGTAGTGTTCCCATGGATTATTTGGTTATGCGTGGACAAGGTATAAAATTAACAAGTTATATTGCAAAAAAATGTAGAGAAAAAGGATACCTCATGCCTGTTTTAGATAAAACCTTAACAAATGAAGGATATGAAGGTGCAATTGTTCTTCCCCCTAAACGAAATTTATATCTAGATGATCCGATTGCATGTGTAGATTATGGATCCTTATATCCTTCTTCTATGATTAGTGAAAATATTTCACCTGATAGTAAAGTTTGGACCAAAGAATATAACTTGGACGGACATCTAATAAAAGTATTTGGAGAACAAGACGATACAGGTAGATTTATATATGATAATTTAAAAGAATATAATTATGTAGATATCACATATGATACGTATCAATGGCGTAATAAAACGAAGGATGAAAAATCAGCACGAATTAAAGTAAAAGTAGGTTATAAAACATGTAGATTTGCACAGTTTCCAAAAGGTGAATTAGGTATATTGCCAGCCATTTTAAAAGAATGTTTAGCAGCAAGGAAACATACGCGAAAACAAATCATACATGAAAAAGATGAATTTATGAAGAATGTCTTAGATAAACGTCAGCTTTCAATTAAAATTACTGCAAATTCTATATACGGTCAGACTGGTGCAAAAACAAGTACTTTTTATGACCAAGATGTTGCTGCATCTACAACGGCAACTGGACGAAAACTATTGTTATATGGACAGCATGTCATAGAAGATGCATATAAAGACAGAATCGTAACTACAGTATCTTATGGACCTGTACGAACCAATGCAGAATATGTATATGGCGATACCGATTCTATATTCTTTAAGTTTAATTTACAAGAAATAGATGGAACACCAATCCATGGGCAAACTGCTCTTAAAATTACAATTGAACTTGCGAAACAATCAGGTGAACTTGCAAGTAAATTTTTAAAACAACCTCATGATTTAGAGTATGAAAAGACATTCTTGCCGTTTTGTTTACTATCCAAAAAACGGTATGTTGGTATGATGTATACCGACGACGATACCCATTGCAAACGAACGTCGATGGGTATAGTATTAAAACGAAGGGATAATGCACCTATTGTGAAAGACATATATGGTGGAATTATAGATATATTAATGAAAAATAAAAATATAGATAAAGCAGTTGAATTTCTGCAATCTAGTTTAAATCAGTTAATGTGTGGAAATATTCCAATGGATAAATTAGTAATTACAAAATCATTGAGGGGTAATTATAAAAACCCGAAACAAATCGCACATAAAGTATTAGCGGATAGAATTACAAGAAGAGACCCTGGTAATAAACCAAACATAGGAGATAGAATAGCATACGTATATTTTAAACACGACAATACACGTGCATTACAAGGTGAAAAGATAGAAACACCTGAATACATACAAACGCATAAGTTAGTCATAGATTATGCACATTATATCACAAATCAAATTATGGTACCCGTTCAACAAGTATTTGCATTGGTACTTGAACGGATGACCCTATTCAAGAAAAAAAAAGGTATAACCTTAAGACAATGGAATAGACAACTAGCGGATTTAAAACTTAAATATCCAAATAAAGAAGTGTATGACAACCAATTAGATAAATTACGCAACCGTGAAGTAAAATCAGTATTGTTTGATGGTTATTTACGCAGTATTGTGAATCAATCCAACGGAGTACGTCCTATTTCGGATTATTTTCCGGTATGTTGAAGACTTAGTATATTCAAATGAATATCACTTGTTCCATCTCCATAAAAGGGTTCATATGGGTGTATCTTTTGGTATGTTGTATATGTTCCATGCATATTTTGGTGTCATATAATGATTATTCAAATCTTTTTTGAATGACTATTATAAACGGTTCCAAACGAGATTTGAATATATTATTTACAAAACGTTTAAACTATACATCTGTTATTATGTATGAACCCGAATACATTTCAAAAATACAATGGTTTCGGTAAAACAGGTCTTTCAAACGTTGGGAATAGTTGTTATATCAATTCATGTATTCAATGTTTATCCCATACATATGAATTAAACGAACTTTTGGATTCCTTAGATATACTGGCATGTAAACCAGGACCAGATACAACAATCTTGTATGAATGGGATATTTTAAGAAAAATGATGTGGAAACAAAATTGTAATATAACACCAGGAAGTTTTATACGGGCTATACACCACGTTGCATATGCTAAACAGAATACCATGTTTTCCGGATATCAGCAAAATGATATTCAAGAATTTCTATTATTTTTAATGGATTGTATACATACATCCATTGCACGAAAAGTGGTTATGAATGTAACCGGAACGACAACGTCTGAACTAGACGACCTTGCAAAAAGTTGTTATGAAATGATGACTCAAATGTATTCCAATAATTACTCTGAAATCATTCAATTGTTTTATGGTATTCATGTAACCGTACTTGAATCGGTTACCAATGGTTCTAGATTATCTATAAAACCAGAACCTTTTTTTATATTAAGTTTATATTTACCCCTTAATAAAGAGAATCCAACCCTGTATGATTGTATAGATGAATTTTGTAAGGTAGAACGTTTAGAGGGAGAGAATGCATGGTGGAACGATTCTATAAACCAAAAACAAAATGTGGATAAAAGGTTACTATTTTGGAGCTTTCCAGATATATTCATCATTCATTTGAACCGTTTGACCAACGATGGTAATAAAGATACGCGTAAAATGATGTTTCCATTGAAGGATTTAAATCTTACACAATACGTAAAAGGATATAATAAACAATCCTCCATATACGATTTATATGGAGTATGCGAACATTCTGGCGATTTGTTTCATGGACACTATATTTCTAAAATACGTATATCAGATGGACAATGGTATACATTCAATGACCTCAACGTGTCTCCAATTGACGAGAATAATGTAATAGATTCAAACGCCTACTGTTTATTTTATAGAAAAAAAAAATAATGCATTATGATATGGATACCAATACTTTAACCAATGGGTCTATAGACATCAACCATGTTATATTACTTGCATTTACTTGTATAATTGTAGTTTATACAATATTGTTTCGTAATGACGACCCTTCTAAAACGAGAATATGGATTACCTATATACTATGGGGAATGTTTATATTAATCTTGTTCGTAAATGTAATTAATTATTTATTTAATATGAATTTAATCACATCCCTCATTACAAATACTGACGATAACATAATTTTAGATCCAGACGACAAATCCGATTATAATGTTGAAGAAACCTCTGTGCCTGAAATAAAACTTGAAAAACAAGTTTTTCATATTCCAAAAAATATATACACATATGAAGACTCCAAAGCAGTATGCAAAGCCTATGGAGGACGTTTAGCGACTTGGAAAGAATTAGACAAGGCGTATGATAAAAATGCAGATTGGTGTAGCATGGGTTGGTCTGATGGACAAATGGCATTGTTTCCAACTCAATATGAAAAATGGTCTAATTTACAAACTATACCTGGACATGAACACGACTGTGGAAGACCCGGTATAAATGGCGGATATATAGCCAATCCGAACGTTCAATTTGGGATTAATTGCTATGGTTATAAACCGGTCATTACACAAGAAGAATCAGATGCTATGAAATTAGCTCCATTGTATCCATCTACGGTTAGAGAACGTGTATTTGACAAACATGTAGACTATTGGAAATCTAAACTACCCGAGGTTAAAGTCTCACCGTTCAACCATAATAATTGGAGTATGTTATAATTTTTTTCTACGTGTGGATTTCAATGATTTATGTGATTTTTTCTTACTTTGGTTACGTGAACTAGAAACTACTTCTATATTTGCAATTAAACGTTCGTATACTTCATTGTCCACAACTTTTTCGGTAGGATTCATAATATAGGTAGAATGAACCGTTGGTTGTATTAAATATAAACCTGCTGGGACTGCTAGACCATCTTGATTGTGTGATGATAAATTACCACCGGTCATGTATTTAGAATTTAACTTAAATGCGCCAGCAGCAGGACCTTCATGCGTAGAACGTATCACCATATCATCGTTCATCATACTATTATACTATATTTATCTTTATACATATACGTAAATTTATTTCTAACTAAATAAATCTAGCAAGGGTGAATCGAACACCCGCCCAACGGAATACGTTCATCTACAGTCCGTCGCTCTACCAACTGAGCTATTGCTAGGATTGTTCCTGATGGGGATTGAACCCACGACCTATGGCTCATAAGACCATCGCTCTAACCACTGAGCTACAGGAACATACTATTAGTATAGTGTTTCTTTTTAAGTACTATTGTATAAATATATACCTAAATTATAATAACTTATATCAGGTATTTCATAGGATATTATTTTATAATTTGTATTGTAAATGATATTATATTCTAAACAAATAAATCTCATATAATAGAAGATTATATTAATAATTTTCAAACTGTTGATAAACCAAGTGTTTAAAATTTTATCACAATTATATTTATAATAACATGAATTACTTGTTAAATAAAAAAGGTAATCAACATATGTAATTATATTATTACATACTTATTTTATACAATAAAATAATAAATGGTTATACCTGATATCCATTTATTATTTTTTTAAGGATGCAAATTCATGTTCATATCATCGTTGAATATAAGGAGGTCCTAATGGGCAACCTAGGCCTCGTGTGTAATGGTCATAATAAAGGTCTCTCCAATACCATTCGGGGTTGATATGTTTTACAACCCATTTAAAGAATAATACACCTACACGTTCATCGCTATCTAATAGGTTATATAATATATATATATTGCCTTTTGTAGCGCAATTAGTACATTCGTAATATGTTTTACGCAATTTCACACTATCTAACAATTCATCTTTGTCAAATCGTACGTTAGAATGATACGTCATAATTTTTGAAATGATTTCATCTGGCAATTCCATGATTTTTATAATTGATTTGAAAATACTTCATAATTATAAAGTATTTCATTTTTTTTGCATAAACAATTAAACCCACGATTATCTACCAGTCCAACATTTTATTAATGGTAGATGGTTCAAACTATCTATTTTTTGAAAAGTTGTTCCATTTACAATATCTATGTATAGTCCCTAATAATGATTCTGTATTTCCTTCTTCTTTTTGTAATAAACAATCAATGACTCGTTCAAAACTACAACGATTATATCTACATAATACAATAGCTAAAAGTTTGCTAATATCATATTTATTAATGTAAGTTAAATAATCGTGTGTAATTATAGTCATGCCTCCAAAACAACCCGTCCATATTTTTTTGTTTTCATAAAAGTTCTTTAATGATTTATCATTTTTGTTTCATCTTTATTTGGTCCCATAATATATATGTATTTATAAATACAGAATCATGAATTATCATAGCAACCTCAAATAATTTATTATGTAAATAGTAATAATTATAATCACTATTATCATAGAATGAACACATTTAATCCAATATTTATTTGTTAATTCATTATTTACATGCCTTAATACAATAAATCCAATTGTATGTGCTAGCGAAGATGATCGTGGATATCGCCTATTAAAATCATAGGTTCCAGATGTTAATACCAACGGATCCTTCTACATTGTTTATTGCCGCATCTAGCGTTTAAGTCGTATTGAAACCAGATATAGAACATGTAGATGTATAGGCAATTGAAAATAGCCATACTACCAGCAAACATTAAAATAAAGAGTGGATTGGTTTGGGTATGTTGCACATCCATTTATAGTTTTTATTTCTATACCGTATCATTGTGTTTAATGTATCTATTGTATCTTCGTGCCATTGAAATCGTTTCATAAGTTCATTGAAACGAGGCAGATCTGCGGTTTCAATCCATGGGTCACGATCATGTGCAGTATCAAAGTGTGCCAATGCGTGTATATTAGATTCCACAAAGTGCAACCATTCTTCCAACACGACGCTTATGGTATGTGTTGCATTATCTGTATATCCAAAATGAATATACAACGCATATTTAAGAAGAATACGATGACAAGTATGGTCAATTTCAAGTAAAGTAGTTTGGTCGTGGGTTTGTCTTGTATCAGAATCGGGAATAATCAAGTCCTCTGGATACAAGGAAGGATGTTCTTCTGTATGTTTAATACGTTTTAACCGTATCGAATCACGCATATGGGTATGTATCATGGTAAGGATGTGATCATATATATTCCAACGATATCCAATCATATATTCTAGTATAAGTTCCCAATGTTCAGGTAAAAACTCCATAGATAGGTTATTGTTTGTAGAAGGTTATTCTAGAATCCATTCATTTTTTTATATTAAAGTTATAATTTAGAATATATAATTACATAATAATGAAGATAGAATTACTGGTTTTTGCAATCACATGTTTTTTTATAATGAATACGTATCATGATGGAAAATATACAAACCTATTAAAATCTTGGGAAAAATATTATAAAATGATTGGAATTGCTTTTGCAGGATTATCCGCTTATTTATTTTTTAAAAAGTATCCTTCGGATACACATACGTTATTGTCCTCGGCCAGCGGTGTAATCCGTCATTTACCCGTGGATAAAAGTGTAGGCAATTTATTTGAGCCTTTGTTGAAAATAACCAAACAAGTCTATCCGGATGCACTGCAGGAACGGGGAGGCACTCCTCGTCCAACCAAACGATGTGTAAGTGAGACCAAGAAAAAATATGTTGCAGCAAGACAAGGATGGATATGTGGTCGTTGTCAAAAACAATTGCCAGCATGGTTTGAGATAGACCATACTATAAGATTAGAACATGGAGGTACTAATCATATAGATAATTTAGTGGCACTTTGTCGTAATTGTCATGGAGAGAAAACAGCGCTTGAAAATCTATAAACCTACTTTATTTTTTCCTCTTCTATATCTAAATGTTAACTTCTATAAAACAGTATTATCATGATGGAATGGCAGTTGTAATCACCAATCCAAATTATTATGCTCTTGCAAGTATTATAGAGTTGATAATATTAGCACTTATTATCTATAAATGGTCCCCCTTGGGTATATCGGATAAATATCCAGCCTTGTCCATAATATTTTTATTGTTTATTTTGTGTATTCAAACAATGACCTATATGTTCGTTAAACAAAAAGATATTTTAAGAGCACAAGGCATTGTGATACAACCCACATTATGGGATATGACCATTAAAGTTGGATATACTCTTTTTACAATATGCGTGGTCGTATTATGTATATATATATTTGGTTGGATTTTAACCGTATCAAACTCTACTGGTTCAGCAGTGATGTATATTATAGATATCTTGTTATTGATTGGATTGATTGCATGTATTTATTTGGTTATGAAACCTGCACGTAATACGGATAATACTTTGAATACAACTCGTGTGTATACATTCATGTCGTTAGCGAGTGCATTTATATTGTATTTACCTTGTTTATTAATTGATTTTACAGAATGGGTAAAACACGAATATAATATCACTACAAAAACAATATGGCTTATACTAGCAGGAGAAATTATATTTATAACCCTTCGTATATTGTTACCTAAATTAATTTTATTTGCGGTCAATTCCAATGGAACCCAGTTGTTAAGAGATCCAGTCTATTTAGATACACGTCATGAATTAGGTTCGTATGATATTATACATTCGGGTGTCGTAGATAAAGGGGCATACAAGTATTCTATTTCAGCATGGTTTTGGATAAATCCACAACCATTAAGTACCCGCTCATCTTATTCTAAATATACAAATATTTTAGAATTTGGACGAAAACCTGCCATTGAATACAATGGTTTAGAGAATAGTTTAAGGGTAAATTGTCAAATCATAGGAAACAAAGAAGTAACTCTATATGAGACGAATGATGTAAAGTATCAAACTTGGAACAACATTGTAATCAATTATGATGGTTCAACGATGGATGTTTTTTTAAATGGAGTGTTGGTAGGCTCAAAGCCGAATATAGCACCTTATATGACTATGGAAAATGTGGTGGTGGGGTCCATAAAAGGTATAGAAGGAGGAATATGTAATGTTATGTTTAATCGTGAAATTATGAAACAGGGACATATTAGGATTGGATATAAAACATTAAAAAGTTTGCCATTACCGTCCCTTTAATACTTTTTGTTAATTTATATTTATATTATATATAGATATGGCAATTGGAAGAATAATCGGTGTTGTAATTGTATTACTCGTACTATTGTATTTAATTATTAATTATTTTTCTAAATCCTCTACTGGTCTAACTACTTTGCAAAATGGAAACGAACGACAAACGATAGATGCTAGCACTTTACCGAACAATAACAATACAAGCAATTATACATATTCCACATGGTTCTACGTACAAGATTGGAACTATAGATTTGGTGAGCCCAAAGTCCTCTTGCAACGGTTGGATGAAGAAGCCCATCCAAGCCCTAAAATCGTATTAGGAGCCATTGAAAACAATATTGAAATTTCCATAGCATGTTATCAGGATACCTCATCTCAATCTTCGTCACAAACCACTTTACCAAAAGCCATTATTCACAAATGTGCTATCTCTAATTTTCCATTGCAAGCATGGGTGAATTTGATTATCAGTCTCTATGGACGAACTTTAGATGTATATGTGGACGGTAAATTAGTACGAACATGTGTGTTACCCGGGGTTGCTATGGTGGGAACAAAAACAAACATTCTAGTAACACCGAATGGAGGATTTAATGGTTGGACGTCTAATTTTGAATATTGGGATGATGCAACCAATCCTCAACAAGCTTATAATATATATAAATCTGGGTATGGTGGTAGCGCCGTTGGAAGTATATTCAATAAATATAGACTTAAAGTCAGTTTCATGGAAGACAATCAAGAACAATCTAGTTTTGAGATATAAGAATATATATATATACACAATTATCTTATCGTATTATATAAGTCATGACACAAATGAATAGTTATTCAAATTCAGGAGATATATTTAATAATTTTAGTTCAAACAGGTATTTAGAGGGTTCCAAAGAATTTTTACAATCCAATAGTATAGTTGCAAAATTTGCATTTCTATTACTTGTGCTTATATTATTTATAATTGCATTACGTTTAGGAACAACCATTTTATCTAAAATCTTTACACCTTCGGGTAATCCTATCCTTATCAATGGAATGATAGACTCTAAACAATTTATGCGCATCCCACAAGACCCTTCTGTAAGCGGAGCAATCCCGATATTACGGTCCAATAATTCAGAAGATGGTCTTGTATTTACGTGGTCTGTATGGATATATATCGATGATTTAACCTATAAACAAAATGAATATAGACATATTTTCAATAAAGGGAACGATGATGTGAACATAACCAAACGACCCTACGGTATGGTACAACCTAACAATGCTCCTGGGTTATACATTGCACCCGATACAAATGCTTTGGTTGTAGTGATGAACACATTTGAACACATTAATGAAGAAATGATCATTCCAGATGTACCATTGAATAAATGGATAAGTGTAATTATTCGTGTGGATGAACAACATAAATTAGACGCTTATGTAAATGGGAATTTAATACGCAGACATATCATGAAAAGCATTCCGCGACAAAATTATGGAGACGTGTATGTATCGATGAACGGTGGATTCTCAGGATATACATCTAACTTACAATATTTTAATACTGCTCTTGGCGTGAACGATATACAGTCCATTGTTGAAAAAGGACCAAACTTGAACCAGATTGGAAATAGTTCGAGTATGACGGATACAAACGCTGATTATTTATCCTTAAGATGGTTTTTTTCAGGTAACAATGACATGTATTATTAATAGTTTAAGGTTACTATTTGAGAATTATATCAACTTATTATAGATTTTGCGTGTTTTACGTGTTTTATCAGAACGGCGCCTTGTTTTGCGCTTACCACCTTTTTTTAAAGGACCGCTATCCCGTAAGATTAACAAATAATCATTTATAACACGAAGCACATCCACAACGAAACCATTAACAAATAGTGGTTCGTCAGTGTTCTTAATAGATTTCATGGCATTACTTGCACTAGAGTCTAACGTCATAAACACGCCATTACTAGGTTCAATATAACTGGTTACCCTCAAGTTTACAGGAGGGTAACGTGTATCCATCTGTATATATTTGAAATGTACTGCGCCATCAGGACCCCTACTACCATCCTTATGTATAGTTAAATGAATATTTCCAGGTACATTCGGATTTAAAGTTTTTACATCCTTATACCACTCCTCAACAATTATATCAGTAGAATCCTTATAACTTATTTTGACAGGAAATGAATAGGACCCTAGTTGTCTCATTAAATAACCACTGAACCCATCCCAATTTTGAGTAAGTACCCGATGAATCGTATCGGATTCAGTCTTTGTCCGTGTTAATATTTGTGTTCTTAATCACACACTTTCTGCTCTTGCCACAGCTATTTGTCTCGCTTCTTCGTCAGCCACTGCCGCACGCTGTGCCGATGATTCTGCTTTTCTTCGGGTGTTACTTAATAGTACCTCTTCCTCTTCCCATACTAGGCATAAGTAATGATGCGGATGAAGGTGTCCTTCATCGTTGTGTCCTTGGAGTAGACCTAGTTGGTGTTTTAGACCTAGTTCGTGAGGCAGGTGATGTGGCAGGTTCTTCTGATGCATTCGCGTTAGGTGTCTTTCTATTTGTCTTGCTATTTATAAACATATATTATGTTACTATTTTTGTCTACGCGTTTTTTTTTTCTTACGCGTTTTACGAATATAGGATTGACTTCTGCGTCGTGATTTCACTTTTCCACCCATGGTACTCATGAATTGTGTGATATAAGTATCTAAACAATGACATATACTATTTGTTATATCTTGACAATATTGATAATCACTACTATTTAGTGATATACGCTTAATATCACGTTTACTCATCCTAATATATCGTCCATCAAATGTATTTTCGTTCACCGATGGGTTCGGTGTCAGCATTGTTTCAGAGACATCTATACGAAAATTAAGAGTTTTTTGTTCGTCCGTAATATACTTAATATGAATTGCACCATCATATGTTTGTGAACCGCCATAATGCAAGGATAAATGGACTTTTCTATTTCTAGCATACCAATAAATGTCATCATTCTTATCGCCATACTTTGTATAACCGTTAAATCGATGCAAGCATCTTTCTAAATGTGTCATGAGACTGGTTTGGTCTTCGACCGTGGTTGTCATCCTACGAAGGACTGTATCAGAATCACTGATTTGTCTTTGAAGTACCCCATCAGCCTTTAACTTACGAAACATTTCTGCTCGTTGTCCTGGGGTCATTTTAGGTTTGGGTTGGTTGGGGGGTATAGGTTTGGTGGTCGTTGTCTCTGCAGTAGGTTGTCTTGTTGCAAATCCTTTTTTCTTAGGTATGGTTGACATATATATATATATATATATATATATTATGTCTACATTAGACCAAAGTATCTTAAATATAATTGGTAATAAAAAATATACTATTCGTAAAAAAGGTGTTACAACGAATGACTTTTTTTATCTATTTATATTAATAATTGGGATTATTTTATTCTTTTTGCTTATGGTATGGGCCCTCACACATGTATTTAACATGAATGGATTCAATAGGGATGGGTTTGAGGTAAAACCAATAATGGATCATATCCCTTCCGTACATAACAATGATATGAAGAAGTTGCATGACACGTGTAGCGGTTTAAGCAACTCTTCATGTAAACATGCAAGTTTTTGCACACTTTTGAATGGGAAACAATGTGTTGGAGGAAACCGTCATGGTCCTACTTATTCAACTGACAATGGTAAAAAAGTAGACGTTAAATATTATCATCATAAAAATACATGTTACGGTAAATGCAATTAAATGATAAAAAATTGATTTAAAATAATTGTATCATTCTATATATAAACAATGATTATACCAGTAAAATGTTTTACGTGTGGAAAAGTGATTGGCAGTAAATATAATTATTATCAACGTGAAGTGCGTAAACGTAAATATGAAAAAGGTGTAACTATGGATAGAGTTCGTTATTTAACTACGGAATATGCAGAAAAAACAATAGAAGGTGAAGTATTGGATAGTCTTCGTCTTAATAAAATGTGTTGCAGACGTCATCTTTTAACACATGTAGATATTGAATAATGTATTTATATATAGTATGAGACATATAAGGCGCAAAAAAGGTGGAATGATATCTTCTCCTGCCTCTTATGCCCAAGGTTTACCTTGGGGTGTAAATATGTTACCCGGCGTGAATGGTAACGTATCCGAAGGAGGTACATTTTTTTCTTTGAATACGATAGGAGATTTAGATCCTCCCATGAATTCTTCTTTAAAAGGTGGGAAAACAAAACGCATATGCAAACGTAAAACACGTCAAAAAAAACGGTTAGGAGGTTCACTTAAACGTAAAACACGTCAAAAAAAACGGTTAGGAGGTTCACGAAATGTAACGTTTGGTCCAATGGTGAATTTTATGAGAAATACATTGTTTAATACGAATTCCTTGGCGAGTCAATGGAACGGACGTGAAAATGAGTTATCTCCTCTTCCAGTCGTTCAATCCTTGAATAGTACAATGCCTATACTTCAACCTCCAGATGTAATGAAAATTCATAATAATGCTGGTATTATTGTCTCAAAAATTTAATATGCACATAAAATATAATGACAACGATGGATAAAATACGAAAGTTATGTACTCCTGCCTATGTATATTTAGTCATATCCGTGATATCTGTAGTAATTATGATGATTCAAAATGCAGGGAATCAAACCAAGTATTGTGTAGGAGATTATGAGTGTCAAGTATACAGTACGGGGTCCATCTTTGTAGGACACGGTATTTATATTGTCCTTTGGACGATTATATTGAATTCTTTGTGTAAATCTGGATATAAACAATTGTCGTGGTTTTTAGTTCTTTTACCTTTTATACTTTTATTTATATTTATTGGTCTTTTTATGATATCTAGCATTTAACTAAATTATCAATTAAATAAATACTAATGTAATTATATACATGAGCCAAGACTTATCGCAAATCATCATTGACAAATTGTTTGATGACAATCCATCTATTCTCATCAATCATCATTTAGATTCATTCAATGAATTTTTTAGAGATGGAATAAAAAGAATATTTAAGGAAAAAAATCCGATACGAATTATGAAAGAACAAGATAGAGATACTGGAAGGTTTCATTTACGTTGTAATATTTTTTTAGCAGGAAAAGAAGGTGATAAATTATACTATGGTAAGCCGATTATATTTGATGAACAACGCGAACATTTCATGTATCCAAACGAAGCAAGACTTAGAAACATGACGTATGGTATTACCATTCATTATGATGTTCTTTTAGAATTTTATATTACATCACCAGACGGGGAGTATCCTGTGGAACCAACCTATGTAACTACATTGCCCAAAATATTTCTTGGCAGATTTCCAATCATGTTGGGTTCAGAATTATGTATTTTAAAAAACTTGGTTCCCGATATGCGTTATGAATTAGGAGAATGTAAAAATGAATATGGCGGTTATTTTATAATTGACGGTAAAGAAAAGGTTATAGTTTCACAAGAAAAATTTGCAGATAACATGTTGTATGTACGTGATAAAGTGAATGAAATCTATAGTCATTCTGCTGACATTCGTTCAGTTTCCGAAGATGCATCTAAACCGATACGAACCCTATCTGTAAGAATAATTGCACCGTCGGATAAATATACAAATCAACAAATTGTAGTACTTCTCCCCAACGTGAGAAAACCGGTTCCATTGTTTATCGTGATGAGAGCGCTTGGGATAGTCTCTGATAAAAGCATCATAGAATATTGTTTATTGGATTTAACCAAATATAAAAGTTATTTACCATTGTTTATTCCTTGCATTCATGATTCTGGTATGATATTTAGTCAAGAACAAGCCCTAAAATATATTGCTACCTTTACGAAACATAAAACCATTTCACATGCATTAGAAATTCTTACAAATTATTTTTTACCCCATATCGGAGAGATGAATTTTATTGCAAAAGCCTATTATTTAGGACATATGGTAAGGGAAGTATTACGTGTGTATATCAAGGATACTAAAGCAACGGATCGTGATAATTATAAATACAAACGAGTAGAATTGCCAGGGTCACTTTTATACGATTTATTTAAAGAGTATATGAATTTACAACAAAAAAATATTTATCAACGTATTGACAAAGAATATACTTACAAACAGGGTTTATATAAAACTAATTTTACAGGATTGATTGAACAAAATTATCGGGAGATATTCTCGGAGCGTATGATTGAAGCCGGATTTCGTAAAGGGTTTAAAGGAAATTGGGGGTCCGACAATCAAACTAGTCGTTTAGGTATCGTACAAACATTGAACCGTCTAAGTTATAATTCATCATTGTCCCATTTACGAAAAATCAATTTACCCTTGGATGCTAGTGCAAAAGTGATTGGACCTAGATTGCTACACGGAACTCAATGGGGTGTCATAGACCCGTTTGATACCCCGGATGGAGCCAACGTCGGATTACATAAGCACCTTTCATTGGCGACAAGCATTACAACCAATGTCTCTTCTAAAGCATTGATTGAATGGTTGATGCAGTTTGGTATTCATAAGTTAGAGGAACATTCTCCATTCTACAATGGAACCATGACTAAAATTATAGTCAATGGGAATTGGATAGGAGTCTATGATAAAGCGAAAGATTTTGTAGACTCCATTAAACAATATAGACGTAATGGGTTGATACCTTATTTTACGTCGGTACAATGGGATATCTCCAATCAAACCATATATATATGTACGGATGCAGGACGTTTATGTCGTCCATTGTTTTATGTAACCGATGGTCAAGCTAGTTTTGAGAATGCATCTATACTTGAAAAATTAGAAAGCAATCAATTTACATGGGAAGAATTGAAAATTGGGTTTGCTAAACGTAAATTACCTTACAACCCAACCAAAGTATATACATTAAACGAAATGTATAATACTGAAGATATTACCAAGTTGGATAGTTCAAAAGGTATTGTGGAATACATGGATACTGCAGAAGCAGAATGCTCACTCATTGCATTTATGGACGATTATAAGAGCCAACCATATACGCACATTGAGATACATCCTTCTCTCATCCTTGGTATCATGGGTAACCAAATTGTATTTCCTGAAAACAACCCACTTCCTCGTAATGTATTTGCGTGTGGACAAATGCGTCAAGCCGTTTCATTGTATCATTCCAATTATCACACGCGTATTGATAAAATGGGGGTTGTTCTGAATTATGGACAGATACCTTTGGTAAAAAGTAGATATCTTGACAAAATCAATCGTGAAGAGCATCCTTATGGAGAGAATGTAATTGTAGCCATCATGTGTTATAATGGTTACAACGTGGAAGATTCTATATTATTCAACCAAGCTTCCATTGATAGGGGATTGTTCCGAACGACCTATTATAATATGTATGAATCATACGAAGAAAGTTCAAGCACTGCCTCTTCTACGATAGATTCACATTTTACAAACATAGATTTGAATTCTGTAGTTGGAGTCAGGAATGGGTTTGACTATTCTAAATTAGATGCATCTGGATTAATTCATGAAAATACTCCTCTTGATGATAAAACCATCTTAATTGGAAAAGTTATAACGAGTCAAGATAAGAAAGGCGAATACATTGACGCCTCAGTTGTACCTAAAAAAGGACAAAGCGGGTTTGTGGACAAATCGTTCATGACCGAAGGAAACAATGGATTTCGTATTTCAAAAGTTAGAGTGCGGGATGAACGTATCCCGAATATAGGTGATAAATTTTGTTCTAGATGTGGTCAAAAAGGTACGATTGGTCTTGTGATACCAGAAGCAGATATGCCTTTTACGAAAGAAGGGATTCGTCCAGATATCATTATCAATCCACATGCTCTTCCAAGTCGTATGACTATAGGTCAATTAATAGAAACCTTAATGGGAAAAGCGTGTGTAATATATGGCGGATTTGGAGACTGTACCGCCTTTATGAATAAAGGAGAAAAGGCGTCACGTTTCGGGAACATGCTAACTCACGTCGGGTTTCATTCATCTGGAAATCAATATTTATACAATGGAGAAACTGGTGTCCGAATGGCCTCGGAAATATTCATGGGTCCAACCTATTATATGCGTTTAAAACACATGGTAAAAGATAAAATCAATTATAGATCTAAAGGTCCTCGTACCATGTTGACACGTCAGACCGTTCAAGGACGTGCAAACGATGGTGGGTTGCGTATAGGTGAGATGGAACGAGATGGTGTCATAGCACACGGAGCCATGCATTTTTTACAAGAGTCCATGTTAGTGCGTGGTGACCAATTTTATATGGCCGTTTGTAATAAAACGGGTATGACTGCTATTTATAACGAAAGCCGTAATCTATTTTTAAGTCCGATTTCCGATGGTCCGATACGCTTTTCTGGAACATTGGACGGTGGTATGAACGTTGAAAATATTAGTAAATTCGGAAAATCCTTCAGCATCATTCGTGTTCCATATGCATTTAAATTGTTGATGCAAGAACTGTCCACTATTAATGTTCAATTGAGATTGATAACTGAGGATAACATTGACCAGTTGATGTCAATGTCCTTTTCAGATAATATTGTGAAAATAAGCGGGACGGATAATCCAGAGTCGGTTTCACAAGAAATACAGCGTAATCAACGCAAAGAACTATTACAGTTACCTATAGAAGAACCCTTGTCATCCGCACAAGTGGGTACCCGTAAACCACCCATGGAACTAGGATGGCAATTTGATACATCTGACCCTCAAACTGGAGATATTTATCGTTCACTCATTATAAACCAGGATGGAAAACCATCTGCAAGATGGTGGGTTGACGACAATGATTATTTAGGACCGTTTGAACATCCATTAGGATGGATAGACTCTGATTTAGTATTGCCAGATGGTAAAGTTTTACCCGACCAGACGGTGATTGCAAATCTAATCAGTGACCAATCTCCTGATAATTGGAATAGAGTCATTGAAAAATTAAATCCAGCAAAGGATTTACCCTATATACCTAGTTCACCGTTAAACGTAACCTCTAATTCTCCTCCCTATATCGTGGATCAAGATACTCCTATAGATACATTACCCTTGACAGAACAAGAATCCTATATACCCAGCTCACCCTTAATTGTAACCTCTAATTCTCCTCCCTATATCGTGGGTCAAGATACTCCTATAGATACATTACCCAGTTCTCCATTGAACATGACACCAGAGTCTACGGTTGAACCTATGGAAAGTATTCAATTGGACATAACCGAGTTACCTAACGAACCTACAGAACCTTCTATATTGTTCAATACACCAGAGACTTTATCCTCGGTCCCTGACTCGTCCGAGATAAAGACGGTGACAATTAAGCCTTAATTTAACACATTTGAACATTTAAAACGCAGGTTTTATAATTAATTAATGTAATAATTAATTATATCATATTATATAATATTATATAATGTTAATATTTAAATCAAGCGATGATAATTATAATGTTTTTATACATATTCCAAAAAATAGTGGAACATATATTAGAAACAAAATTAAGAATAATAAAAATAACACAATACTTAACAATTATTGGTATATTAATTCCAGATTAGATTTAGCACATATTCCTTATATTAAGAGAAAACAGTTTATAAAAAATAATATAGAATATAAATATTTCACAAATACCAGGAACCCATATCATAGAATTATTAGTAGTTTTTTTTACAAAAATCCAAATAAAAAAATAGATGATTTTAAATACTTTGTAAAAAATACATTAATAACATATGATTTTAATATGTCGTTTGATTATACGATTATACACTATTATCCTCAGTATTTGTTTGTTTGTGATGAAAACTTAGATATACCAAAAAATATTAAAATAGATAAAATAGAAGATGTAGAAACTCCAAAAATATACAATTTAACAAAATATTTTGACGATGAATGCCTTAATATTATTAATAATATATATAGTACAGATTTCTTATATTTTAATTACCAAAAGTTAGTTAATGAAAAAACGGAGTTTTAAATGTTCAAAGGTGTAAAAGATTTAAAAGAAAAATGAATGAGTTTAAATATTACTATCGTTATATTAATATATGTCTCAAAGCGGGTTTATTATTCAGATTGCAAAAAGTCGTAATAATATACTATCCATATTGAAATCAAGAGGATTTAATGTTGAAGATTATGAAAACCAATCCATATCACAAGTGCATATTATGATACAACATGAACAACTAGATATGATTGTAAACCATTCTAGTTTAGATAAAAAAGTCTATGTAAAATATCATTTATCCAAAACGTTACGTCATACTACGATTATGGAATATATAGACGATTTATTTACAATTGAATCTGTATTGACAAACAAGGATGACTTGATTATTATAAGTAAAGACACTGCGAATGCAACCATTGAAAAACATTTATCACGTGTATGGAATCAATACAGTTATTTGGTCAACATCATGAGTATTAAATCCTTGCAATTTAATATTTTAGATCATCAACTTGTTCCTCCGCATCGTATATTGAACGACGACGAGTCACAACAGATACGATTAAAGTATAACATCATGAACGATACGCAAATACCAGATATATCCAGATTTAGTCCAGTTGCCATTGCTATCGGGATACGTCCAGGAGAACTATGTGAAATCATTCGTCCTAGTAAAACTTCTATTTCATCACTATTTTATAGAATATGTTCTCAATCTTAATATAATGAATACACGTCATACGGTTAACTATTATAAACATGAATTTAAATCTATCAATCATAGTTTTTTTTTAATATTAGATGAACTGACAAATGCATTCCCTTATACAAAAACGTATCCAAACATTCAGTCCTATAGTGATAGGTATGTCAAAGATACTGGAAACATGAATCAGGTAAGAAGTGTACTCTATATACTAAAGGATACACTTCAACAGGATATTACGACTGCGTCTAATCGTGTAAAAGTGATTGTTGCACGTATTTCCAAAATTGAAAAAGATAATGCAAAATTACAAGCACGGCTACGCATTCTTGAAAATAAACGTGAAGGTGCCATTGGGTTTTATGATGATAATGTAAAATTATATAATTTACAGTTGTTAGAAAATGTAATATTGTCAATATGTATAGCTGGTCTTGGATATAGAATATATCATGATAAACCATAATGTTCTTTTATTGTCATATAATATGTTTAATCATTTATGGAATAGACGAGAGAATACAGATAACTTAGAACAAGGACGACAATTCAATCAATCTACGGCGGAACACGTGCAGGACACTCTTCCATATCTATCTGCTTTACAAAAGATACATTTGCCTGGTATATCCAGTATAGTAGAAAATATGGATACAACACGGACGAGCGTTTCTTATAAAAATGGGTCGCATGACGAGATAAGTCGTTTGGAGAACGAATTCAATAAAACGTTGGTTCAATATAATACAGTTTATAAATTATTTAATGAATCTATCGTTCAACCCAATGCTATAAAGGACTTGACCCCTTATTTAGGTAAAAATATAAAGACCAACGATGGTAATTATTCATATATAAACGATTATGGATATACACATAAATATTCTACTGACGCATGGGCGAATAAAGACATTTCGTGTAGTTTAGATACAGTCGCCTTAGATACGGATGTGTCTTTTCAACTTGGTCCTGACATGGGCATTCAACAACCGTGTGGTATGGCTGGAAAAAATATTCAAAATACACAAACGAATGAATACGCGTGGGTGGATATAAAGGGTTATAAACATATATATTCTAGCGATGTATGGAATACTAAAACCAGTGAATGTAATCGCGATATAATCATGTTAAGCAACAATACGTACAATGCAATTCCGTCTGGTGCCAATATGACGTCTACGGATACATGCATTCAGTCAGACATTGACCCTAACATATGGACCAATCTGGTTCAATTGAACGATAACCTTTATCAAATTGCTAAGCAAATTAGTGTAAACCTAGACACGGTTATTGTAGAAGACACTCAATTACAAACGTCTTTAAATAATAGTCAAAAAGATATCATGGAGATTACAAATGGCATTCAACAAGACCGAACACAATTACAACGATATTCCAATTCGTTGGCAAGTACAGAAGCAAATGAAACCGACAGTTATTTAAAACAAACCATGTATTATCAAGAGAGAATGATATGGTTTATTTTACTTTTAACGATTATATCCTTAATGGTGTATGCTTTAGTGTATAGTTCCTCTCAACAGGATGACATTATTGTATTAATCGTAAGTATTTTTATATTATTTGCATTCGCTCGGTGGATATGGTCTAAAATTGTATAATAATCCCATTACTATATATAAGATGACTTCATTAAAACTTAAAACGGTGGAGTATGAAATCAACCTTCTTGTATATGCTTATGAAACAACTCAAAATATGTACATACAATACATTCAATCCAAACAATATGAGGATGCTTCTATTGCTTTACGTGAATTAGAAGAAATCAATTCTAAACTATTATCGCTATCCGCGCAAGGCATTCAACTATTAGCTAAAGATGTATCGTATGGAACTCAGTATCAAGAATCCGTCCATGAGAATAAGAGCCATTTATATTCCGTCCTTCGGAAAGCCAAACGCGAATCCTATAAATTAACTCAACTTGAAAAACAACTTGCAGATGTAGAGGGAGCAGTTGTATCTTCACAAAGTTTATATTCCTCCTATTATTTACAATATATCATCATTTCATTAGTGGGTTTAGCTGTAATGGTATTGACACTTAAGATTATCATTACTCAAGAAGATAGCGCATTAGATACGATAATATTAGTCATTGTAATGGGTCTATTGACGTATTTTATTATAAAAAAATATATTATTAACTAATTCTATAATGAATGTAACCAATAGTAGCATTCAACAAGGACAATCGTACAATAGTTATTCCAACTATAATACAATGACAGATGATACTCAAGATACAATTGAAGGGTTTTCTGGTGCATTTGGTCCTTCTAAAGTGCTGACCACGAACCTACAAGAAGATAAAGAGACACAATCCATACGTAAACAATTTGACAAAGCTCTCAGTGAATATGGTAAATCTCAAAAACAACTTATGGAGGATACTTCAACTTATATCAACAATGCAACCTCGTCTGGTAAAAGTACGTCCCTTAGTAATAATTTGATACGAATGAACAACGGTGCAATTGGTTATGTTACAGATAAAAATAAATACCTACATATACCTTCCACAGATGTATTACAATCTATACAGGATAAAAATGGTTGTCCCTCTTCTATTACAGATGTTGACTTTGTAACGGATAATTACACTCAAGTTGGAAGTACTTTAGGACCAAGAACAGATATACAAGTTGGAAATCCAATGCAAATGAATCAAAGTTGTGTTCCTACTTCTGTGAATTTACAAGTGTTAGGTGCAAGTGACCCTACATTCAATAAAGCAGATTGGTTAGGATGCTATAAGAGTGATAACACTTATTTTGATATGCAAAGCGACTTGACTGGTATTACCTCTGCAGATAATGCGATTCAACAATGTCATCATCGGTCTTCCGATATTGGTTCAAGCACATTTTACATTGATACAAATACAGACAATTCATATTCTTGTTTTACTTCCAAACCAGGTATGACCACGGTGCAAATACAAAATACAATGAAACCCGGATATATAAAACAAGTTAGCGGTGTCATTCATACGAATAGTGCATTTCCATATAAGACAAATTATAAACCAAGCGCAGGTATAATGAACAATGGACAAATTGCCATTGGTAACTTAACGATGGGTTCAAGTGATTTTGGAAAAGACGTTCAAGATGCAACTGTTTTAGCCAATGTTTCTGGATTGGATACATGTGACCCTGTATATGGCGCAAATATTCGTACACAAACTGCAAATTATGGGTCAAATTGTAATGGACTACAAGACGTACACGATTCGTCCGCTGTATATAATGTTCCACCTAACAATTGGCTTGGTGTAATCAATTCAGCCATTCAAGTTTCGGATACTTCATCTACAGTGTCTGTACCTATTTATGCTTCACCTGACCCTGCTCGTGGATGTGCAAAAGTATTTGCATCTACATATACGTGTGGAACAAGTCCTTCTGTGAAATCCATTTCAATTGATAAAGAAGCCTCTGGACACTCCTCGATCTATGATTGCACGAATGAGTCGGTTCAATGCAATTCAGGTGCATTGACTATAGGAGACGATGGTAATGTGGTATTGACCATCAATGGCACCATCCTGTATCAAAGTGAAACACAACAAGTAGGATTATCGTTAGAGGAATATAAAGCAGTCAATGGTAAATATGGACGTAATTCGTTAAAGACAGGTGAATATTTGTTCCCAAACGAATTTATAGGTTCTCCTTCTGGAAAATGTGTGTTAATGTGCGTGGATGATGGAAAGGGTACTGTATCTTTAAAAATAGTATATTTTGTAGTTGGTTGTAATAAGCCTGGTCAGGCTCCTTCTAGTTCTTCTGGTGAAAATGGATTCGTTGCAACCAAACCAACTATAAGCGCAATGTATAGTTTAGAGTACGGTCCTTTATCCAACGAAAATAAAGGCAAAATAGTATATTCGGATGACAATATGAATCGTAAAGATTATCCATCTTCCATGTTAAATCAAGGGAATACCTATATAAACGTTGGAAATTATGACCAACCTTCCAAATCCATACAGATTATAGATAATTCTAATTTAGATGATTGTAAAAGCAAATGCAATGATATTTCAGATTGTTATGGATTTGTCTACTATGAAAATGAAAAAAAATGTAATTTAAGGAATGCAACGGATATGTTTCCAATGAATACACAACGTGTTTTAAATGAAGATGCTCAAATGTTTATCCGTCAATTTAAAATTGCGAATCCATCCACTTGCTCAAGTGAAATCATAAATACAACAGGTAACATATTTAACAATATGGTAGAGGGTACAACTATGGATACAAATACATTATGCGACTTGGGAAAGGCGATGAATACCCAACTGAACGATGTATCCGCGAAAGAAGTGCAATTATTGAATGCGATGCAAGGAGTAAGTAAAGGAATACATACATTAAATCATAAAAATACAACACTATTAAAGGATACCAAACAATCTATAGACCGAATGAATGATAACTCTCATAGATATAAACAAACGATACGTAAAACGAATAATACAACCAATCAAATGAATTCTGTGAATGCAATGGATGAGACAACTCAACAAAAAATGCAGACACAAAATATACAATTTATTGTATGGACGACAATTGCCTCTTTAGCAGTGATTCTTTTAATAAAAATAGCCAAATAACAATAATGTTATATATATATATAATGAGTTCAAATGCAAATTTATCAGACTATACTTCAAAACAAGCAGAAAATAGACAAGGTTCATTATTAAAAAATATTTCTCAATTGCAACAAACCGAAACGGATTTATATACACAACTCGAGAATGCATCTGCTGTAAATGATACAGATAAACAAGAATCTATTGTAAATAAAATTAATGAAATGTCAACTATACGATTGTCCTTGTTTAAAGAGCTTGATTCAATGTACAAAAGCTTACAAGGAAGAGTTTCACAAAGCAGAAATGATTTAGTAGACCAATTAACAGTTACAGGTGTAATGGAAAAAGAATTAAATAATGCCAAGGTAACTTTAAATGCTTTACGCAAGGATAAGGATAATAAAATGAGAATGGTTGAAATCAACACTTATTATGCGAGTAAATACAAATCACAAAGCAATTTAATGAAACTCATTGTAGTACTATGTATTCCTTTATTGGTGATATCTATATTAACAAAAAAACAAATTATTCCATCTAAAATTGGTTTGTCGTTGGCAGGTATTATCATCGTCGTAGGACTTGTACTTGTAGTTAAACGTCTATACGACATATTGAGACGTAACAATATGAATTATGATGAATATGAATGGTTATGGGATCCGGATGCTCTTGATCCTACCGTGTATGAATATGATAAAGAACAATTAGAAAAGATTACAGCAAATATAGATGCATCATTGAACATAGGGTGTATTGGGTCAGAGTGTTGTTCGGTTGGTACTAAATATGATACTAGCACACAACGTTGTGTTTTATCCAAAGAATCGTTTACTGGTTTAAAGGATACTTCATACATGGAAGTAGCAGGTGTCCCTTTTCCAAATCGTTCCTCTTCTGTGGTTCAACCTTATGACACACAGACTTCTTATGTTAGTGTATCCTAAATTCATTGGTTATACTTTGTAATTTTATTATCATTATACATCAACGATGACCTGTACAAATCCACAAGATGTATCTAAGAATATCCAAGATACATTAAATAACAGTATCCAAGATACGTTACAGCAAATGTCCGGACAATCAACCCAAGGTATGGATGCCATTTATACCAATCTTCTAAATCAAATGACGTGTGATTCAGATTGTCAAAAACGAAAAAAAATAGATGCACTAAAGCAATCGTGGCTAGATGCAAAAACAAATGAACAAACTGCCCCTAGCAAAACATTTGAAACCCATAAAGAGTATTTGATTGCGAACGAAGGACAATTGGGGTATGAACATAGCATGTTACAAAAATACTCTAAAATAGCAGCAGATGCAAAAAATAAGGCGATACAGGAACATACAAGTACCGAGGAAGAGTTGCAAACGTTGATACGAGATTATGACAGTGAATTAATCAGTTTAAATAAACTTAGGGAGATGCTGAATATACGACTACGTGAAAATAAACAACTTAAACAATCCATAGATGAAGATATTGCCGCGGTAGAAACCAATGACCGAAGGGTCGTGTATGAAGATTGGGCCAAGGATGATATACAGTCTATATATACCTTGTTAAAATGGATATATATATGTTTGATATTTGTATTTATCTATACAAGTGGTTTCATCACAAACTCAGGTTGGAAACATAAACGTGAATGGTTCGTTTTAATTGGAATTATACTCATTCCTTTTATCATTTATTATATTGCGATTGTGTTAATCTATCTATATAATCGGTTATTATGGTATAGTGACAATAAAGTTCCTAAGGACGTTTACATTCAACAAGCAGACAATGTAAAACATGCCAAGATATATTAACAACTGTGTTTTACCTGTTGGATTCTATCGTTTTATAAAATTTACGGATCATATTGTTTTCAATCAGTTGGTCAATTATATTCCAATCTTCTTGGGATGGAACCTCTTGTTGGTATAAATATTTTAATAGACTCCATTTGTGTACAAAATGAATCAATTCTTCCTTTTGGAAAGGAAGATTGCTGTGAAACAGCATGATCTTTGAAATGACCTCCTCCGGAATGTTCATAAGTGGTTTTCCTATAATCGTTTATTATAAAAACTTATTTCAATTTATTACTATAAACAATGTTTACTACAAAAATTTAATATCTAATGTTGTATTATATGCCTCGTAAATACATAATACATAGTGATGATTCAGACGATGAAGGGACGCCTCCAGCGTACCTCAATCTCGATGAACTCGAGGCATACTACGGGGTCGATGCCAATTTAAAGCGGGAGAGGTCGGACATGGAAGTTCCCGAGGAGCGTCCTACGGTAAGGAGAAGGTTCGTGAATTTCCCCGAACCAGAGGACGAACCCGACCGCCGCGGAGCGGCAGCCGAAGAGCCTGCGGAAGAGCCTGCGGAAGAGCCGGTTCGGCGATTTAGATTATATGTTAAACACAATTATATTAATCATGAGTTAGTTTTGGAAGACTTGTTTTATGAGGACGATACAACTTATACTCATATCATAGAAGAAGTTCAAAGCCAATTGAAACGTGTAATACCTGGGTATATAGATAACCCATCGAATGTGCAATTAGAAGTCCATCCGGATGGTGGTACGAAACATTTTTTCGTTGATTTATTACAATCAAACCGTGACAACCCTGTACAAACAGGAGATGTCATATATGCAGTTCCATTGACAGATGACGATACTATTGCAAGAGCATTGAGCAACCTAACCACTGCTAAAATATTCCATAAAAGCATTCAGAATGTTCAAAATCAAAATCAACGCTATCAAAATAAAGGAGGTAAAACACGCAAGCGTAAACGTTCCAGAATTTGTAAGCGTAAACGTTCCAGAATTTGTAAGCGTAAACGTTCCAGAATTTGTAAGCGTACTCAAAAGGCCTGAACAACCACAGAGCCGTTGATTTTGTGGTGAAACATGACGATACTATTGCAAGAGCATTGAGCGACCAACCGCTGCTAAAATATTCCAGAGAAGCATTCATAATGTTGATATGGAACAGTATATAAAATTATATGCAGGTCCATATCAACATTTTACCAATTCAATTGAAAATTATTTCAGTATGTTAAAGTCAAGATTACAAAAATTAGACGGATAAACACGAAAATTAAAAGAAAATATAGAAAAGGTTATAAAAGATATACCAAAGGAAAAATATGAAAACATATTTAAGGGAGCATATAATAGAACACGAACACTTAAAAATTACCTACTTAAAATCTGCGTTTTAAATGTGCAAAGGTGTAAAATATTATCATTTTCGTATTTCCCCTTCGCTTGTTTTTGTTAATACTGTTTTACATTTTGGGTTCCATAGTATGAACACAATCGTTACACGATTTTAATCTAACTCAAAGCATTCTGGCCTTGTCCCGAGAAATTCTAAAATTAAATCTTCTTCTTCTGTATGTATACGAATGACAACCGATGATTTTTTAATAGATGTGATTATACCCGTCACAAAGGAGTTTGCTAATATAATGTGGTCGGCAGTGTATACGTTGTGTAGTCTGTATTTCATGCATCCTATATGCTGTCCTACTACAAATTTTGGAGACGGTAACGGTTCTGTAACTAATTTATATTCCATTATATTTTGAACGTTTATATATCTCGTAGTAGAGATAATTTCAAAGGATCCAATCTGACGTTTTACGGTTGACGGGACAACGTTTAAATAAGATATATACTCATTTCCTTTTGATAGAGACTCTCTTTGAACATACATATATCCATCGTATATCTTGTCGTTGACCAATTTATATCGCGCACTATATATACATTTCTTTTTGATGTCAATCGATCTTACTATTTTGTTTTTTTGTAATCTTATTTCGTCCATTGCAATCTTAATGTCTGTTAAACGTGTGATTTTCTTTATTTTATCCAATACCGTTTCTTGATTATAGGAAAGGATATGAGTTACCATTTCATCTGGAAGGTCTGAAAGAGTTGTCATTGTTGTATATGTATACGTTGTCTTATAGTCTATATTTCATTTTTTTCGTTAAGTTTGTAGGAGTAGTACTGTGTTCAAAACGTGGAACGTTTACGGATCAACCAAGAATGTTATATTTTTTAATGTGATACCATATAATGGTATGAAACCTCAAAAACTAAAAGAAAAATATAGTAATACAATTATCGTGTGGGTTGATAAAAACGATTAACAAATCTATTTTTTTCAATTACCCATAAATACTTTGTTGTATCCACTTATGATAAACAAACAAGATAATAATACTATCATTGGAAAAATACAATCCTTTATTCCACCTCAATATTACAATAATGTATAAAATTGAAAACCTTGTATATAAGTAATTGTACTATAATAAGGTATGACGTATTTTGATGAACTCGTGATGGATAATATATTATCGTATTGTGGTCTAAAACCGATTGAAACTCATCTTACTACGGGTGTCTATTTGGTAATGGAACGTTTTTATTATCCAGAGAGGCACAGTGGAATCAACGAACAGCGTTTTATTATTCAACGACGCACTGAAAAATATGCATGGGTTTCAAACATGTATTTTGGAGAATGGTCGTTTCCTACACGTATAAAAATTCGTACTACACCCGATGGTGTAGAAACCTTACGACGTGGTAAACAAAAAGGTTTGCCTATAATTCCGAGATGTAAGCTTGAAACTATATTCAATCATCGGCAATGGGTATCTCTTACTCGTGAAGAAAAGTTAACCTACTACACAAAACTTATCCATTTATAATACAATGACGTTTATATGTCCTGTATGTACGGTATTACCATTTAGTCATTCCCTTGTAAAACTAGGAGTGACCAAGGGTATAGTATACTATTATACGTGTCCGTCACAAGCGTTATTATATTATGATGTGGAAGGTATAGTTCACCATTATAATGGTGTATTGAGTGAAATACCCAAAGAGATGGAATGGATTTGGATATTTGATAGTGAAGGGTTTAACCTTATTCACGCATTACAAATCAAGGTTGCTGTGGAATTAGCCAAATTAATTTCAAATAAATTTAGTGTAAATTTAAAAAAAATTATTATCATTAATCCCACCCTGTATATTCGGATGACCCATACATTCCTATTACCCTTTTTAAATGAAACCCTTCAAAACAGGATTGAACTATATTACGAATACACCACACCCCAAGAAATAATGTATAAAACTAGTATATGACTTCTAAATACCTTTTTTATATTACATTAATCTTATCCATCGTCGTTCAGTTCATTACAGGAGCCATAGAACTTGCCGCCATGTTTATAAAAGTTCCAACTGCTTATAATGTGTTAAGACAGTTATTGTTATTAGAAGTCTCCGTTCAAGTAATTGAAGGTTTATTTTACGGTTGGTTAGCATTGAATTTTAGTAAAATTCAAAATGTAACTCCAAAACGATATATAGATTGGGTGATTACGACTCCCACCATGTTAATTATATTGATTGGATATTTGATTTATTTAGAGAAACGAAGTACAGATGAAACAGATGACTTAGAATTTTTCTCTCTTTTAAAAGAGAATTCATCTGTAATAATACCAGTTCTCTTATTGAATTGGCTCATGTTATTCTTTGGTTATTTAAGTGAAATGAATATCATATCCCCTTTGGTGGGTATTTTTGTGGGATTTATACCATTCCTAATATATTATTATAATATTTTTACAAATTATGTATCGGTTTCTACAAACGGACAATATTTATTTTGGTATTTTTTCATATTTTGGTCATTCTATGGATTTGTAGCCATTTTACCTTATTACATTAAAAATGCATTGTATAATATATTGGATTTGTTTGCAAAGAACTTCTTTGGATTATTTTTGAGTTATATTATATTTACCGGTAATTATTAAACGATAAGGTTATGATTATGTTTTAACCATTCTTTGGCTTCTTGAATACTTTGAGGTATCGTAGAAATTGGTATGAATTTAGGTTTTTTCATACGTTTGGTTTTATAATATATATAAGGACCATATTTACCTTGTCTTAATGTAGCTTCTGTACTAATTACGAGTAACACCTCGTTTGACACAATGGTAGACGGAATGGATAACACAATTTCACTGGTTGGAGTGATACTAGGGATGGATTGGTTTATTTCATGTAGACATGATTGACAGGTCTCTTCCCACCCACGTTCACCCTTTGCAATTAAATCAAGAGTATCTTCCATACGTTTGGTGTAATCATATTGAAATATAGGACCAAAATGTTGATTGAGTACTTGTATCACTTTTCTCCCTAAAGGTTCAATTATTAATTTACCACGTTCTGCTCCATATTCTTTCATAGTATCTATTTTGTGAATAGTACAATGGTCTACTTTAAATTCAACACAAGATATGGATTTACCAGAAACGTTGGTTTTCTTGACGTAGCCTCTCTCTTGTAATTTATCCACAATACCTGCATAAGTGGATGGACGTCCAATCCTTTTTTTTTCTAATTGATGTACTAAATTGGCCTCTGTATAATGTGACTTTAAATCTAGTACAGACACTTTGGAATGTAGTGTATGGAACGATATAGGTCCTTGTTTTAGTAATTGTAAAAAGGAAACATTGGACGCTTTAGTATAACCAGCGACCAGTTGCCAACCAGGAAATACCATTTGTTCGGAACAATGTGTGTATACATAGGGGGTGCAAGTTGTAACATGTGCTTGGATACAATTGTATTTGGCAGGTACCATACACGTTTCAATCGTATGATTACGTATCAATGTATACATACGTTGCTCCCTATGATTTAATTCAACGGTTTCACGTTCAATGTATATGGGTCGTATGGCTTCATGTGCAGCTGTATTGATTTCTATTTCATTCTCTTGAATAGGTTTATTAAATTCTAAACCATAGTGTTTAGAAATATAATCGGTCATAATATATAAAAAATCATTGCAATATTGAGTATTGTCCGTTCGCATGTAAGTAATGTACCCAGCTTCATATAATAACTGACATGACTCCATAACGGATTTAGGAGAAATACTTAATTTAGAACTACATGCTTGTTGTAAAGTACTGGTATTCCATGGTACCGGGGTTGGTTTATATTTGGTTTGAATGTCACTACAACTATAGACGTGTTCAAACGTTAAGGACTGGGTTAAAAAATCTTCTACTTCATTTGGTGTAGAAAATGAATGATTTAAAACAAATTCTATACGTTTAGAAGTAAATGTCCCGACCGTATTATATACAACTCGTCCAGAAGTACTTTCACATTCCAATTGGTTCTCGTATATTAGTTTAAGTGCTGGGGATTGACATCTTCCCGCAGATAAAGTCTTTTTGGTTTTTATATATCTATGCAATAAGGGTGATATTTTAAACCCAATGAGAAGGTCTAATGCTTGTCGCGTGTGTTGTGCGTTCACTAAATCCATATGTATAAATGTAGGGTTTGTAATGGCATGTGTAATTGCAGAACGAGTTATTTCGTGAAATTTAATGCGTTTGGTTGTAAAGGGTAATTGAAATAGATCACACACATGCCATGCAATAGATTCACCTTCACGATCATCGTCCAATGCTAATATGACCTCACTCGCTTCACGAATACCTTTACGTAAAAAGGAGATTTGCCTGATTTTAGATGGAATCACGTGGAATGTAATAGAATGATGTATGAAATCAATGCAATTCAAATCGTTCATGGTTCGTAAATGGCCACAACTTGCAAAACATTTATATCCTACCCCTAAAAATTGTTCAATCGTTTTACATTTTGTAGGCGATTCAACAATGACTGCAATATAAGTCATACCTATATACGGAATTTCCTATTAAATCCATTTTATTGTATAGTATGATGACGGTATTGTTGCCACGTTATATTCAAGGGTACCGCTTGAGTTTCGTCTACGTTTAAATTTTGCATATCCAATTTTTTACCCCGTTGTAAAGCACTGTCTATATATATTTCTTTTAAATATTGACCAACTAAAAACGCACCTTCATGTTGGTCAATTTCGTTATGTTCTATTTGATGTAATATATGTATGAACTTTGACATTATGTCTAAACTCAATTCATCTTTTTTTAGACGATTAAAAATATCAGTATAGTATGTAAATAAAAAAGAACACTTGGATTCTAACAAAGAATACAATTGTGACTCTTCCATAGAAGCATGTTTTAATTTTAATTGAATCATTGTATCCATATCGGATTGAATCTTGGAACTATGTTTTCTTTCTCTAATGTTATCTGTGACATCCTCTACATTATTAGCATGTATCATTTTACCCAAGTGTAGTCTATCGTCTTCGTTCATACTATTATATAAGTATCCTTTTTAAATTAAAAAAAAAAAAATATTACAATATTATAAATGCGTAAAAAATATAAAGGAGGAAGTAGTTCGCGTTCAAGCGTTGCACCTGTATTATCTTATCCACTAGCAGATGGGGCAACAAGTCAACGAGACAGTTCAATTATTGCATCCTCTAATATGAACGCAAAACAACAAACACAAATTGACCAGCACGGTGGAAGAATTTGTCCGTATTGTAATAAAACTATATCAAAACGTTCTACACGTCGCAAAAAAAAATCTTCCAAAAGACGTTTTAAAAAGTTTACGAGAGGTGGTAATTCAACCAATCGTATTACGGTTCCCTCATTCACAACGAATACCGTAAGTCCAACGAATACAAATTCTATATCGGTTTCAACCAATAGCGCTAGTTTACAATCCAATGCAAATGCAAGCGGAGATTGTTATGCTACAAACTCTTGTTAAGATTCGTTTGAATAGAGAACAATTCGTGATAATATTATCACAATATAGACTATGAAATCAACTGATATTACATTGACTATATTCATTATTATTGTATTCATTGCATTATTCCTAGTGAATATATTATCGGTTGGTATTAAGAATATTGAAGACAATTGGCCAACATATCGGTGTAATCCGGTCGTTATGCCATTTGCAGGATTATTTGGACAGGATGCCACTCAAAATTTTACATTTTGTATTCAAACCATGCAGTCCAATTATATGGACTTTTTGTTACAACCCATCAACTACAATCTAGACATTATTAGTAATTTAGGTGCATCTATAACAGGGGATATTGATTCTATACGAGCATTTATAAACAATTTGAGAAATGATATCACTTCTATGATTCAAGACGTATTTAGTATATTTTTAAATATATTAATTGAATTTCAAATAATCCTCATGTCTATCAAAGATATGGTGGGTAGAATGACAGGCATATTGACCACTCTTCTTTATACAGTGTCTGGTTCCATTACAACGATGGAGAGTGTATGGGCAGGTCCGCCAGGTCAGCTGGTTAAAGCATTACAGGGATTATGTTTTCATCCAGATACTTTATTATGTTTGGAAGATGGACAAACCGTAAAAATAAAAGACATTGAATTAAACAGTGTATTAAAACACCCAAAGGGTTGTTCTGGTGCCGTAGTTCAAAGTGTAATGAAAATAAGTAATTTAAACAATGGGCGACATCGTGAAACCTTGTACAGTATGAAAGGAGAAGAAAATACTTCATTTTTAGTATCTGGTTGCCATTTGATATACGACCAAGGTATGAAAGATTTTATTCCGGTTCAAGAGTGGATCCAAAGACACCCAACGGATGGAATTCAAATCAATGAGAATCATGATGTGTTATATTGTTTAATTACATCCAATCATACCATTCCAATTGGTAATTGGTTATTCCATGATTGGGAAGATAACAATGGGTCTTATGCAAAAACATTAAGTTAGAATTATATAGTACTATCATATGAATAACATTTATGACGATATAACAAACTTATATACTAAAAGTAGTTTCTCAGATAGATATGCTGGTGATATATGGATAACCATTATACTATGCATCATTGTATTTTTAGTATTTAATTATTATACCATTATCAATAATATTCAACCCATTGTAGATGATTGGGCGAATCAACGATGTAATCCGTCAGTGATTCCATTTGCAGGAATGATAAATGCACCAGAAGGAACATCGTCGTTTGAATATACGGGTGAAAATTTTGAATATTGTATCCAAAATATATTAAGTGACATTGCACAGTATGCACTTGCTCCTATCCAATATATATTAAGTATTCAAACCACGGTTATGAATGACCTGAGTTCAGCCATTAATGCTGTAAGAGGATTGTTTGACACTATACGTGACAGTATAGAAGAACAAGGCTCCGATTTATTCAATCGTTCACTCAACATCACGTTGCCAATCTTATATATGTTACGTAAAATGGAAGCCATCATGGGTAAAACACAAGGTGCAATTGTAAGTGGTATATATACATTGTATGGAGGTTTTCTAACCATGGAAAGTGGATTTTTATTTATTTATGAAGTCAGTGTAAATCTATTATGGATAATATTTACGTTTATAATGATTTGTTTTGCAGTTGGATGGCTTTTTCCACCTACTTTAGCAGCTGGTTTAGCTGCTTCCTCTTTTTTGGCGTTATTGTTAATACCCATTGTAATGTTTGTAGTGATAATGAACAGTATGAATGACGTATTTGCTTCGTCCAATCCTTCTACGCCACCCTATGTTCCTGGTTATTGTTTTCCAGGAGACACTCTAATACATACCAAACAACGAGGATTCATCCATATGAAAGATTTAGAATTAGGCGAAGTATTGTACGATGATAATGTGGTAACTTCTATTATGAAATCTACATCCAAAGATACCGTGTTTTATAAGATACGTAATGTCATCGTATCAGGAGGTCATCCCGTATTTGAAGAGAACCGAGGATGGGTAATTGCCTCATGTCATACAGAAAGTCGTCGTATAGATGAATTTAAGGAACCCTATATATATTGTATCGGGACGCAAAATAAAACAATATGTATTCAAGATTTATTATTTACAGATTGGGATGAAATAGATGATGAAGATATGCATGCCTTGAAACATCATCCAGAACTTGAACATTATTTACCTGTATCCTTTACACTTTCAGATATTCATACTTATTTAGATAGTGGACTACACCCCAATACAACGATTCGTTTAAGTTCAGGAGATATTGTAAGCATGAATGAGTTAATCGTTGGGGATATGTTATGGCACGGCGAGACGGTTGAAAGTATTATTCACATAAAAACAGATGATATTTATGCATTTTATGATATATCCTACAACGGTGAACCTATAGTGTCTGCTACTAAAAACATAGATATTATGTTGCTTGATACGTGTTCAGATGCACTCACTTGGACTAAAACTGACGCTCCATCTGAATGCATTCATATTATCACAAATAAAGATGGTTTTCAACTGAATCACGTATTTATCGGTGATTATAATCGGAGTATAGATAGATATTTGACCAATGAAATATTAAATAAATCTTATCGTAAATTATAATTTTATCTTTCTATTAACTATATGACGTTTATATATATGTTGGGCGAGAAGATATCTATAAGAAATCTTATTTTAATACTAGTGATAGGTATGTTTATAGGTACGAATGTATGGTGTAGCTGTTCTGGTGGAATACTTGAAGGGTTTCACTCTGGTAAAAATATTGCAACGGCTGGTCTTGATTATTCTATGGGTAAAGGTGTTCCAGTTTCATGGAAGGATAAAGGATTAGTTGAAACTGACACTGCAAATACACCGAATAATCAGTATAGTCATTTAAAGAATAACACAAGTGGAGATGTTCCTTTACCAGAAGGAGAATTATTATTGTTTAATGAGAATAGGTTTGACCCATCGTGTTGTCCTTCTACTTATTCAAACTCTTCTGGTTGTGCTTGTATATCTAGTGAACAAATGCAATATTTGAACGAACGAGGAGGAAACCGAACTTCAAATGACATATATTAAAAAAAAACAAAATTATTTATGATACAAAAATAAAATTAATCCTATCAAGAGAATCGTAAAACATAAGAATACATACTTTTCACGTCGTTTTAGTTGAGTTAAATCTTTTACTTGTTTTGGTTTATAATGTTCATAATAGTGCGACATGGCTTCTTCAAAGGTTAATGTTGGTTTCCGTAAAGATGCATTCACTCTATTATGTATAAAATGCGTCCATCGCATCAAAGATTGTCTTGAGTCTAAATAAGGTGTAACTGGATAAGTATCTAACAACACACTGAATTGATTACCAATCTCTTCTATAGGTAAAAACAAGGGTAGATTTTGATAGAATTCATAATATTTTTTTTTAATGACCTCATTAGGTGTGTATGGATAGGTCAATGCAATGGTATGCAATACAAACCAATACGGTGGACCCCATATATCTGGTTCTAGCGTCATATTAAAGGATATAAAGATGTTTTAATTACAAGAATAGCGTAATGACAAATACTAATTCATGTAATAACTGTTTAGAATACGGACATTCTTTTCATCAATGCAAAAAACCAATTACGAGTTTAGGTATTATTGTCTTTAAATACGATAAATATAATATACCTAATTATTTAATTATATGTAGAAAGGATTCGTTGGGATATGTGGATTTCATGAGAGGAAAATATAATCCAAATAATCCATTTTATCTTCAAAATATTATTAATGGGATGACTATCCATGAGAAAAAAAGATTGTTGTCTCAACCGTTTGATACATTATGGAAAGAATTATGGGGTGGAAATATAGACATTCACTATAAAGGGGAAGAACAAATGTCAAGGGATAAATATAATAAAGTAGTCCAAGGAATACAACATACACAAAGTGATTATACATTGCAATCTTTGATTGCCTCTTCCACTACACAATGGACGGAACCCGAATGGGGGTTTCCAAAAGGACGCCGAAATTATCAAGAAAAAAATATAAATTGTGCGCTTAGAGAATTTGAAGAAGAAACAGGATATCCTTCTACTTCACTTACTATAATGCAAAATATAATGCCATTGGAAGAGGTATTTACAGGGTCCAATTATAAGTCATACAAACATTGTTATTATATTGCCCACATGGATTCCGATGTACCTACCATGGGAATACAAAAAACAGAAGTGAGTGATATGAAATGGGTATATTTTAATGATGCTATACAGATGATAAGGGAATATAATATTGAAAAAAAAAATATCATTGAACGTGTAAATAAAATAATATGTAAATATAGAATATATATATAATTGATATGCAAACTTATAAGAAACCAATGACACGCAAAAAAAAATTAGTAGATCAATCATTAAACTTACGAAGACAAGAAATAGAATTACAAAATAGAATGCAATCAACGAATGGAGAATATTCTTATTTGTATCCATCTTTGGATGACCCTAACTTTAATGTGTCTATCGCTTCACGAAAAGAATTTTACGATACTAGGTATGAAAGACCGAACGATAAAGGTAATATAGAAGAGATATCCAATGCATTATGTAATGCATCCTTTGAACTTGCTCCGCATCAAATGTTTGTAAGAAACTTTTTATCTTTTCAAACACCTTATAATGGTATGCTTTTGTTCCATGGATTAGGTAGCGGTAAAACGTGTTCCGCTATTAGTGTTTCAGAAGAAATGAGGAATTATTTAAAACAAATGGGTCTTTCTCAACGAATCATTATTGTTGCTTCACCGAACGTACAACAAAATTTTTATTTACAAATGTTTGATGAACGAAAATTAGAATTGATTGATGGATTATGGAATATACGAGCGTGTACAGGTAATAAATATTTAAATGAAATTAACCCCATGCATATGAAAGGATTGACGAAAGATAAAGTCATCCGTCAAATCAAACGTATAATACAGTCTGCTTATTTATTTTTAGGATACATTGAATTTGCAAATTATATTAAAAAAAAATCGGAAGTATCTAGTGAACTAACGGTTGCGCAAAAAACAAAAGTTATAAAACAAAAATTGTTGAAAACGTTTCAAAATCGGTTGATTATAATTGATGAAATACATAATATTCGTATGACAGAAGATAATAAGGATAAACTCGTATCTGCAGAACTGTTGAAACTCGTAAACAATGTACCTCATATGCGGTTGTTGTTATTGTCTGCAACCCCCATGTATAACACATATAAAGAAATTATATGGATTTTGAATTTACTAAATATAAATGACGGACGATCTACCATTCAAGTCAATGATGTATTTCAAAGCAATGGTTCATTTAAAGTAGACGAGGAGGGCGAAGAAATAGGAAGGGAAATTTTAACTAGAAAGGCAACTGGATATGTATCTTTTGTGAGAGGTGATAATCCATACACATTTCCTTACAGACTATGGCCCAATGATTTTGACCCAAGTAAAACCTTGGGGAATATAACCATGCCTACACAACAAATGAACGGAATCACCATTATGCAACCCATTGAAATGTTATATTTATATTTTACAGAAATTGGTACAGTACAAGAAAAGGGATATGATTACATCATCAATCAATTCAAAGAAGTTAAAGACACAAGTAAACACATGCAGTCTTTTGAAAATATGGAAAAATTTGGATATACCATGTTACAACGTCCGTTGGAAGCACTCAATATTTTATATCCACATTCTAACTTAGAAGAAGGAAAACAAATAGACCCCAAAGAATTGGTTGGAAAAAATGGACTGAAACGAATTATGAAGTATAAAGAAACTACAACACCTTTATCTAGGGGTGAGTTTGAATATAGAACAACTGATTACGGTCGTTTATTCTCTCCAACAGAGATTGGAAAGTATAGTAGTAAAATTGAAAATATATGTAAAACCATTGCAACCTCGGATGGTATCATCCTAGTATACTCTCAGTATATTGATGGAGGATTGATTCCGATGGCACTTGCGTTAGAAGAAATGGGGGTGCGTAGAGCAGGAGGGAAATCCTTATTTAAAACGCAGGTGTCTGAACCAGTAGACGCAAATACATTTCAACCTAAATCACGTACAAGTGGAATATTTTCACAAGCATCTTACGTTATGATAACAGGTGATAAAGCATTGTCTCCCGATAATGTATCTGACCTGAGACAATGCACGGATATAGACAACAAAGAGGGTGAGAAAGTAAAAGTGATATTGATATCTCAAGCTGGTTCAGAAGGTTTAGATTTCAAATACATTCGTCAAGTCCATGTATTAGAGCCATGGTATAATATGAACCGGATCGAACAAATCATTGGGAGAGCGGTTAGACAATGTAGTCATAAAGATTTACCATTTCAAAAACGAAACGTTCAGATATTTTTATATGGTACCTTATTATCCAATCCAAGAGAAGAAGCAGTAGACGTATATGTGTATCGTTTAGCAGAATTGAAAGCTATACAAATCGGGTTAGTGAGTCGTGTCCTGAAAGAAGTATCTGTGGATTGTTTATTAAATTTTGAACAAACTGGTTTTAATGCAGACGATATGAAAATGGTAGTGAAACAAACGTTGTCAACCCAACAAACGATTGATTATGTCGTTGGTGATAAACCCTTTACGGCTACATGTGATTATTTAAGTAAATGTATGTATGAATGTAAACCAACCTATAAGGGTAACCTTGACATTTCAATGGATACTTATAATGAAACGTTTATTCATATGAATATTGATAAAATTTTACAACGTATTCGTGATTCTTATAAAGAACGTTTTTTTTATACAAAAGAACAATTAATTCAAGAAATCAATGCAACTAAACATTATCCACTTATTCAAATTAATTCTGCATTACATCAAATGGTAACAGATAACAACGAATATATAGTAGATATGTATGGACGAATGGGACGATTAGTAAATATAGGAGAATTATATTTATTTCAACCGTTGGAAATAAACGATGTACGTATACCTATGTATGAACGTTCCGTTCCGATTGAATATAAACGGAGAGATTTGCAATTTGAGGTACCAAATGAAGAACCTATACCGTCGTTTGAAAAGAAGACGACCAAAAATGATGTATGGTATTCCATGAAAGAACATTTTGAAACCTCTTTTGTCGTTCAAACCATAGATGCACCCACTGACGACTGGTATAACATATGTAGCGTAGTTATTCCACATTTAAAACAAGATGGGTGGAAACAAGAATTATTAGAGACGTTTATTGTACATCATATTATAGAATCCTTATTGTTTGAAGATACGCTTTCATTATTAAATTATATAGAAACCTTATCCGAACAAGACGATGTATTGTTAAAATATACACGGTCATATTTCAAACATAAGTTTATTCATTCTAAAGATATGATTGGAATACAACTTCAAAATTTAGGTAAACAACAACTGATAGTATCCTCTAATACATTACCACGTGAATGGAGTATTGCAAAGCCACAAGACTATGAAGACTTTTCTGAAGGGATTACTAAAAATATACAAAAGGTATTTCCTATTCAAGAACGATTGAATATATATATCGGGAGCATGGTCATATTTAAAAAGGATTATATGGTGTTTAAAATACGGGATATGTCTCAAACTAGAAATACTGGGGCTAGATGCGACCAAGCCAGTAAAATCAAATCCATCAAAATATTGAATGATGTATTGGAAGAAACCCAATATACGGTTAAATCTTCCTTTTCAAGATATGAACTATGTATTATTCAAGAGTTTTGGTTCCGAAAAAAAGATTTAGAACAAACCCAACAAAAGAGATGGTTTTTAACTCCATACGAAACTATTTTGATTAATGAATTATAACCGAAAAATGAAATGATTTAAAAATTATCTTATCTTTACATTATGAGTACTACGTCCGTCGTTCAATCAGCAAATAAAGCAGACATGTTACGACGGAAACAAATACGAGGAAATCAAATATTTTCACAGGCCATTATACATCATCGTCTTTCTTTATCCATAGTGTACATTGATGGAAATATCAAACAAACTTTGCAAGATAAAATTGAGTTTGATATCGGAGGGAAATGCATTGTAGATGGATTTGTAAAAACAGGCTCGTGTAAGGTATTGAGTTATTCGTGTGGAAGACTTCAAGGTTCAGATGTCACGTTTGACGTCGTTTTAGAATGTTTAATTTGTTGTCCAGTGGAAGGGATGATTATTGATTGTGTCGCAAAATTCATTACAGAAACTGCAGGTATCAAAGCAGAATTAGAAAGTAGTCCTTCTCCGTTAATCCTATATATTGCAAGGGACCATCATTATAAACATGCAGAATTTAATAATGTTCGTATTGGAGATAAGCTAAAAGCCAAAATTATAGGACAACGGTATGAATTGAACGACACGTATATATCAATCATTGCAGAATTGGTTAGTTATACTTCTTCAGAAGTCAAACAGACACAATTCACCATTAAAAAAAGCCAGTTAAAACCTTAGGTGTAAAATCAACCAATGTAATGGAAGATATATTAGAAAAATAGGAATTAAAGATGTGTTAATATGTCTACTAATATGCTATCTGTATTGAAAACGGATATTGAAAATATGACGTTTCAACATCAAATTGAAGTGTTACGAATTTTACATGAGCGTAATTATATTTCATTAAACGAAAATAATAATGGTACATTTGTGAATCTTACTAAATTGTCGGTCGAAGACGTTTCATTGTTGCGGGAATATTGTGATTATGTAAATCAACAACAAAATACTATAACCTCTGTAGAAGATGAAAAAAAATATATCCAAGATACATATTTCAAACCTAATAAAGACACTACGATAAAATGAAGATATGAACGATTCTATCCTAGAAAATCTGAAACCTTATATGCTATACGAAGAGCATCTTCGTAGTTGGAATTGTATTTCAACCATTGTAGAAACTCCACCTACTGTAATTCCTCACATTATAAAGATTCAACCCACTAAGGCATCCACAATCACCATTCCAAAACACATTCAAGACACTTTATTTTGGTGTTTTTATATCATTGTGGAAGGATACCATGAGATAGATTATGTATTCCAATATCCGTTTAAATACGAACAGGAATTCAAATATAAATGTATTGCAAAATTAAAACCAAAGTTATCCATACTTAAATCTTTAAAAATAAATATACAATCGGTAGAAAGTGATGTGGTTATGAATAAATTCTTGACTTTATCCAATTTAGGGGCTTTAGCCATTGCACAAGAAAAATCAATCCTTGTGAAATGTGATGAACTATATTATGATTTTAATTATGGTACATCTTATTATTTGATTGAACGACGAGGTCATATTTTTTTTCTTCATTTAGGCGATGTAAACGATTTAATACGTACCATTCAACAAGATTGTTATTGTATAAATCCACGTAAAGTGATAAAAAGTGTGTCTGCGTATACTTTAAAAGAGTTACAAACGATTTCAGAAAAGCTTAAATTACCAATACGTAATCAAGATAAACCCTACACCAAACAAATATTGTATGATGCAATTAGTTCAAAGATTAAAAAATTGACATAAATAATCTATGTGTATATACTATACACATGTCTAAAATGCAACCAAACCAAACCGGGTTAAAACAAATATTACAATCGTATTTGGAGAATGTCCGAAGTAGCGGTCGGGATGGTATGACTGAAATGGAAATTCGGTTTGGTACTGCTCGCGGAATGAGACCCATTAACCGTATACAGTATGGGGATGTCATTCAACGATTTTTATCTGCAGGATTTCAATTGTCGGATGCGAAATATTTATTGAGGGTGAATAGTAACTTTACAGATTCAAAGAGTGGTTCAACCCGACTCTCAAACATAAGAGCAGAATTATCTGGACTGGATGCTATATCCGAGTACTGTAAACATAATACAATTGACACGTTTTATACCAATGGACGTGCCTCGTTTATTCAAAAAAGCTCTTTCACTGTGAATGAACGTCAGATTTTGCCGTATGATGCACCTGATTTTAATATGAGAGCATCTTTGAGTAATGAAAAAGACATGGGTTCAACTGCAATGGTTCGTACAATGGTCTCGGACTGGAAAGACCATAAAAAAATATTTAGATATATGATTCGTCATACATTGACACATCCAGATTTTCCACTGTCGGTAGATGTTAGTATTGTAAAACAATCTAGACAGAAAGGTAAATATGTAGAACAATCTTATACCTTTACGGAAGCCGGATTAAGCAAGTCTCCTGAACGATATGAAATTGAAATTGAGATGGATAATCTTAAAGTTGGTGTAGGTTCAAAGTATAGTACGACAGAATCATTATATATAGCGGTTAAAAAGACAATCTTATACGTATTGTCTGGATTACAAGGAACCAATTTTCCAATATCGTATTCCGAACAGTTTAATATTTTGGATTACTACATGCGAATGATTTGGAATGATAAATATAAAGAAGGACAGAGAATACAGCCAAAACACTTTATAGGACCTTCGTCTGTATCGCTTCAACTCAATAATGTATCTGAACAAAATGAAGATGCGAATTATCCTAATATACGGAATGCGTATACAGTGACTGAAAAAGCAGATGGTGACCGTAAACTATTGATGATTGCAGACAATGGGCTCATTTATTTAATAGATACAAATATGCGTGTTCAATTCACAGGTGCAAAAACGACCAATTCTGATTTATTTGGCTCTATACTGGACGGTGAACATATCCTTCATAATAAAGAAAAGGTATTTATTAATTTATATGCGGCATTTGATATTTATTATCTACATCGAAAGGATGTTCGTTCATTAGGATTTATCGGTGATGAAGATAGTTCAGGTTCATTTCGTTTACAGTTGTTAAATCGGCTCATGCATGATTTGAAATCGGTTAGTGTAACGTCTAGTGAAAGTCCATCTCCCATGAGATTTGAACACAAAACCTTTTATAGTAGTAGTCCAACCCAAAGTATATTTCAAGCAAGTCAATTCTTACTTCAACGTATAGACGATGATTTGTTTGAATATGAAACCGATGGTTTAATTTTTACACCAATGACCGCTGGCGTTGGTTCTAACAAAATAGGTGTCACTACAATGCCTATGAAAAAAACATGGGAATATTCTTTTAAATGGAAACCACCTGAATTCAATACCATTGACTTTATGATTACCATACAACGTGATTTAGATGGACGAGAAGATATTAAACATATATACCATAATGGAATGGATGTAAATGTATCTAGTCAAATTACACAATATAAAACACTTATCCTTCGTGTTGGATTTGATGAATCTTTACATGGATATGTGAACCCGTGTTTAAATGTAATTGAAGATGTATTACCGTCTACAGAGGATAAAGATAATGAAGAAGGGTATAAACCAATGCAATTCTTTCCTACCAATCCAGCAGATGAACAAGCCGGTATATGTCATTTGATGATAGAACCTGCACAAGGTGGTACACGAGAAATGTTTACCGAAAATCGTGAAATCATTGAAGACAATACAATTGTTGAATTTAGGTATAATATGGATAAAGAAGTGGGTTGGCGATGGGAACCTTTACGTATACGTTATGATAAAACCAATGAATTACGTAATGGAGGTAAAAATTATGGTAATGCATATCATGTGGCTAACAATAATTGGCATTCCATCCATAATCCAGTGACACAGGAAATGATAACAACTGGAAATAATATACCTACCTTTACACCTGACGATGATGTATATTATAATCGCGTTTCAAACACAACGGTTACACGAAGTTTGCGGGATTTCCATAATTTATATGTAAAAAAGAAACTCATCGTAAGTGTATCTAAGCCAGATGATATTTTGATTGATTATGCAGTGGGCATGGGTGGCGACTTTACAAAATGGATTGAAGCGCGATTGAAATTCGTATTTGGTATTGACATATCAAGGGATAATATAGAGAATCGTTTAAAAGGAGCATGTGCTCGTTATTTAAATTACAAAAAAAAATATAATCGTATGCCAAGTGCATTGTTTATAGTTGGTAATTCCTCTGTAAATATACGTGATACCAATGCCATTTTCACAGAAAAGGGTAAGCAAATTACAAATGCAGTGTTTGGAAAAGGACCGAAAGAGTCCAAGACTCTTGGGAAAGGTGTATATAGACATTATGGTATTGCTGAAGATGGATTTGACGTTGCTTCTATACAATTTGCGATGCATTATATGTTTGAGAACATAACCACACTTAGTAACTTTCTTCGTAATGTGAGTGAGACTGTAAAAGTAGGCGGTCGTTTCATAGGAACATGTTACGATGGGTCTCGGGTATTTAATATGTTATCGTCTAAATCACAGGATGAAAGCATAGTACTACAAGAAGGTACAACTAAAATGTGGGAAGTTGTAAAACGATATGATAAGTCAGAGTTTCCAGCAAGCGAAGAATCCCTCGGGTATGCGGTAGATATATTTATGGAGTCTATTGGTAAAATGTTTCGCGAGTATCTAGTTAATTTTGAATATTTAGACCGATTAATGCATAACTTTGGGTTTACTTTATTATCAGTGAAACAAGCAAATGAAATTGGACTTCCACACGGCATTGGAACGTTTCATGAATTATATACCCTTATGTATTCAGATACAGAAAGAACTCCAAGCATTCGTTCTGATTATGGATTAGCCTATACTATGACCGAACATGAAAAAACTGTATCCTTTTTAAATAATTATTTCATTTATGTAAAAACACATGCAGTGGATGCAAAATCAGTATCAGAAGAAATGATACGTAACTATCCAGAACAAACCAATGAATTACCTGTAAAAGTTAGTATAACCGCAGTAGAATCCACGGTGGAACCAAAACAAGTACCAAAATCTATTAAATTAAAGAAAAAATTAAAACTAGTAATGGAAAATGAATAAAGGATATAAATATTACAAAGGAATATGTATTATGTCAATCTATAATTTACCAAATTTATGTAATACGAATGTATGTAATACGAATGTATATACATACATTATTTCAAGTCATTCCAGTATTGACCTTATTCAAGTAGTTATAAGCCATACGTTATATCAATACGTACGCAATTTAAAAGATGTACTTTATAAATCAGAAAAAAAACAAATAGACCCATATAAATATATTTATTCTATTCTACCGATTAAAACGTCATATTCATCGACGTATTATAAGATGTGTGAAATATATAAAACCTTTAATATATTAGAACAATTACCAAGGAATTGTAAAAGTTTTCATTTTACAGATAATATAGATGGTTGTGGATGTATGGAATCCCTAAAGGCTTGTAGGCAGAATAATCTAGACCAATATAGTAAAAGAACACAAACCAATGATTTTTTTGATAGTAACAAGGTTCAAGAATGTTATACTATGTATCATGGAAGTTGTCATCTAGTAACTGGATATTACAAACAAGATGAAGAAATTCAACAATCTAAATTATTATTTACACATTGTATTTATGCATTTGCTTGTCAAAAAAAAGGGGGTGATTTTATTTTAAAAATATCAGATATATATACTCAACCGACGATTGATATATTGTATATATTATCATCACTTTATGAGAAAGTTCATATTTATAAACCCTATACAAGTAGTCCTTTAAGTTCAGAAAGATACGTGATATGTATGAATTTTCGTTTAGAGGATACAAAAGATTTAGTGGATAAAATGTCTATTGTTTTAAAGAACTTTATAAATACAATGTATCCAGATAGATTTTTACAGTGTGATATACCCTATTCTTATATTTGCATAATACAAGATATTAATGCTATTATGGGACAAACGCAATTAGAATATATGAATGTTACTTTAAAACATTTACAATGTTCAACCAATGAAACCGCTGATTATAAGATACAACAACACAACCATAAATGTATTCAATGGTGTAAGAAATTTAATTTACATGATATATTTTAAACCTGTTATAAATACATTGCATTCCATTTAGAACCCTCCGATTTTATGGGTAACAATATATTCACTACATCAACGGTAACCGTATATGGATAAGTAATCTTTCCTAATTTACACATGGATTCAAATAAACTTGTATTTGGGGTCAATAACCGAAACAAATTAATCTTGGTATATATGGTCTCAAGACAACGTTTCAAATTACGAACACCCGATTCATTGTCTGTATAATTAGTTATGATGTAACCCATAGTATCTTCAGGAATTATAATATCTTTTTCATCAAAACAGACTTGTTCACGTATTTTAGGTATAAGATAATCCCTTGCAATGACGATCTTTTCTTTTGTATCATATCCATTGGTTTGAACACGGTACATTCTGTCCAATAATATAGGATTAATTTTACTTTCGTCGTTATAACTAAATATAAATAAACAACGACTTAAATCAAAATCCAATTCAGCAAAGTATTTATCATGAAATTTAGAATTTTGAGTTGTATCCGTTAGATGTGTAAGAATTCCAATGATTTCCTCACCTCTCGGTGTATCACTTACTTTATCTAATTCATCAAAGAAGAATACTGGGTTCATATATTTACACTGAATCAGATGATCTATTATTTTACCCCATGTTGACCCTTCATAGGTATAGGAATGTCCTTCTAAAAAACTCGCATCCGTGGCACCCCCTAATGTTATGAATGAAAAGTTACGTCCAAGTACTTTACTGATACCATCCTTTACAATCGTCGTTTTACCTGTACCCATGGGTCCTTTGATTGCAATCGCAGTACCGATGGAAGATGGATTGGTAACCCATTGACCAATCATTTGCATGATTTGTAACTTCATATCATTCATACCATATACTGCTTTATCCAGTATTTGTTTTGCATTTTCCATAAACTCTGAACACTTTTCAATACCATCTTCTTTTAAAGTAATAGGATGTTGTTTGTATTTACCAAAAGGTATTTGCATAAAGGTGTCTACCCATTGTTTGATTTTATAATATTCACTATCACTTGGTTCTAATTGGTCTAGTGTATTTATTTTTTTATATGCAATCACTTTGTATTCTAATGGTATATCTGTCCCCAACAACTTTAAACGATACGGTTTATCTATACTATAATTATCAATCAGTTCTTTCATATCGGTTAGTACCACAGATTGTTCTTCCATGTTAAGTTTATCCTTAAAATATTTTACATCGTTCATCATATTTTTTTCGTGTAAGAAAGACTTAAACTTTTTTATGTTACTTGTAATGTGTTTACGATTTAAACGGTCAGATTTATCTGGGGTTTCTTCTGATTCTTCTGATTCATCTGATTCATCTGATTCATCTGATTCTTCTGATTCATCGTCTACTTCTTTAATATGAAATTCAATTTTAAATTTCGTAGGAGAATCCTCTTCCTCTTCCTCTTCCTCTTCCTCTTGAATATGTCTTTTTTTTAAGCGCACTTTTTCATCAGAATAATATGTATTTTTAGGTGTATCACGAACACGTTGTCTTGCATGACGAGATGGGAAAATTTTAGAAATAAACTTTCTATATTCATGAAGGTCAATCGTCTCTTCCTCAGACCCAGACGTCCAATCCGAATCATCATCAGATGAGGTATTATCTGGAATGTCTTTAACGATTTTACGGTTCATCGTTTTACTACGAGTATTATAAGAATGTTTTGTTCTGGAAGCCATTGTTGATACTTTTCAGAATGAAAAAAATATATTCAATTTTATGCAAAAACAAATATATACTACTGAATTATTTAAATATAGATTGTTAACTCATACCATGGAGCAAGAACTATCTAATCGTAACGGTGTATCCTTAATGTATAAAAAAAATAATGACCAAATAGATTTTAAATTAAAATTGGAAATTATAAATAATCAGTTCTACCTTGATACATTGATTGATTTTAATATATTCAAATTAATAGAATCACTAAATACTGATATCATTGAATGTATTCATATGGAACAAACCGATGATTTAGATACTATGAATATATGTATGGTATTAAAGCCAATTGGAAAAGAAGTTGGATTGTCACAAAAATATATTTTATCTAGAACCACAAAAATCCAATCCAATCATAACGTTCAGTTCATATCTAATGATTTAAAAGAGTTAGGTACAATCAAACTTAATGTAGAGGCAGAACCAGTTAGAAAAAATTCGGCGATTTTGAATATAGATATAATGAGTAGGTTTCATCTCAATGTAACCTATTCATTCAATTTGGAACTTGAATCTGAATTACCTATTTACATGGAAAAATTACCAGGACAACTTATACAAAAGATGTTTATACGATTAAAAACATGGTTGGAAACTATTCAATCTTAATATCATTATGTAAAATGTTTAAACACAACTAATATAAACTATATTATGTTTATAATACCAACCGTTTTATATGCATTCTGGCAATACGGTTGGTATTGTTTAGGACGTTCCCGATTAGATTGTATGAGAAATATGACAAAGTATTTGTATCATAAAAATATTGTATTTTCTAAATTGTTTCAAAATATGTCAATTGCAATCAATATATTGAGTAAAGAAGAAATTGAATTATTATATTCTTACAATGAACACGTTCCTTTTACTTTAAATGAACTCTACGACATTCAAATTATAATGGATGATTTAAATATACACTCCGGAAAAGATAAAATTATATTAACTTCACCACTACCTTGTAAATCTGGTATGATATCCGTTGTATATTATGCTACAATGGGTGAACAAGATATTGTGATAAAAGTCAAACGTCCAAATATTACCATTCAATTACTTGAAGGCTTAAACGAGTTCAAACGTTTAATTCAATGGATACAATATTTACCTTATTTATATGAATTTGATTTACTAACCATATATCATGAAAATACAACAGACATGATAAACCAAGTTGATTTTAAGAATGAAATTAACAATTTGATCTCCATACAACACAATTTTAAAAATATAAAATATGTGGTTATCCCAACCGTATATCCAATATTTACATCTCTAAATGATAATATTATTGTCATGGAACGATTAATTGGCAATAAACTTCAAGATATCAGTATAAATACTAGATTATATGAACAATATATATTATTACTTTTTAAACTTACTATAAAAAGTTTATTATACGATGGATGTTATCATGGTGATTTACATACAGGTAATATAATATTTCTTTCTGAAGAAGAACCAAAAATTGGATTGATAGATTTCGGTATAATTGGTAGAATCACACGTGAATCCCAAAATAATTTTTATAATTTTATGAAAGCATCTTTGTTAGATAAGGATTTTGATAAAGCATCTTATATAGTGACAACACATATGTTACATCCTCCTTCCAACTACAATGAGTTGTCTTTACTCACCAAACAAACTATATTAAAGGATATTATAAATATATTAAAGAATACTGAACTCACCGGTACATTTGATATTCAATTTATGTATAATTTAAATCATGTATTATATAAGCATAAATTATCATTAGATCGCGATTTTTGTAAAATACAACTCTCTATGTTAATCTCTTTTAGCGTAACAGATGTGTTATGTAAAAAATGTGATAATACATTTATACATTATTTTAGTCAAGCTTTGGTTGAATTCTTTAATGACGAATTAAATCTAGAATAAGCATTTCTTGTCTGCTGTTTTTTAATTCGTTTTGTTTTTTTAATTCGTTTTGTTTTATATTTGGTATTCCCTCCACTGAAGGATTGAAACTGGGTGTTAGTGGGTGGACCATACCTAGGGTCAGTGGGTGGACCATACCTAGGATCAGTGGGTGGACCATACCTAGGGTCAGTGTGTGGACCATACCTAGGGTCAGCGGGTGGACCATACCTAGGGTCAGTGGGTGGACCATACTTAGGATCAGTGGGTGGACCATACCTAGGTTCAGTGTGAGGACCATACCTAGGATCAGAAAGTCTTAATTGATTTGAGTTTGTAGTTTTAGCAACGTCGCTTGAAAACATCACGGGGAGTGTCTTAGTTTTAAACGAGGTAGCACGATAGGCAAAAAAAGGTCGCCCGTATAATTCTTCATATAAATGATCGATTGTATGTCGCTTGGATTCACATATTAATTTACTTCGGTTTGATGTTGTATTTCGGTCTTTTCTTATTACAATTAATTCCACAACGACGTTTAAACCATTTAATATATTTTGTATTATAACATTTTTTAGCTCACTTTTTAAGATAGTATACAATCGTTTTTCTAAAAAAATGGTTGTATTTGGAGATAACCAAAGATTCATCATATACTTTATATTCTTTTCAACCATCCCTTTATCTATAGCCTCCTCGTATGAAATTCGTGTATATCCGTGTGAAGGGTCTGTATTACGAAGGATGAGTTGATGAAATAAATAAGGAGACGTAAGTACTTGTTGTATAGATGATGTTTCGTGAATACTTTTTTTAATTAATTTATCTTTAAGAACAAACATATTTGGAAAAAAAATCTGCTTGGAAGATATAGTATTATCAACCATAGATGGTACAAACTTCAACCCTTGTAATTCAATATCACCTTTTACATTAAGGACTATTTCTATAGTAGTCATGTTATAAGCAAATATTTATTAATTTATTACCGAATACGTTCTATATATCTTCGTCTTATGTTTGCGGTCATCATATTGAGGAATTGTTGTATAAAAAAAATATTCCAAAAAGTTCAAGAACGTGTGGAGAACCACATAAAAACCGATTAGTTAATAAATGTAAATGATTGTAGTAAAGGTGTTTGCGATGAATCGTATAAAAAATGTTATAATTGTGCCTTTAATAACTTATAGAAGTATATTACACTTGAGTGGTGTTTCGGGTTCAATCTTTTTTACGCGTTTTTTTGGAGAACGGTGTTCATATCCAGATACTCTTTCTACTTCAATAATGTTCCATACCTCTTGTAAAATAGGAAGTGCATGTTCAAACCATAACTTGTTTCGTTCCACAAACACTACACTTACTTCATCTAGTTTCCAATAAATGTTTTTTAACCATGTTTTATCTTTATGACGGTTCATGTTATCATGAACCCAAGTTTGAATGCATTCTTTATCGGAGGCCCAAGGTGAATATTCATATATAGGTTGGGTATCATCTATAAATAACATACACACTCCTTTTGATTTTCCATCTGATGTTTGCGTGTATGTACCATCTTGTTCAAACTCCTCTATATTTTCGTATTCTTTAAATCTGGTTTCTACAAAATCACAATTGTCTAAATCACACACTTCCATTTGTATTTGCATTTGTATCCAATATTCTTGTTTTGGAATACCTGTAATCACTCTATTTACAATATTCTTAACTTCAATCATTCGTCCATATCTAGTAGATGTTTCGTCTGTATTGATTCCATCGGGAGAAGCTGCAATATATGAGTAAGTAGAATGAGGTATACAACCAAAATCGCTTACAATCGTATTATAAATATGCTGATACCATTGTAACGTAACATATTCATATTTATGTCCCCAATGCATGGGTGAATCTATATTGACATTAGAATAACGTTTTACATCCATAGGTGCACATTTACTATAGATTAATTGATTACGAGTACTATCACTTCCAAAGGCTTTCCAAATACTACTTGCAGTAAGATATTTATGCCTAAATAAATACCATTCGTCTGTCCTTTGTTCTGGTTGAGGTATATTAGATAAATAGGTAAGTTTTACGCGCATTGTAGTAACATTTGGAAGAACATTGCTTTCTTTTACACGGGAAGAGCGTTTTGGATGTTTCATGAAATAGTTAGCGTATGCCTCTTTTACTATTGCATGAACAATATCCTCGGATATGTCTTGATAGACACACTGTAGATAGGATTGAGATAACATACACGTACTATAGTATAAGTCATCGTCAAAGGTAGGCACCATATAACTCAATGGATGATAACATAAAAGTGAATTTAGAATGTCTTCTACCATTTCGTAGACTTCAACTAAGTCATTTGTAGGAATGTCTTGAATTTGCATGTTAACATAACTATATTGAATTCATTTAGGTTCAATTTATGTAATAATTTTTTTTCTACTTAATCTACCACGATTTAAAGAGGCAGACGTAGATACACGCTTATCTATTTTTTTTAATGAAAAATGTAGTGTTTGTTTATTGAATATCAAACATGGTATATCTATTACGGTTTCAGCGTCTTTATCATAATTGATTTCCTTTACTTTTTGTAAACGATTACGGTCTAGGGATAATGATAAAAATTGTTTGAATGTAACAATATCGCATAACCCATCCGTTAATTCGTTGCAATGACTATCTGCATAATCGTATAATTTTTTTAATTTATCACTAGAGTCTAATCTTGCCCATGTAAGATTTTTTATAGAATTCATGTCTTGTTCTAATTTTTTTTCTATATCTTGTGTATCATATGTACTTGTTGTAAAATGTGTATTCTTACCATGCATAATCATCGTTTTATATTGAATATTTTTTAGGTCATTGCATGCTTCACTTGATTTAGACATTACTATATATTATCCATCGTTATGTTTAACTCATTTAAATCTAATAGAACAAAAACTCATTTAATTAACCTGACAAGTAGCAAGCTTTTGAATAGTCGCAGCCTTGGTCCCATGAACAGCCATCAATACACCCTTTGCAACCGGAAGGGCCATCGCAGCAACATGGGAGGGTCCCTGTAGGCCGAACCCTACCGCGGGTTTCTGCTATTCTTACACCTCCTGCACGTGTAGAAAACATACTGCGTGATTTTCCGATACCTCCTAATTGATTGATATAAAATACTGCAAATCGGTTACTCCCATAACTTCTAGTATAATTGACACCCGAAATACGACCAGTATATGAAGGTAACCCTTGCTTTTTATTACCACCTCCTTGTTTACCGTTCAATGCAATGAACTTGGACGAACCAGCATTTCCTGCCGAAAAAGTTACTGTCATATACTATATATATATATATATAAATTATCGGGTAACTATAATAGAATGCAAGAAAGAAAGTGTGTATGGATACACGGAAAACATAATGTGGATGGTTTAGAACCAAACAAAACTAAACGCATTTTGTTAAATGCAATTGAGATTGAACCATCCCACGATGAAACTATACCCTTATTGCAGGTAGGTCACCCTTTGTACGCTAAAGGATTACAAAGGATACAACAAAAACTGAATAGTTATAAACATCAAGATATAAAAAAAAATATATACGATAAACATACCATGATATCACTAGATGAGACATATGATAAATTATGTCACCAAGATACGTGTCATTATTGTATGAAACCAATCAAAATTATATATAGACAGGTTCGTGACCCAATGCAATGGACCCTGGATAGACTGGACAATACTAAAAATCATAGTAATGACAATACGGTGATATGTTGTCTTAAATGTAATTTAAGGCGTGGCAGAATAGACAATGATAAATTTTTTTTCACAAAAAGAATGTGTATAATTACTCCCAAAAAAAAACGAATTGAATTTGAACCAGAACCGAAGAATATAATGAATAATTAGAATTAATAATATTTATTATTACAATGTGTGGTATTGTAGGATGTTTAGGAACGAATGTTTCACAATATATTATAGATGGTTTAAAACAATTACAAAATCGTGGTTATGATTCAGCTGGTATTAGTTTAATTTATGAAAATCAATATAAATTATATAAGCATGTATCTTTCCAAAATAGTAGTGCTATACAACAATTAGAAAATACAGTTTATCCTATTTCACACAATGGAATAGGACACACACGTTGGGCAACACACGGTCCAAAAACATATGAAAATTCTCATCCACATATGAGTTATCATAAACAATTTATGTTGGTTCATAATGGTATTATAGAAAATTACCAAGAACTAAAAAATTTTTTACTTGCAAAACAATATGTGTTTTATTCTCAAACGGATACTGAGGTCATTGTAAATTTACTTGAATATTATTTTTATTTTGAAAATAATGTAGAAAAATCTATTTCAAAAGTTTGCGAACGTATGCAAGGAACGTGGGGGTTATGTATCCAATATATTAATGAACCAAATAAATTATATGTAATTAAACGTGGAAGTCCAATAATCATTGGTAATGGTGAATCTTTTGCATTAGTTTCTTCTGAACCAAGTGGATTTTGTAATAAAATGACACATTATTTTGAATTAAAATCAAATGATATTTCTATTCTAAGTTATGAAAATAATAAAGTAAATATAAAAACTCAACAGCATTATAATTTAAATGCTTTTGTATATGAACACTATTGTTTAACACCACACCCTTATAAACATTGGACTTTCAAAGAAATTATGGACCAAAAAAAAATTGTATCATGTGTAACAAATCAAGGCGGTAGATATTTAGAAAATGGAATCATTCAATTAGGTGGATTGAATCAACATAGAGAATTATTAAGACATATTGAACATATTATATTTCTTGGATGTGGAACCTCTTATTTTTCATCTAATATTGGTGCCAAATATATGAAAAAATGGTGTAATTTTACTACTGTTCAAGTATTTGAAGCAAGTGATTTCACTATAAATGATATACCTCAAAATGGTAAATGTGGTTTTATATTAGTATCTCAATCGGGTGAAACAAAAGATTTACAAAGATGTTTAGAGTTTTTGGATAATCATATTACTATTGGGATTATAAATAAAGTAGATTCATATATTGCTCGTGAAGTATTGTGTGGATGTTACTTGAATGTAGGACGTGAGGTAGGAGTGGCATCAACTAAATCATTTATGTCTCAAGTCATTATGATGAGTTTAATAAGTATATGGTTTGATCAATTACACAATGGATTATGTATATTTCATCAAAAAGTAATTCAAGATTTAATTATGTTAGAACAACAAATTGAAAATACAATTCATAATAGTATTTTAGAAGTAGAAAAATATTATAGCGAAATTAAGGATCAATGTTATATATTAGGAAAAGACCAAGATGAATATATTGCCAAAGAAGGTGCTTTAAAAATCAAAGAATTATCTTACATTCATGCTGAAGGATATTCATCTTCAGCATTAAAACATGGACCCTATGCTTTATTAGAAAAAGATTTTCCAGTCATTTTGATTTCACCCAAAAATGATTATTGGACAAAAAACGAAAACATTTATGAAGAAATGAAAAGTAGACATGCAAATGTCATTATTATTACAAATGAACCAATTGATAGAGAAAAAGTTATTTTAGTGGAAGAAAATAAAACCTATCAATGTTTATTAAATATAATTCCTCTACAATTATTTGCGTATGGTTTATGTATTCATAATCATTTAGACCCTGATCAACCTAGAAATTTAGCTAAAGTGGTTAGTGTTGAATAAACACTTTATTGATTCATTTTTTCTATACATGTAATCACAAAAAATAGTGATTACATATTGTTTTACAATTGGATAGTTCATACCATATAGATAAAAATCTTCATTAACGATCATATTTTTTTTTAATTTAATATAAAGTGAACCCGTTGTATAAATATATTAGATATATGTATTATGAAATGCACAGTGTGGACGTCTGGTGAGCCTGCAATTCGTAGCGTACAAACGTGTAAACCAATACAACCATCTGGTGAATGGTCAGACCCATTGTTTCAAGAACCTACACGAAAAGACAACATGAATGGTAAATTAAGTAATCGTCACTTGTTACAACATTCTTTACAAAATCCATTTATGATTGGTAATAATTATATGGATGATTTGAATATACAAGAACAGTTTTTACGGCCTAAATCATCCCATGTTGAATCTAAAGAACAAAAAGTATTTAAACCATAAAATGTTTATAGTATAATGACTGCTGTAAGACAAACACAAAATAGTGTGTTACTTCATAATTTAATGCGATTTTATAAACAAGAAGATAATTTTAACACTATGTTGAGTATCATTAACGGGAAATCTCCAATCTCTCTAAGGATTGTAGATTGGTTTTCGACGAATTATGCAAAACAGTATTATATAACGTATAAGACTCCTACATGTGACCGATTTAAGGTGTATGTAGATTATAAATTAAACTTGAGATCATATTCTAAAAAGAGATTTGACCCTTTTTGTAGATGGGACCGAATCAATATACCCTATAAAGAAAATCAGTATATTCAAACCACGATCGGACAATTGAATTTCTTTAAATGGGCACTTGAAAATGGCGTTATACATTATATTGAAGAGAATTATAAAGACATTGAAACCGATATGAATGCTAGAAATAGTTCTTCTAAACGAACCAAGGATGCTAGTCAATCTAGGAAACGACGTGAAGAATTATCTATCTCTGCATCTAAAACTATTTTACATGAAGAAGTACAAATTACAGTAGAATTTGTATAGTTATACCTTTATTTTTGCTATAATCAATTCTATCCGTGAAACGGTTTGATTACAGGTGGAATAGGTATCTTTTAAGTTATTTAATCCTTTTACCGAAGATGATAAATATTTTCGTAATTCATAGGTATCACATAATTCTTTATTACTTTCTAAAATAATTAAACTTTGATTTACAATTGTATTGATTTTTTTCAAGGTTTCGTTGCGACTATCTTGTCTATTCCAACGTCTAAACCATTCTGGTATTAAACTCATGGGTTCAATATTAAGATACGTATCTCGTGTTATTATTTTTTGATTAATTTCAAGCTTTTCTAATATTTTCAAGTTTATAATAATTTCTTCAATATCCATTTCTGTACTATATATATTTTATAATTGATTCGTATTCATTTATAAAATAAATGAATATGAATAATATAAGGATATGGGGAATCATCATTCAATCAAAAAAATAAATTTTGAAGATATGCAAACATTGATATATGATTCCAACACACTTGTCATCAATACGCTTTTAGCGGATAAACAAGATTGTCTAATTATAAATACATTACCGTGTGAACATGAAACAAAACAAATCAACGATATGTTAGGACAAGGACAACTAAATAAAAAAATGGTGATATATGGGATGAACGCATGTGACGAAGGTATTGTTACCAAATATAATCAGCTATTCAAACTTGGATTTACTCAATTATATATATATACAGGAGGTTTATTTGAATGGATATTATTACAAGATATTTACGGAAATCAATTATTTCCAACTACTACACAAGAAATAGATATATTACGGTTCAAAGGGAAACGTTTTCTAACTTGAATAATATGTATTCATAACATCAACCTCTATGAATTCAATGTAAAATTGAAATTCAATCATTAAAACATGAATCACACATATTAATGGATTATACCAAAAAAACATCCAAAGAGTTAAAAGCAATGTGCAAAGAACGAAAAATAAAAGGTTATAGTAATTTGAACAAGGACAAATTACTTAAATTATTAAAGGTTGAGAATAAAGAGTACAAAAAAGATTTAATACAACCCGATATAACGTTATGTCCTAGTACATTACGTCAAGAAATTATTCATGGTGACACCATAGATATATTACCAACTCTTCCCTCGGACTCTGCTCAAATTATTATTGCAGACCCTCCCTATAATATTGGTAAAGATTTCGGGAATGATAGTGATAAGCAACCTATGAAAGAATATCTTATTTGGTGTGATGCATGGATAAAAGAGTGTATTCGTATTCTAAAACCAAATGGAACCATGTTTATTTATGGGTTCAGTGAAATACTTGCTCTTATTCTGTCAAGAGTTCCTTATGAAATAAATAGAAGATGGATTCTATGGCATTATACAAACAAAAATGTACCATCTCTTAACTTTTGGCAACGTTCACATGAAAGTATAATTGTATTATGGAAAACCGATAAAGTATTTCACAGAAATGATGTACGTGAACCATATACAGATGGATTTTTAAATGGCGCTGCTGGAAAACAACGTAAAGCTACAAAAGGAAGATTTTCAAAAGGAGAAAAAACAACCACTTATACCGCTCATAAGGATGGGGCATTACCAAGGGATGTAATAAAATTTCCAGCTCTTGCAGGTGGTGCTGGAATGAATGAACGAGTAAATCATCCAACCCAAAAACCATTAGCCTTATGCGATAAACTAATTCGTTCTTGTATGCAACCAGTAGATAAGGGGTATGTTCTAGTACCATTTGCTGGTTCTGGAAGTGAATGCTTGTCAGCAAAAAATCTAAATATGCCATTTATTGGTATTGAATTAAACCCAGAATATATTACACTCATACATCAGAGACTGGAAGGGAAGAAGCAAACTGAAGAAGTTCCTCATCCGTGTCAATCGGACACAACGATTCTTTAACATCTGAATAATTAAACCACATTCCTTCTGAACTCTCTCCTGCCTTATTCCCTTGATTCGTGATTTTTTTTTCAGAAATCAGGCGACTAAATGTCTTTCTATCCATACCCCAAAACTTAACATCCATATAGTCAATTCCACATAATAAAAGCATGGTCCATTTATGCTTATACTCCACGTGTTGCCATTTATAGTCGTCTTCCCCCCAATGACCTGACGATTTTTGCTCTACAAACACATCGTTTGTGTTTAATTTAATGAGATGGTCGTATCCTGTTTCGCATTTCCCTTTGCTTCTTTTTTGTAGATGATCAAACCTAAATCTTGCGTATTCTTCAAGGGTTGTACCCATCTTTGGACCGCCACCAATCGCAATAATCTTCACGATGCCATCGGACGCATTCTTCTTTTCGTATCTCTGAAGTTGTGTCATTTTTTCTTTTCCTGTGGTAGACTTCCACTGCCAGAATTTATCTATATCTGAACGTGGTGAATACATGCATATAGTTTGAGGCGTTCTTTTTATATCCTGTTTCACTTCTATTGGTTTAATGGGTTGCAGAGTTTCCAACTCCAATCGTTTAAGTGATTCGTCTAATATGAACCCGTATATTTTGGACAAATTCAGGGTTATGTACCCATTTAGATTCACTTGCATTTTCGTTAGGTCTTGAGTAATGCGTTGTATGATTGTTATAACTTATTCGCTATTTCTATTTTATTTCAATTTTATTCTGTTTATAACAAGTGCAAAAATATAAAAAAATGCATAAATATTATATCTTGAAATATATTAAGCACAAATAAATTGTTACTTACTGTAAGTTTATATCGGGGAATTGAATATTCGTGTCATGTTTGCGACTTCTGGTTTATCTTCGTCATCTTGAAATAATTTAAATAGGATAGCATCGTTACGGAAACGTACGGTGTAATCATACTGTAGTTTATTACGTCCAATACGACCTAACGCCTGTATGGTCTTTTCTTGGCTCATCCCTTCTAAATCACTTGCCAAATATCCATGACAAAACTGGTAATTGGTACCGTATATAAAATCGGTAGAAGCAATGATTAAATATAATTTTTGTTTATAGGCAAGTCGTTTCATAATTTCAGTGTATCGTTCGCTCTTATGCGTGACAAATACACCAATTCCCATCATCAAAAGTAATTTCCACATATCTTCAATGTCGTCTATCAACATAATCTGTTCTATATCCGTTAATTCAATATCTGATTTGTAAGCTTTATCCTTGTCTTGGCATTTAGGCGCATGAATATTCAAATGTTCCAATGTATTGGGTATGTAGATGGATGGCAATTGAATGGACTGAATGGATTTAATGTACGTACCTATCTCTTTTCGTAAATGTTTTACTTCAGTAGAACCTCGTGCTTCATCCGATAATTTTTGGTCATTCCCCAACAATACGTCTTTCATTAAAAGGTCATCTAATGTTTTCGTAAGCAACTTTATTTTTTCATTGATAGATTCATTTTTAGATATCGTTTTACGAATAGTATCCATAACGGTAGAATGTATGTTTGCACGTTGTAAACAAAACAACCCAATTTTACGCACGTCTTCTGCAAGAAATATAGTTGGTCCGTCCGTCAGAGTATGGGCATCCGTGGTAGTCACCATAACGTTGGAACGAAAGCGTGGTACACGATTCATTTGTAAATGTTTAAATATATTTGGCCATGTATCTGGGATGAGTTTAGAAAGAAGTGTAAGATAGTATGTTTTTACATTTATCATGTGAATGTCTGTAATGTTATTAAAGTAAAACTCGTAACGATAACGTTCATGTGAAATAGACGTTGGAAACGTTTCATGTATGAGTTGAATAAAATCCGTGCATGATTTTAAATCAATATAACGTAACATGGTCTTACGACGCATACAATAGGTAACGCAGTTTAATACATCTTGATAATTGGAATACAGTATGTGAGGTGCAACTACATACCCTTCTTTATTTATCAGAGGAATCGTTTTCTTACAGTCATAGCTTATAATCGTGGTAATTTCAGCTTGATTGAACCGTGCTTTAAAATCCCCAATGGTTGGAGCTAATTCGTGTTCATCTGGCAATGTTGCAGAGGACAACACCATATTTGGTATGATATTCTGTCTCCAGTTTTGTTGGATGAGTTCGTGACATGGGTGGGAATCATAATCGAGTGAAATTGTGGGTTCGTCCCAATAAGTAATGATTCTTTCTTTCTCATGAAATTTGCACATGTAATGCATTGCGTGTATGTAGGAAACCAAATCACTAATTATAATTTCAACCCGTGTTCCATTTGTATTGTCCACGTTACGAATAGAACCACTTCGTCTGTCTTTTGTATAATCCACTGCTGCTGCGTAATGTAGCCGAATATCCTCAATATGTTTACAACCAAATGCAAATGCTACTTTTACACCATGGCTAATGGCAGATTTAGCGAGTGCAAGACCAATGTGTCTCGCGGCACATACAAATATGATTTTATAACCTATGGATAGTCCTATGGGGGATAACGTTTTACCGGTTCCAGTAGGTGCAATGTATAAAACCAACTGTGGCAGAGAATTGGATGATTTAAATTGTGTAAATAATTGTTTTTGATGGTCGTACAATTCGTCGTCTGCGTATTTAAGCAGATACGGATTATGTTCAATTATTTCTGTGCTTCTGTACAATATGTCTTTTACATCCACATCGGTTAAAAGCGTTGCAAGAATATCTTTTAACTTGGAATAAAATGTTCGGTTACACTCGTTTACACTAAATTTCATCATGCAATGTAAGGTATAGAAATACACGCTCCATTCGGTATTACCACGTTTTTTATGTTTTAGCATGGATTTCAAAACGTCTAACAACACATATTCATAAATGATGGGTTTGACATGTTGAATTTGTACGTCTGTATTACTAAAACGAATCATATCACTTTTTCGTATCGTTCTAGATGGAATAGACACTTTAACATAATTTAAATTATATTTAGTCAATGCAATAAGTTCGGGTTGTAGATATTTTGTAAATACAAATAAATCAATATCTTGACTGTTAGATACTTTTAAATAATGTAAAATAGATTTTGTATTATTACGCTTGATAGATAGGTCAGTATATCCATCCGAAATCATTTGTATAATTTTAAGTTCATCTGAACCAACTGGTTTTTCAATACTATTCCATTCGTCTCGTGTTAATTTACGTTGGGATAAGTCCATGTTAAGATTGTTGTAAAAGTAAGGTATAGTGAAAGGGTTTCAACTTTTTGTGTTAATCATGATTTATTATAAAATTGAATATTATAATTCAATTAAGAAGATGACAAACCAGTATGACACTCATTATAACCATTCAGGGTAACATTGGGGGGGGTAAATCTACCTTTCTAAATCATCTCAAAACCTTGTATAAAGACAACCTCAATATTTGTTTTCTACAAGAACCAGTAGAAGAATGGTTGTCTATACGTGATACGAGCGGAGTATCTATATTGGAATTGTTTTATGCAGAACAACACAAATATGCATTTAGTTTTCAAATGATGGCTTATATTTCAAGATTAGCCATTCTTAAAAAGGCGTTTAACTCGGGTTACGAGATTATTATTTCAGAACGAAGTCTTGAAACCGACCGCAATATATTTGAAAAAATGCTATATGACGACGATAAGATTACACACATTGAACATCAAATCTATTCCAAATGGTTTGACACATTTAAATACGATTTTCCAGAAGAATACGTATTCTATATGCATACCACTCCTCAAATTATATATGAACGTATTCAAAAGAGGGACCGTAAAGGAGAACTCATTCCGTTGGAATATCTAAAAACATGTCACGTCTATCATGAAACCTGGGTTGATAGTCTTCCGTTAGACCGTGTAAGTATAATTGACGGTAATGTGGATTTCAACGATGAACCTGAAATCTTAAATCTCTGGGTATCACAATTACAGTCATTTATAAATAAATGTATCCCACTATAATAATGAGTATAGGCTTTATTATTTTAAGGCATGTCATAAATAAAGCATCCAATCGTTATTGGATGTTTTATTTATGACTGTATCCGACGTTATTATCCACATCATCAAGTTATGATAATAGATGACAATAGTAATTATGATTTTGTTACAAATAAACCAGTTACCAATACAGTGCTTATACAAAGCGAGTATAAAGGAAGAGGAGAATTGTTAACCTATTACTATTTTTTACACCATAAACTATTTGATACCGCCGTGATATTACACGATTCCGTATTTATAAACCGTCCTATAGATTTTAAGGTAGACACCTATAAAATGTTATGGGATTTTACGCATCATGCTGACCAATTGAAAGATGAGACCAGAATGATACATGTATTTCAAGACAAGACCCTATACAATTTTTATAAACAAAAACATAAATGGAAGGGTTGTTTTGGAGGCATGTCTATAATTACACACGATTATTTAACTTACATTAATAATAAATATGATATTAGCAAGTTATTAAAATTTGTGTTAAATCGGTATAACCGTATGTCATTTGAAAGAGTCATTGGATGTTTATTACAATATATGGATTCTCCTAATGCAAACACTCAGATAATAAAATTCATGTTTCAAACCAATGGGAAGTCAACTGCTTTATTAGGTGATATACATAAATACTGTCCTTGGGGAATATCGTTCCAAAATAAATACAAGTATAGTCATTTACCTATTATAAAAGTATGGACTGGACGATAATACATTATTTTCGTCACTATATGTATGAATATTAAATCCATTTTAAAATATGAAGAATATTGGTGTAAAAAAATGGGGTATAGAAATCCATATATAGACCCCTATAAACATCATTTGACCAGTTCGACCGTAACTGGTGATCATACCGCCTATCGTAAATATCCTGAAAATAGACGCGTGTACGATAAACTTTGGATTGCACAAACCCAAGGATTAAAATCTGGAAAACTAGAAGAACTGAATACAAATAATATTCGTTATCCTATTTTTATTAAACCCAGATGGGGACATCTTAGCGCCGCATCTAAAAATTGTTTTAAAATTACAAATAAAAATCAATTGTTGAAATATATAGATTATCCAGATATGATGTGGTCTGAATTTATTGATGGGAGAGAAGGTATGACTGATTTTTTGTTATTACATGGACGTATTGTTTGGCAGATAACTTATATATATTCGGAAGAACAAAATGGGTTCAGTGATGTATATAAATATGTGAGCCTACAAACACCTACACCACCGAATATAGAACAATGGGTTAGGGATAATATCAATGGACATACTGGATTTGTAAACGTACAGTATCGCAAGAATCATATCATTGAAGTAGGGTTGCGACCCGCCAGAGGTGGAATGTATCTGATTGGTGCAGATTGTCCATCATTATCTTATAATATATATAATGTTTTGGACAAAGGATTTTGGGATGATACTTTAGATAAAACTATACAATTTGAACCTTATTATGTATATAAATGTTATACTCGTTTTCCAATGTTATACATATGGCCACAACACGTGATTGATTTTATCCTTCCCAAGTTTACAGATATGCCATTGTATGAATATTATTTTGAACCAGTCAATAATGAGGGGGTTGTATTTTTTCAATTTATGCATACAGACCATGTCAAAGGAATGAAACTAAAGAATAGAATAGAAATGTGTTATATGCTTACACAAATTACAGTCCTTATAGCCTTTATATTGGTAATGTATTCTTTCAAGTTTAAAAGTATTATCAAATATGTTTTATTTATTTTGTTCATCGTGATATTATTTACCCGTTTTTTAAACCCATTGTACGTAAATTATAATTGTTATAAAGCTTATATGCAAATGTTTTTAGGAAGAAATTCTTTATTATCACAAGCAGAATTTGATTCCGAAACAAAATCCTCCTCTTAAGCGAAGTACAAGATGTAGAGTAGATTCTTTTTGAACGTTATAATCAGACAAGGTCCTATTATCTTCAAGTTGTTTTCCAGCATAAATCAAACGTTGCTGATCGGGAGGTATGCCTTCTTTATCTTGTATCATCTGTTTTACAGTTTCAATCGTATTGCTCGGGTCAACTTCTAATGTAATGGTTTTACCCGTAAGTGTTTTTACAAAGATTTGCATTGTTGGTATATAATATAAATCATAAATCTTTAAATTATATCAATATATTTATATATTTGTATTATATGGCATTTACACGATTTCACGATGACCCTTGCAGAATAAAAAAGGCGCTTCAAGAATCAACCGGTCCTGGACACTATAGTATAGATGTGCCAGGAAATGGTCCTTCTCCCAGTTATATGGAAGACCCATACATACGTCTTCAAAAATGGGGAGGTAATCTTAGGTCAAATACAATTAATCTTGAAAGTGCATTACGTGGAATTGGAAACACAATAAACCGTGATTATATAATAAACAAGTCGGTGCTTCCAGATACATGTTCGCAATCGTATCCATCTCAAACTCCTTTTACAGAACAACCTCGGGCAACCGAACCTGCATGGATGATACGTGACGTGCAACAACATCAGTTTCAATATTTACCACTTGACCCGCAAGAAAATATACAAATTCCATTTCAACATAATTTAAATACACGACTCATAGAACGAGACAATTACACTCCACAAATCAATTGTAATCTATAATTATAGAAATTAGTCATCTGCCATATTTAATATAAAGTATATATAATATGGCAGAGATTGCAATGTTAATGGTTGCATTAGGAGGACTTTATGTAATCTCCAATCATGACAATGACTCACGAGAAGTAGCTGGATTTGAAAATATGGGAGAGGTATCCAATGCACTTCCGAACATTAATCCATCACAACCTCCTATCAATTATCCGATTGATAACAAACGGGTCAGTAATACTAATCCGAATAAATATAACCATCCCAATCAAACCACAGACAAATTCTTTAGTCCATCCATATATAAAGAGATTGAACGAAATAATCCAAAGGACTCTGTAGGTGGTTCAACCAAGACGAATTATAGTTTAACAGGCGACCCGTTAAATAAAGATAATTTTAAACATAACAATATGGTACCTTTTTTTGGTTCACGAATAAAGGGTTCTACTGTAAGCGCAGACATTGCTCAAAGTCAATTGGATAATATGCAAGGTTCGGGGTCACAACATAAACGTAAAATAGAACAGGCACCGCTCTTTAAACCCCAAACCAATATGTCTTGGGCAAATGGTATGCCAAGTACAACTGAATTTATGTTATCCAGACAAGTACCTAGTAATAGAATAAATAATGTTAAACCGTGGGATGAAGAAAAAGTTGCACCTGGTTTGGGGCAGGGATATACAACTACAAGTAGTGGGTCTGGATACAATTCAGCAGTTGAAGATAGGTCGAGCTGGCTCCCAAAAACCGTGGATGCGCTTCGTGCTACAAACAATCCAAAAGTATCGTTTGATTTATCAGGACATCAAGGTCCAGCTTCTGCAAGTAATCAAATCATTCAAAATTCAAATACAATGGGTCGTGTAGAAAAAAATCGTCCAGATACAACACAAGATTTAGGTCCAAACCGATGGTTTACTACTACAGGTGTTGAAAAAGGTTCTACCGTACGAAGTAGTCAAATGTTACAACACACCAATCGTCCAGATTATTCGGAAACCAATTATTATGGTGCTGGAACCCAAGAAGGTAGGTCTACTTATATACATTCACATAGCAACGAAACACATCGGCAACAATTGGCAGGGCCTGCCATTACAGCGCCTTTAGGACCTGCTGCCGCTTCAACCAATGATTATGGCAATGGAAGTTATGAATCCTTATGTAATAATCGTTCCACTACACGACAAGGAAATGAATTGGGTGCAGTTGGAGGAATTATGAAAGCTTTAACTAGTCCTATTCTTGACATACTTAAGCCTACTCGTAAGGAAAATGTGATTGGGAATATACGTTCTACTGGAAACGTTCAACTAACCAATGGTGGGACACAGCCCATTTGTAATCCAGGAGATAGACCAAAAACCACAATTAAAGAACAAACCGAAATTGGTAAATTACACTTAAACTTGGAAGGTAAATTACAAGGCGCTTATAATGTATCCACACAACAACCTGTTCCACAAGAAAGAGATACAACCACTTCGTCTTATATTGGTAATGTAACGGGTTCAAATCAATCCATGTCACAAACATCTGCTTATAATCAGAGAAATAATCCAAACAAAACATTTAGTAATCATCCAAATCAAGGAGGTATGTCTTTATTAAATGCAGATACAAATTTTACAACCTTAAGAAATGACCAAAATCAACATCGTATTCCAACTGGAACATCTACAATGTCTGCTATACCTAGTAAAACCAGTTATGGACATACACAATTGCCATCTACGACGATACAACCAAATTATGATAGAATGAATCCAGACATTTTAAATGCATTTAAAAGTAATCCATATACACACAGTTTGAGCAGTTGGGCCTAAATCCTGTGATTTAGAAATATATTTATAATATGATTTAGAAATATATCATTAAGAGTATGATGTTAAATCCTATTCATAATGATATAGTTGAAAATCTTAATCATATGATAAACAACAACAATATACCGAATATTCTTTTTCACGGACCATCTGGTGGAGGAAAACATATATTGGTCACACAATTCATACATCGTATATATAAAACGTATGAAGAGGAACGATTACACGTATTATATGCCAATTGTGAACATGGTAAAGGTATTAAATTTATACGAGAAGAATTGAAATTTTTTGCAAAAACACAACATTCATTGCATCCATTTAAATCTATATTATTGACAAATGTGGATTCGCTTACCAATGATGCACAATCTGCATTACGTCGTTGTATAGAACAATTTAGTAAGAACACTAGGTTTTTTATTATTGCGAATGATAAAACTAAATTACTTAAACCTATATTATCTCGTTTTTGTGAAATATATATCCCATTGCCTTGTATCAATCTTCATATGTATCAAGTGACTTCAAGTTTTGGAAAGGAACCCTCTCCATCCAAACGTATACAATGGATACGTAATCATATTGTGCATTTAGATATAAAGGACCCGAATTCTTTTATTCAATTCACACATAAATTATACGATAAAGGATATTCTGGTAAAGATTTACTTACCTATATATCTAAATCTACAACGATTTCAACCAAACGTAAAACCCATATTCTTATTCAATATCATTCCAACAAACATTTATTTAAACACGAACAATTATTTATGTTGTTTATTTTATATCAATATATATGCAATTGCGATGAAATATTAAAAATCAATTCTTATATATAAACATGGATGATTATTCTGTAAACTCATTGATTGAATCTAAAAACGAATGGTGTGCGAGACTAGTGAATTTATTAACACCAGCAGTGATATCTGGGATAAAATCTATTTTTGAAGAGTCTTGGAATTTATGTATAGCGAATGAAGAACAAACAAAATACCTTATGACGTTTCAAACGTTTTTAAGTAGAGTACCTAAATGGAATGAGGAAATTATAAAAACAGAACGTAAGCGTATCCTTGACGTTACAACTTGTCCATATTTAGAAGATATGATTACATGTGTTCATATCATTCATATGAAGGCATTGACGGTCGTTCGCGTAGGACAACACCAAAAACAAGTAAATATAAATATTCCTTCCATAAATAATTTCATACATAAATTATATATATTGGTTGCACGTAAAATTTATACGAATGTATATCTATTTGAAGTTAACATTCCACCGCTTGACATACAACGACATAATCGTGAATTAGAATTAATCATTAAGGAATCTATTCTAAATGCAATTCGTGATAGTATTCCTGTAGAGGATATACTGAAAGAATACCTAAGTGAAACTCAAGAAGAAGAAGTTATCATAACCGACGACATCATTGAAACACCCAAGGTGGAAACCATTGAAACCCCCAAGGCGGAAACCATTGAAACACCCAAGGCGGAAACCATTGAAACACCCAAGGTGGAAACCATTGAAACACCCAAGGTGGAAACCATTGAAACACTCAAGGCGGAACCCGTTCACATGGTTACAAAAAATAACGAACCTTTGGTAGTATCCAACCCCATTATGCCAGATAAAATATCGTTTTCGGATATAGATTTTACCATGGATGAAAGTGGAAATCAAGGAAAGATTGAAGCACCAAAAACAATTGAACGTTTAGAACGAATCTCACAAGAAACACATGAAAAACGAAAACAAGAAGAAGAAAGTGAGGATAAATTAGTCATTGGGGATGAAATAAGTTTAGAGGATATAGGTATCAAAGACCTTAACGGTCGTATGCATGTCAAACCATTGCCTGTTATAGATATTGAGACATTATAATGCGTTTTTGTAGGATAAAGAATATATAACATCAGTTTAAATGGAACAAGGGCAATGGATCACTTCAACTGCGATTAGTATAGTATTTTTTATCATACGTGTTATTGAAATTAAATTTATATTAAAAGAAGACATCCTATTAAAACAGATGATTCGTGATACAATCATTGTATTTATAAGTTCTATCCTTGGATTGTTTATACTTACTCAAGTCAATACAGATGTTTCCTCAAAAATTCCTGCTGTATTTACAGGAAAACCTGACTTTTAATATAGAGAAATATATTTAATAAATTTGTAAATGTTTGATAACTATTATATCGTTATATATTAATGGTTATCAAACATGGATTACGTGAAGATAAAAACGGATGGATCTATATATCCATACATGGTAAGCCTAAAGAAAGAGGATTTGCCTACGGTACATTAATTGCAAAAGAAATGATAGAAGTGAGACGTATATTGGATTTTACCATTTATAACGATTTTGGAGTAAAATGGGAGTATTTTATTCAAGTCGCACAAAGAGATATTACACCAGTGATTTCATCGCAATTTCCAGAATTTTACGATGAAATGGTTGGATTCGCAGAAGGCGCAAATATAACCATTGATGAGGTGGTTGCATGGAACAATTATTTTACATTGACCGATTCTTGGTGGAACCATATGTCAGAGAAAGATAAAATAATTATATATGGTGAGGATTATAAAAATCAACCGATTCGTACTAGCGAGGGTGGTAACAAGGATAGATGTTCTGCATTCATGGCAGTAGGCGATTGGACAGCCGATGGAAAAATCGTATGTGCACATAACACGTTTGCAGATTTTTTAACTGGACAATTAGGAAATTATGTTGTAGATATTCGTCCGACTCAAGGTAATCGTATATTATTGTCGGGTTACCCTGGATGGATATGGTCTGGTACTGATTTTTCTGTAACTTCTGCTGGTATCATTGGAACCGAAACTACGATTGGTGGATTTAAAAATTATCAAGCCAATATACCAATTTCTTGTCGTATTCGTAATGCAATGCAATATGGGAAAAATTTAGATGATTATGAACGCATGTTATTAGATGGTAATTCGGGAGATTATGCATGTACTTGGATGTTTGGGGATACGAATACAAATGAAATTATGCGTATAGAATTAGGATTACGTTTTCACAATACTACCCGTACACAAAATGGAGTATTCATTGGATATAATGCACCAGAAGACCCTAAAATTCGTAATCTCGAATGTACAAATACAGGTATAGATGATATCAGGCGACATCAAGGCGCAAGAAAAGTACGTTTAGCAGAATTGATGGATATACATAAAGGTACCATCAACGTTGACATTGCTCAACAAATCATTAGCGACCATTATGACGTATATTTAAATAAAGAAAACCCGTGCTCACGGACGATATGTTCACACTATGAATTGGACCCGCGTGAATACATGTCAGATCCATCCCGGCCTAAACCATTTGAACCCCGAGGAGCAGTGGATGGTAATGTAATTGATACTCAAATGGCAAAACATATGTCATTTTCTCTTAGATGGGGTACCGCATGTGGAAAGCCTTTTATTAAAGATATGTTTTGTGACAGTCAACCTGTTTGGAATTACATGCGTCCTTATTTACACGACAGACATTCTTATCCATGGACCACATTTTCAATTACAAACTTACCCAAAAAACTTACACGAAAACGGCGAATTCAAACCACTCCGTGATTTAACGTTTCATATTTCTGCGACGTTTATTTATCTTACCACGTTTTGTATTTCTGCGACGTTTATTTATCTTACCACGTTTTGTATATTTATTACGTTTATTTATCTTACCGCGTTTTGTATATTTATTACGTTGATTCAGTTTACCACGTTTTGTATATTTCTTCTGTAGTCCACCATAATTTGCACCCTCCAATTCTTCAACCCCTCTTACTGATAATACTCGTGCCAATTTATCTATTTTATCCAATAAATTTCTGTCGTTTACTGTATCTTCTACTGTATATGCAACGTTTGGTCCTTCCTCTGCTCCTGCTTCATCTGCTCCTGCTTCCTCTGCTGTTTGGTCTGACATAATTGACTGTATTAATTCATCAACACCTTCACCGTCAGGTTCTTCACGTTCATCTTCTGCATCTTCATCTGCAGTTACCCCATGTGTAATCCCATTTGTAAGTTCTTTTAAGTCTTCTATTACTCTTACTAAATCTTGTTCAGTCGTTTTATTTCCAATTCGTTGAATTATAGAATTCAGTTTTGAATATAAATCTTTTCTTCTTAGGAAAAATGTCAATTTGGGGTTCATATAATTATTTATTTTTGCCATGTATTCGTGAAATCCCTCTTTGTAATTATCTTGTTCTATATAATACGAAATTATATTACGAACGTCCTCGGGTTGTTCTGAATCTATTAGACCATACAATAGTTCGTTGTGGATTGGAGTGGATATATCGCAATCTGCAAAGTGCATTGTCATATGAAGGTAATCTTCTACTAAGTTTAATACATAATAGTGATTTGTGTTACTGTATCCTTTGTAAGATACATCATAAATATGATCCACTATATTCATGAGTAATACTTGTTTTAAGTTATACTTAATTTCTATATTCTCAAGTTTATATACAAAATAATTTCTAATTGTGTAATATATGGTATCATTATCAATACCATGAATATATGTTCGTAATGTAGTAATAAAATCAGATATAAATGTCTTTATATCTGTTGTATTTAATTCGCTGATATGTTCTATTATTACACTGTTTATTTTGTTATCTAGAAGGACTGCTTCTGCGGATGCTTCTGCTTCTGCGGATGAGACTGGTGTTGGGGTGGCTTCTGCAACCGCTTGTTCTTCTGCTTCTTCTGAGGTGGCTTTTGCAACCGCTGGTTCTTCTGCTTCTTCTGAGGTGGCTTTTGCAACCGCTTGTTCTTTTGCTTCTTCTGAGGTGGCTTTTGCAACCGCTTGTTCTTTTGCAACCGCTTCTATATCTGCGTCTGCGGCTTCTCCTTCAACCAACAAAATATTATAATCTATGCTTTCATTGTATGTGAAAGGTATAACATCTATTTTGCCGTCGAGGGTGTCTTTATAGGAAACCGTATCAATGTTCTCAACCTCATCCGCCACATCTATGCCTGTTAATACATTTTGTATCGTATTTTCTATTTCAGGCAATAAATAATTGTTTAAACTTGTGGTGACATTTAGTCTATCTATATCCTTTTGGTTACCATCCGAATCTATTATGGAAGTACGGAGTGACGGGTGATCGCGATACCCTCTACCCCCTCCGACGGTAATGTTGGTTGTACCACCCTTTTTTACAGGTACAGGGTCAATAGATTGACGAGAGAGGTATCTATCTGCACGACCCAATTTATTAGAAACATGTTGGGGTGTAGTTAAACTATATTTTGTAAGTAATTTGTAAAATAACATTATATCTGGAATTGATCTAGAATTAGTTGCACCATCAGGTAAAATTGTACTAGTGTTTGTTGCTAGGGTTGTTAATAATACAGATTTCATCGTTTCACCTGTGTCACCTATTAAGAATGTATTATAATTAGATATATTTATTTTGGTGTAATTACCCACCATTATTTTAGTTATGGTTAAAAATGAAATAACTTTATATCTTTCAATATATAGAGTAGTAAGTTTTTTTAATTCAACTATTAAAGTATTCATACCGGATTGATACTCTTTTACATCAGGATCATTCTCATTCTCACCAGATTTCATGCTATCTATATCATTACAATTTCCTACCACCGATTCTGATTGTAAATAAGTTAAACATTTCCTTATATTTTGGTTACATATAATTATCATAGCTTTCAATACATTAAAAAATAGGTCTATTAATACAATGGAATCATTATTAAATATATAAGTTCCCATTAAACATTCTAACATATACCTGCTCTTATTCGTGGATATAGAATTATAAGACTTGATTAAAGATTCATTAGAAATGATACACCCTTTTAATCTAGCGATACATCTTAATCTAAGTGAATTCATTGGGGTTTTATCTGAACGTATAAGTTGATATGTATGAAATCTTGTGATTTTGCTATTTATTTTTTTGCTAACCTTTTCATAATATAACGCAGCGGTTGGACCAGCCTGAAGCATTAACGAAAAAATTGTACCATCACATGTAGTCAATAATATCGTTTCACTTTTTACTAAGGATACTTGAGAATCTAATAAATGAAATATAGATTGCAAACGGTCTCCAAATGATTTGAATAACAGTAAAAATAGTGTTAGCTGTTTATCTGTACTAGTGTCATCTGCTTTTTTTAATAATGCATTCTTTTTTTGGTTGCCTAGTAAATACATTTTTAACAAATTATAATCATCGCTTTTTGTGTTTCCACTAAACATTTTACCCTGAATATTCATTGAATAATCCCAACTGTCATTTGTTGACGTTGTTATATCAATCTTTATGTTAGGAGGATATCCAAATGCTTGCATGGCCTGTGGGGATATGCGAATTGTATCATTTATTGGTGGCCATATCTTATGGGTTGTGTTAGTGGCTGTGTCAAAAAATTGTGCAAATGTACTGAAAAGGGGTATATCAGGAGATATGGTTTCAATTCCTATTCCACAATCACGTGTCGCACGCGTGACTTCCAATGGCATAATTGGAACTTTTGAAGTAGCATTCCATTCTATATTAATTATTTCGCTGGCACGTTGTTCCGTTAATTTTTTTCTAGCGTTTTTTATAAAATCTTTATTTAAATAGGATGAATCCGGTTTAAATGACCCCCATGACGATATAACTTGGTTTATCATTTGTATTGATGCGCCGTCTTTTATCATATCTGAAATCACAATGTTTGATTGATCCTGTGTAAACTCGGCTAATGTTAGGGAGGTTCCACCGTTTGGGTCATCGTTTAATAACTTTGTTGCATTCAAACAATCTTTAAAATTTATGGTCTTCGTCTGTCCCTCCCCACTAAATATTAGACTTGTACCTGATACATCTACGGTATATACTGTTGGCATATTATATATATATAATATTAATTTATATAATTTGTGAATGCATTAATATGCATTGTTGGTAACGTTGTATCCACATGTTCTTGTGTTATAAACGTTGAGAAATAGGGCTTATTGAGTTCTAGCTCAGGTGTATGAGTATGAACGGTTCTAGCAATCATTTTATATAATTTAAAATCTGGATATCGTTCTTCACCATTTTGTTTAACTAAAATATTACGTCCTTTATCATCTTGACACCATTCTAATATAATACGATGTGTATTATCTGTATCTTTTACTGTGTTATAATCTATATCATCGGATATAAAATCAAACAAAGAACATCCTAGACGACATAAATCAAAGCTAAAGTTAGGTTCAATACATGGTTTTTGTTTGTTTAAATACGGTTCACAATTATATTGTGAAGCAGCATCTCCTTTTGGATGAAAACTATCGCTACAAAGGATACGACCACGAAAGCGATAAATGGCTCTGCCAAAATCAATTATTTTGTATATTTTCCCAAACGTTGGAACTTTAAAGGTGATATCATTCCATGTATATACAAGATAGGTATGATGAGTATGAGTATACATAATATTATTGGTATGTAAGTCATTGTGCGTAAGGTGAAAGGTTCGTTGATATACCAGTAAGGTCATGACCACTTGAAACAATATAGAACGCCATTCGTCTTCACATAGTGATTCCTTGTGATGAGAGAGGTAATCGTCTAATGTTTCTACACACTTTTCCATAGCAATCACATGTACAGGGAAACTATATAGAGTTGCTATATTATCATCGTCTTCTGTGATGGTGGAATAACCACTGGTGGAAGACGTGTCTGAATTATTCTCTTCTGTTTTAGAAGATACTGAGGAACATTCACTATTTATTGTGGTTTCCTCTGTAGACTGTGTAACATTTAAATAAACTAATTCTAATTCGGTTTCAATAGAATCTGATATATTTAAGGATGGCATCGTATCATAAGAAATGTCTGTAACTTCACCAATATCCAGACTCGGTTTATTGCATCGGCTTCGTTTAGGAGATGATTTCGTTATAGGAATGTTAATATGAAATAACGTATCATTATGTTGATTAAAAAAATCTGATTGTACTATATATTCTATATCGTCTGAAATATTACATTCAAATGTATTTTTAATGGCGAGAAACGAACCATAAAATTCTAATCCATGCAAAAACCCATGATAATGCAAAAGTTGATTAGATAAATAATTAAACATTCCATCAATATAAGCAGAATTATTGGAATCACTACATTTTGCATGTTCTTGTAACCTTGTATATTGTGGTAAAGACCCTATATCATATTCCTTATATCGTCCAACTATATATTTTAAAGGGTCTAACAATGGACTATATTTAAAATATACATCCTGTTCTTTTTGTATCTTACCAGTTTGTATAGTACAGTTAAATATATTGGCATTCACTTTATTCTTTACTTCATACAATGAATGTTTATGGTTCAACCTAATTGTATTGTAATTATTAGATGTCAACGAAAAAAACTGATTGTATATAGGTATATAATTTTGTGGATATTTAACACCCATACCATTGACGCCTATAACACTTTGAAATAAAACAGTATGATCCGGTTTTATATATGTAAATTCCATTGAACATTAATTATATAATTAATTACACATATAAACTAATTATCATTCTTGCGGTGAATATAATTCTTTAATTTCTCAATCATTCACAATGTCACGTGAGTTAGAACTTAGTAAATTCAATATGAATAGCATTAGTTTTAAACCCGATGAAAATAAAGGACCAGTTGTAGTATTGATTGGGCGTAGAGATACTGGTAAAAGTTATCTGGTTAGAGACTTATTGTATCATCATCAAGATATACCCATAGGAACGGTCATATCAGGAACAGAAGCTGGAAATGGATTTTATTGCCAACATGTTCCTAAATTGTTTATTCATGATGAATATAATATATCCATCATTGAAAATATATTAAAACGACAACGACAAGTGCTTAAACAGGTAAGAAAAGAACTTGAACAATACAAGCGGACTACTATTGATTCACGTGCGTTTGTTATATTAGACGATTGCTTATACGATGCATCATGGACACGTGATAAAATGATGAGATTATTATTTATGAATGGGCGTCACTGGAAAATAATGCTTATCATCACAATGCAATATCCATTAGGCATACCTCCCAATCTTAGAACCAATATAGACTATGTGTTTATATTGAGAGAGCCTTATATAAAAAACCGTAGAATCATTCACGAAAATTATGCAGGAATGTTTCCAACGTTTGAAAGTTTTTCACAAATTATGGACCAATGTACTGAAAATTATGAATGTTTAGTGATAAACAATAACTCCAAGAGCAATCGTTTACAAGACCAAATATTTTGGTATAGAGCAGAACCTCATGGTCCATTTAAACTAGGTTCAAATGAATTTTGGGAATTATCCAAAGGTATAGATAGCGATGATGAAAATATAGTAGCCTATGACCCTGCAACCGCTCGTAAAACAAAAGGTCCTCATATCAATGTTAAAAAAAATAAATGGAATTAAGATAATTGTTTCGTTGAGATATTTTCTTTTTCAAATAATTCATTTGTAGGGTCATCACGCGACGACACGAGATTGCCTTGTTCGTTCATCAGTTGTGTCAATTTGTTACCACTTTCACTTGCCTTTTTCATATTGTCTTCAAATGCTTTTTGTTTTGTACTACGCACACGATTTTCAAAATGTTGTTTAGCTTTAAATTCATTTTTATGTTTTTCTTGCATGAGTTGGTTTAGTTCATCTTCCAAATATTCTACTTTACCTGTTTTGTAGGACTCTGGGTCAAATGGCATCCACAAACCAACCGGTCCAACAAATACATCATGAGACGGGTCACTTTCACGCAAACTTTTAGCATGCATTTCTGCTTCACCCTGAGTTGGAAAAGACCCTCGTATTTTGATTCCGCGTGTATTGGTTTGAAATTCAACGGATTCGTCGTATAGAGTTTGTAATCTATCTTCATGTTTATCCATGAACGTTTTATATTCATCTGATAATGTAGTTGCAAATAATGCATCTTTTTCAGTTGAAACAAATTCTTCTAAATCTTTCATCATATCTTCAAATGAACATTTATACTTATAAGATAAAAATTTAATAAATTGTGTAAATTTATCCATGGATTTGGATAAATCCCATTGTTTAATAAACTCATTAAAAAAAAATTGACGTTTATCTTCTATTATATTTTCAGGGGATATAAAAGAGACACATACAAATTTTTGTCCTGCCAATGAACGGTCTTCTTCTAATAAATCAATATAATCTGGATTTGGAGAACCATTTATGGAACGAGTATTCTGACGTTTAGATGACATATATTGGATATTAAGAAATCTTTAAGTATTATTTTCATATAATTTTTTTTCTTTTACTACTCTATAATGAATATTTCTGGGGTGGATTTTAATGAATTACTTAAGCGTGCAATTAAATATTTAGTGGAAGGTTTAATGGTAGCCATCGCGGCATTTGCGATTCCTAAAAAAAGTATTAACTTAGATGAAATTGCACTCATTGCATTGACTGCTGCAGCTACATTCAGTATTTTGGATACTTATATTCCTAGTATGGGAGTAAATGCGCGAAGTGGGGCAGGCTTTGGTATAGGCGCAAATCTCGTAGGTTTCCCACGATAATTATATAGTCGGTATAAATTCCCAATCTAATTCATTACATATTTTTTTCCATATTTCATCTTGTTCAATCCGTTTATATCTATCTTTTAGCATTGGAAAAAAAGGTAAAAATACAGTTTCATCTAGTAATTCACATAGTTTATATATAGTATAATAATAATTTAAGAAATTTACTCGTATATCTGGACAAAATCTAGCATAAGGTCTTTGTATTTCCATAAATAAACTACACAAACGTTGTTCTAATTCGGGTTTCATAATAGGAGGTTTAATTCCCAATTTATCTTTGATATAAGGTATATGTTCGTAATATTTATTATATCCTAAATTTTTTAATATGGTTTTGGCACGATGATTTGTCAATTGTATAAGAACAATACGCTCTTTTTTCATTTGTTGTTCAATGTCTTCAATCACTTTAGATGGTATTTGTGTAGTTTCCTTTGCTTGAAACTGTGCAAGAATTTCCCTAAAATGATTTATACGCTTATAGGCATAAAAACATATTTCTTTATGTGGTTCCTTGTAACTACACCGTTCATTATCAATTAGATATTGTACGCTAACAAAACACATGTTACATACACATATTCCTTCATGTTCAATGAATATAAGTTCACCTTTATTACAATGATTACAAATGTCCGTTTGATTTATAAACTTGTTAATATCTAGGAAGGAATCGTCCACATTTGCAAGATATTTTTGTGCATTGGATAATATATCATTTTCTACTATGGAGGGAGATTCTTTTATATTAAAGAATGTATTCAATGTTTTAGACGAAACATTACAATTTCCTTCAGACTCAATCTTTTTATTTTCATAATAATCAAATATATATTTTGAATTATCAAGGTAGTATTTTGATTTAGAGACACGCAATTTTTTTATTTTAGAAGAAATAGAATGTAATTTGTCTTGTATTTCAATTTGTAGTTCAATATTGTCTGTATGTTTTAATTGCGTTTTTAACTTACATTTTTCAGATTGTAAGTTAGGCAAAACAATATATTCATCGTATTTGATTTTCTCTAAAATAGACTTATGTTTAATATCTAAGGTTGTATTATATTTAATAGGGACTTGTATCGTTTTAGTTGGTTTGATTTTAAAAGACATTAATCTAATATTGGTATAGTTTTTAATACAATATTAGATTAAACGTTAATTATTATAAATTATTGTTTCATATATATTACAATGGAGGATAATACAATACAAGTAATAAAACATATTACACAGGACGTTGACTTTAACACATTACAAAGGATGAAGTTCATATATAGCGTATTACAAGATGGTTGGTCTGTAAAAAAGATTGCATGTAAATATATTTTTACAAAAAAACATGATAATGACAATCAAATATTTGAAGAAGACTATATTAAGTCATTTATAACTCAACATACGTCTATTTGAAAGAATAAGGTATAATTCCGTATTTTTTTTTCTTTTGTAATTATATAGAATGGGTGGAGGATTGATGCAATTAGTAGCCTATGGAGCACAAGATGTTTATCTTACTGGAAATCCACAAATTACATTTTGGAAAGTAACATATCGTCGTCACACTAATTTTGCAATGGAATCTATAGAACAAACATTCAACGGTCAAGCCGACTTCGGAAGACGTGTAACATGTACCCTTGCGAGAAACGGTGACCTTGCTTATAGAACCTACCTTCAAGTAACTTTACCCGAAATCAATACGAGTCTAGCACCTTTTGCGAGATGGTTGGATTTCCCTGGTGAGCAACTCATCGCGCAAGTGGAAGTTGAAATTGGTGGTCAGCGGATTGACCGTCAATATGGCGACTGGATGCATATTTGGAACCAATTAACACTCTCCAAGGAACAACAAGATGGTTACTATAAGATGATTGGTAACACCACTGCACTCACTTATATTACTGACCCCACTTTTGCAGATGTAGATGGTCCTTGTGATTCCAATGCACCTCGTCAAGTATGTACTCCTAGAAACGCATTGCCCGAGACCACCTTATACGTTCCATTCCAATTTTGGTACTGCCGTAATCCTGGTCTCGCGCTTCCACTCATTGCGCTTCAATACCACGAAGTTCGTATTAACCTTGATATTCGTCCCATAGATGAATGTCTATGGGCGGTATCTACCCTTACATGCGACGATGTGTCTTCTTCTTCCAACGTAAAATCTAGTCTTGCTTACGCTCAATCCCTCGTAGCAGCCTCGTTATATGTAGATTATGTGTTTTTAGACACTGATGAACGTAGACGTATGGCTCAAAATCCTCACGAGTACCTCATTGAACAACTACAATTTACAGGAGATGAATCGGTTGGGTCATCTTCTAATAAAATTAAGCTTAACTTTAATCACCCTTGTAAGGAACTCATTTGGGTGGTTCAACCAGATTCAAATGTAGATTACTGTGCCTCCCTTGACTGTAATTCCGTCTTATACAAAACCCTTGGTGCTCAACCATTCAATTATACGGATGCAATTGATGCTCTTCCAAACGCCATTCATGCATTTGCTGGTCCAGAGGCCATTGGTGACCAAGCAGCAAACTTTATTTCAGTGTCTGGATTGTTTAATGATGCGGGTGCAGGCGACGTATCAGGAGCTGATTACTGGAACTATAATAGTGCAGTCAGTGCGACGGGTAGCAACTTGTATGATAATGCAGGGGGTGAGCACGGACTTGGTTACGATGGCCAAGTGAACTCTACAGTGTCCGATGCGGGTTCGTTTGTACTCAGTGAGACTGCTCTTACCATGCATTGCTGGGGTGAAAATCCAGTAGTCACTGCAAAACTTCAATTGAATGGACAAGACCGATTTTCGGAGCGAGAAGGTACTTATTTTGACCTGGTGCAACCGTTCCAACACCATACCCGTAGTCCAGATACAGGTATCAATGTATATTCGTTCGCATTGCGTCCTGAGGAACATCAACCTTCTGGTAGCTGTAACTTTTCGCGTATAGACAATGCGACCCTTCAACTTGTGTTATCGAATTCATGTGTAGAAGGTACCAGCACGGCCAAGGTACGTGTATATGCTATAAATTACAACGTTCTTCGTGTAATGTCGGGTATGGGTGGTCTAGCCTATTCCAACTAAAATCGTTTAATGTATATTATGGGTCAAGTCTATAAAATATACATGATTCCTCCATAGGGTATCTATGATATCGTCGTCAAATATATCCAATAAGTCATTTAATAATTCGGTTTCATCCGGATATTCTATTTGAAGTCTTTGTAAGGAATATAATTTATGATTAATGCACCATGCATTTTTATAATTATAGGACATGATAGTAGCGGTTCCAATGTATTTTTTAAACAACATTTTATTATACAAACTCATGATATAATATTTATAAATCATTTTTATACTTATATCATGTATTCGTATTTATTGTAAAATGTTTATGGTTTTATTTATACCCTTGAAGATTTAAAACACCGAATGTATACATCATTTGTAACGAATGGCTAAATATAATCAATGATAAATGAGAATAATACTAGACAAATAAAATACGTTTTAGGTAAAGTAATTGAAGATTATTTATAGTCTATGTTATAGCAATAGGTAGTTGACACGCGTCAAATCCACACCATGAATTCCAGAGGAATCCTATGAAAAAATAGGAGTGCATATATTATTTCGTTGTTTCAACACCGAAATAATATTATTATATCCTTCTATGAATATGAATACTACACGTAAAATCAAAAGGTATTTACCAAAATCAAAAGATATGAACTATCTTATATATCGTCTCTTACAATCCTTGATGATTGTAAAACTATACCATTGGAATACAACTTCATATTCTGTTCATAAAGCAACTGACGAATTATACGGCGAGTTAAATACTAAGATTGATACATTCATTGAAGTGTTGCTTGGAAAACAGACTACCCATAAAAACAGTTTGTTGGATATCCATACCTTACAATTGAAAACATTTAAACATCCTACCTCGTTTTTGAAATGGCTAGAACAATTCAAAACCTATTTAATCCGTTTAAATATAATATTCTCGTCCAATGAACATAGTGATTTGTTAAACATTCGTGATGAAATCTTAGCAGAATTAAATAAAATTACCTATTTATTATCTTTTAAATAATATTCTAATATAGTATGACATCTACCAGAAATAAAAATACAATACAAGATTATCGTATTGAATGTAAATCGTATGCCGATTCTAGACAATGGATACAATATCCTTATTCCACGTATGGTCAAGCCTACGATGTATCTATGCCATCTTTAGGTATAACCCCAAGTAGAATGCCATGGAATACACTTTCCAACAATCCAGCCGACATTGAAAGTAGTTTATTCGGTATCAATTCTACGAATTTAGTGAACCCTCAACCTGAGGTTATTCCTGAATTGAAACACATTCCAGTCAAATCTTATTTTGAAACCATTCCGTTGATTATGCCTGACCTCTTTGATGTCTCTTCTATACAACGTCCATATCCTATTCCAAAATAACAATGGATTATAATACATCGTTGCTAGTCATAATAGCTTCATTTGAACCCGTATTTATTTTATGTGATGTTAAATAATGTAGTATCATTTCTATATTGTGTTTAATTTTATTTAACTTCTCTGTTACCTCATCGTTGTCATGGAGGATACGTAAGGTTTCTTGTAAAATATATACAGTCCATTGTCGTATATTGAACTTGACTGATTTCACTTTAACATGATACTTTTGTGACATAATATTAATATAGTTTATTGTTTACATCCATTCGTAATTAATAAATCGTATATATCATTTAAAACCAATTATGTTAGTATAATATGGATACGCAAACGACCAAGGACAATGTATCCATTGAAAAGTTGGATACATTCAAAAAAATAATTCGTGAAATGGTAAATGATTTATTGGTTACTTTTCCTGAATTAAACCAAACCCTACATGTAGATTTAAAATTGCTTTGTCAAACCCCAGACGATGACACCAGCAACGAGGCTGCCAACCGTGTCAGAACCTATTGTATGGGGGTGTTGCCTGAACGATTTATAAATATTATATATATGAATGAAACCATGTTTGAAAATATGGACAATGACCTTAATTTTCTACCGGGTATCAATTATCGTATATTATGGAAAGAGAATTTAACAGAGACAACCCGCAAAAACATATGGAGATATCTTCAACTCTTATTGTTTTCACTGATATCTGACATTACAGATAAATCCATGTTTGGGGACACTTCAAACTTATTTACAGATAACGATGATGTAGAACAATTCAAAGAAAAATTAGAAGAAACAATGTATGATATGAAAGAAATGTTTGAAGGAATGGAAGATACCCCCAACCCAGATTTGTCTGCAGAAAATGTATTTGAACATATGAATGAAATGATGAATGGAAAATTGGGAAAAATCGCAAAAGAATTAGCAGAAGAGACTGTATCCAATTTAAACGTAGATGTAAATGATGCAAAAGGTGTTACAGAAGTAATGTCAAAAATGTTAAGTAATCCATCGGCTATGATGGATATGATTAAAAATGTAGGAACAAAAATTGATGATAAAATTAAAACTGGTGATATTAAAGAAAGTGAATTACTAGAAGAAGCATTAAGTATGATGCAGAAGATGAAAGATATTCCTGGTATGAAAGACATTCAAGATAAATTAAATAAAATGGGACTTAGTTCTAACAAGGTGAATAATTCTGCCATGAAAACTCAAATGGAACGTAATATTAAGAAAGCCAAATATAAAGAGTATTTGCGAACACGTGCAAACACTAAAGTACAAACACCATCTGAAATGTCTGTGGATGAATTATCTCAAGCCACAAAAAAATCAGATGAGATTTGCGCTGAACTACTTAAAGAACCAGAGAACAAAGTATTTACATGTGGTCCAAAAGCGGAACGTAGTACAAATAAAAAAAAAGGTAAAGGTAAAGGTAAAAATAAATAATTAAAATGGCATATATTGTTATATGCAAACTGAATTGTGGATACACCAACCAAGTATATTGTTTCGTTCAAATAAAATGCGAGAATTATGGCCTACCAAAACGATGAAGATGGACGAAAAAATTAACGCATTGACTAGGTTGATTATTATATTGTCTATATTAGGATATTTAATTACGAAAAATGTATCTATACTAATTACTGGTATGGTGTTAATCGGTGTACTAATTATATTGAATTACATTTATAATAAACGAAATAAATTATCTAGACCAATTGAAGGGTTTGGCGGGTCTAACCAAATGAACACATTCATGAAGTATACTCCACCTTCTAAAACGAATCCAATGATGAATGTATTATTACCTGAAATACAAGATGACCCCAAACGTCTTCCAGCTGCTCCTTCGTACCGTCCAGAAACGGAGGCAACTATAAATAACAGTACACAGAATATGGTAGTAGATTCATTTGATAATCCGGATGGTATTGAAGATCGTTTATTCAAGGATATAGGAGATAGTTTTGAATTTGACCGTTCCATGATACAGTTTAACTCCAATCCAATTACTACCGTACCCAACGACCAACAATCTTTTGCTGAATTTTGTTACGGAGATATGATTTCGTGTAAAGAAGGAAATTCCATCGCATGTAATCAAACGATGGCGCCTAGATGGACCAATCACTAAATTTATTTGGCGTTTGATTTGTCTTCTATTCGTTTCAATAAATCCTTGTTGTAAATTAAATCACCAGTCGGTTTATAGGTATGAATGTCTTTATATCCAGGTTTAGAAGACAATGTAACCGATTTAGATTTAGCCATCATCAATGTATTTGGGTCCGTAACTGGTTCTTGATTTCCGTGTTCACTTGTAACTGTTTTGGGTTTCCCCCAACCATCAATTTGTATTCCAGTTTTCTTACGTATTTCTTCACGAACATAACTAGGTGTCCAACTTTTCCATGATATAAATAATAAGTTTGGATGTATGTATTTAATTACAAATCCATTTTCCCTTAATTTATCAATGATATAAGCTATACAAGAATGATTATCATATTTAGGCAATCCTATGATAATTTCTGGAATGATATACCAACAATGTTGTTCGTTTGGATTGATTCTAGAATTATAACGAATCCTTGTATGTATTCTTTGAAGAATACGATTAAATACATTCAACGTATTTAAATCATGTTTTTGTTTACGTTCATACAATTCATCCAAATTAATTTTATTATCACACATACCGTCTTTTAATGTAAATATAGTATCCATATTTACATTACCATAGAAAAGTATTAAATATATATAACGTAACCTTTATAATGAACATAAAATGTTTGGTTATATCAGGTGGAGGTCCGACCGGTTTTCTATCTTATGGTGCAATTAAATCTACACATATCCGTAATGTGTGGACGTTAAAAGAACTTCACTCTATCTACGCCTCGTCTATAGGCGCATTCATTGCATGTATCATTGCATTAGGATATGATTGGGATACAGTGGATAAGTATCTCATTGAACGTCCATGGTCTAATTCCTTTGATTCTATACAAACGGATATACTTGAAATGTTCCATAACAAGGGTATGGATGGTGAAAGTGTGTTTCGAATATGCATGGAACCTTTATTGAAAGCAAAAGATATTCCTATGGAGGTTACATTGAAAGAGTTTTACAATAAAACACATATAGAATTGGTGTTTACGGTTACGGAATTGAATCGTACTACAGGCTTAGTTACAGAATTGATTTCATATAAAACGTATCCAAATATGTCTTTGATTCAGGCAATTGCTTCCACTACGGCTTATCCTATGTTATTTAAACCTATATTTTACGAAGATAAATGTTTTATGGATGGAGGACTACTTCATAATTTACCAATAAATTTATGTTTAGAACATTCTGGGTTCAACCTATACGAACTCTTAGTATTTGGAACAATTCAAACGTCTCGGTTACAGACTATACAGGATACATCTTCTTTCCTAGATTATTTTAGAATATTAATGAATAAATGTCATAAAAGTTTAGATACTAGTACAGAACAAACCGTTGTGCCATTTACAATTTTATCCTATGCTGACGATATAAAGGATATAACCATGTGGTACGATGTGTTATGCAATGATGTATTACGTAAAGAATTAGTTAAAAGAGGTGCAGACGATGCAAACGAGTTTATGAACTCAATGACTGATTTAAAAACTGATTTAAAGTGTTGATATCTGGCTTTGCATCATACTCTACAATTGTATCATTATAATTTAATTTTATAGTAGGGTATCCAGTTACTTTAAATTTATCTGCAGTAGTTTTGTCTTTATCGCAATCTACCTCAATAAAATTAACAATGACTCCAGAACTGTGTCCATTGGTAGTAATGTCTTCTTTAAACTTAGTCCAAACCGGGTTGGCACTTTTACAATGAGGACACCATGTAGTATAAAAGAAATAAAGGTCTGCATTTCCCTTTGTATCCGTAGGTGTTGATGTATATTCTTTATTTGCAACATAGGTTGCATTGATTCTAGGTTTAACATAACTGTTATATACCCATATTGCTATACCTATGAATAATAACGACAATCCTAATACTACTATTATATTTCTATTAGACAATGCTTTTTTCATGGTTTCTTGTAACGTCATTATAATATATATTATATTATTTGTAATCTCTTAACGAATATAAAGAATACAATATATATGTAGTGAATGATTGTTCGTAATAATCAAGGAATGTTATTCTTGGTTGAACGTCGTGATTATAATACGGATATAGAGTATTATAATCGTATACGTTATATATTGTTTGGGACTATACCTAGACACCCCCATGTATCCAACGTATTATTATCTACCATTCATAAATCTCCATTATAAGTTTCTAATTCTATTATAATGTACGTACAAAAACGTAAACAACATACAAGACGGGTATACAGAAAGAATGATTATTATAGTGGAGACGGTATGCTAACTGCAGTCTGGGGACCAGCATTGTGGCACTATTTACATACAATGAGTTTTAATTATCCTGTGAACCCAACCCAAATGGATAAAAAACATTATAAGGATTTTGTACTTAATCTACAATATGTTTTACCGTGTAGACTTTGTCGTGAAAATTTATCTTTACAATTCAAGCAGTATCCTTTACAAGAGTATCACATGTCTTCTAGAGATACCTTTTCCAAATATATATACCTATTACACGAAAGAATCAATAAGCGATTACACAAACGGTCTGGATTACTGTATTCCGATGTAAGAGATTTATATGAACATTTTAGAGCACGATGTACTATAAAACAACCTAAACATACCCTAAAACGTATGAAAGAAAAGGGTTGCACTGACCCAGTGTATGGTAAAAAGTCAAAATGTATAATAAAGATTGTACCACAACACTATAAATGTAAAACGATGCAAGTAGATAGTCGTTGTATCAAACGTCGTTGAATTACATTCCAAAAGAACTAAAATCTGTTAAAATAGGCATAGGTAAATAGGAAGAATCGCTAGAACGGTAATTGGGTACCTTTTTGCAATCAAATGCGGGTTCTGGACATCTTGCACAAGACGGGCACGGAGGAGGAGGTTCATTATTTGGACATGAAGATACGGTTGGACAGGCAGGGCAAACTGGTGGAACAATTTGTGACTTAAGAATATACATATTCTCATCCATCGGTTGTGGGTTAGTACTAGCATATGGTTGTACAGGAGTGCTTGAAGTTGCAGTTGCGTTCATTTGATTTGAACCAGATGTATATACAGTATCACCAGCAGGACCAATATAACTTCCTGTATTGTATTGAACGTTGCTTGTCTTTTTCCGTTTACTCGTCATTCCTTCCTGAAATACCTGAGGAAGGCTGTGGAAAAGTGAAGAATAGGTTTCTGTATAACTGGGGGAATTCATTACACCGTCCCCAGATAAATACACTGTATCTCCATCAGGTGCCTTATAATTGTTTTCAACATTACTCGTTTTATTTATACCAGAAGTCATTCCTGAACGTATTGGAACAATTAATGGATACAACGAAATTAAAAGCACCAATAAAAGAATAAAGACAAATGCATAAAATACAAGGTTGTGTTGTTTTAAAGAATTATGTTTTATCATTATATATTTAAAATATAATAATCCCAGATAAATGTATCGGTACTATATTTTAAATATATACTATAATGACATGTTTTATAAGTTGTATGTTTTCGGCGGTATTTATAATTGGAATGATATACTTTTATAATTTAACTCATAAAAGTATAATTGTAAAAGGGTATAAACGGTCATTATCACAGGATTTAAATCTACGGTATGAAAAGATAACAAACGAACGAAGAATGATAAGCTACAAAGGATATATGGTAGGAGTCATTCTCTCCATTGGAATCCTATTGTATAATAGAAAATATAAAATGAAACCTATTCCACTTGTATGTACTGTAGTGACTATATCCTTTGTTACCAATTATCTATACTATATACTTTCACCCAAGTCCGATTGGATGTTGAATCATATGACACATCCAAATGAAGTTAAATCGTGGCTTTTAATGTATAAAGAAATGCAGTTTAATTATCATATAGGGTTTCTTTTAGGTATAATGGGAGTTGGAATGTTTGCGTTTGCATTTAGATGTTAGTATTTATTGCCCCTCTGGTAACTTGGTGGAATGATATAAATCACATAATTTACACAAGTTTTGTAAATACTTGATTACTTTCATTTGTTCACTTTCATTCATATTGGATATGGGTTCTTTAATTGAATTGATTTTATCTAATATTTCCTTTGTAAATCCAACATGAGGATTTGTTAAGTATTCAGTATAATCTTTTTCTATAAAATAAGTTATATTATTTTCCTTAATTTGTGACCCATATGGAAGATATATATGTTTGTAAAATACTTTTATTATAAGTTTTGGATTTGCTTTTCGTAGCTTGCATAATGCATTGGATGCAGTTGCGATTTGAATATCGTCTGGGAATACAGTTACTATATCATTTACAAATTCTTCAAAATGATTATTAAATGCGTTAAGATAATTCGCCATATAATTGAACCAGTCATATATTTAAACTATTATAAACGAATATTATTTGATTGAATTGGCTCGTTGTTGTTGTAATTGATCTAATGAAACGTTTCCTATGGTGTCGGCACTATATGTATCTGGAGGTGTTTCGATTTGGTCTGCATGAATGATATTTGCATAATGATGGGATTGACGCATACCACCTTCACCTTTTGCTAATAATTCATCAGGTGTTTGGTCTAAAAAGCTATAATTGTCCGAAGCAACCCCATAACCTCCTATACCCAAAGCAAATGAGGACGGCTCTCCATGGTGTGATACGGATTGTTGTTTCATGGCTTCTGCTGGTGGTTGAATATGGTTTAAGATTTCATCACCAAATAATACATGGTATCCACTATTGATTAACAATAATGCAGGAACTTTGGTTATCGTCGGTGGTAATAAGACTTCTTCGCCATTGGCTAGTTTGATATAGGTCATTCCGTTATTTTTTTTTTCACGGTTATCTATACATAAAAAATGAATGTCTGATTTAACCGTTGTAGTTTTTGATAGTAATGAAAGGATAGGTTTGCAATTATTACAATAATTACTATAATACAATATTGTGCTCATTAAACTATGATAGTATAATGCTATAATTCATTTTAACTTATTATAAAAAATTGACATATAAAAATGTCTTTATCTATTATACTATCCAATATGAAACCATTCGTCAATCGTATGTCCGAAGATAACGGAGAACTAACATTTACCTTATCTGGAGTGGATGTAAGCATTGCAAATTCTATTCGTAGAATTATACTTTCTGAAATACCGTGTGTTGTATTTAGAACGACTCCTTATTCTGAAAATAAAGTATTTATTCAAACCAATACAACTCGTATGAACAATGAATTAATCAAACAACGTATGAGTTGTATTCCAATTTATATAACAGATACTTCCACACCGATTGAACAGTATAAAGTGATGCTAGATAAACATAATGAAGGAGATACTATATTACATGTGACAACCGAAGACTTTACTATAATAGATACAAATACCGATACTGCTTTACCTCAAGCCATGGTAAAAAGTATGTTTCCACAAGATAGTTTGACTGGAGATTATATTGATATTGTCAGACTCCGTCCTAGATTAACCGAAACGATTGAAGGAGAACATATCGTTTTATCCGCTTCATTTACGATTGGTATGGCAAAAGAAAACGGGTCGTTTAATGTTGTATCTACGTGTAGTTACGGAAATACCGTAAATGCGGATATGGTGAATGACCATTTATCCAAATATGTTGATGGTCTTAAAATAGAACAGTTAAGTGAGGATACACTTGAGTTTAAAAAAAAAGATTGGTTATTACTTAATTCAGAAGTGTATTCTATTCCCGATTCTTTTGACTTTACGATTGAAACCGTTGGACAGTTTGATAATAAAGTAATCGTGTTAAAAGGAGTTCATGTCATGATGGATAAAATTAATAAGTTTAAATCTACAGTTCAAACCGAAGACATTATTCATACAACGGTTTCATCTATAGAACATGGATTTGATATTAAACTCATTGGTGAAGATTATACCTTAGGAAAAGCGTTAGAATATGTATTGTTTGCACGTCATTATGATAGACAATCCACTACCTCTGACAAATCTCTTAACTTTTGTGGATTTAGAAAACCACATCCTCATATTGATGAAAGTATCATACGTCTAGGATTTGTAGCACCTACTGATAAAAATAGTGTCATTCAAGTATTGACCGAATCTTGTAAGGCACTTGAAGCCATATATATGGATATTGCCGCTTTCTTTACAGAATAGTTATCATTTATAACCTTACGTAGTATTTATATATAAAAATCCAAATGTTTATTCTATACTTGTTTTTTAGTAATAAATACTTAAATACAAGGTAATTTGTAGATTATGGTCGTTATTGAAACAAAATTGTACGATTGTTGCGACAATGAATTTATAAAAATATACAAACAAGACTATTGTAATTTGGAAATGTATCATGATATTGGAATGTTTGAGAGATTGACTGGATTGATACACGATATTTGCATTCCATTTTCAATAAAATCTCCTATATTTATAAATCCAACACATGGAGGATTTTTGCCAATTATTGTATCAGAACACAATACATTAGATAATGTTAGAATCTATTTTGATGATAATGATTCAAACCATTATGAAAATGCTAATAAAAATATTTCACGACATATGATTAAAAATGTTTATATTATAAATCAACCAGATTACAATCTGATACAAGAATTAAATAAAAATACATGTTTATTATTTTCAGATGAATCGGATATAGTTAATAGATATATTCTTTCAAATTATGAAAATACTATTATAATAACTAGTAAAAACGAAAGGTTAGAAAAGTTATACGAGTATAAATATAGATTGTCTGATACAAAATATACGTTATATATTTCAAAAAAACTCCATTTTACATTTTTCGTCAATTTTAAATATTATATTAATGATAGTGATAAAGTAACCAATTCAACTGACTCAATTTTAAATTATGATAACCTAATTCATGTATGTATTATGGTTAAAAATGGAGGTGCACAATTTGAACAAATGCTTATGGATAATATACACTTAATGGATAGATGGACGATATTAGATACAGGAAGCACAGACAATACGATTGAAACGATTCATAAAATATTAGTAGGAAAAAAAAAAGGATATTTATATCAAGAACCATTTATTAATTTCAAAGAGGGTAGAAACCGATTGCTTGAATTAGCAGAAACTAGCTGCAAATATACATTAATGTTAGACGACACCTTTGTAATCGGAGGAAATCTTCGTAAATTTTTGACAGAAACTAGAGGAGACCAATTTTCCACATCATTCTCATTATATATTAAAAGTGATGATCTAGAATACGCCTCAAATCGTATTTTAAAAACAAATAGAAAATTAAAATATTTGTATAAAATTCACGAAGTTATACAACCTGAGAATAATAATAATGTGATTATTCCTATTGCGGATGCTTTTATTGAGGATAGAAGATTTGATTATATGGAAAAAAGAACAATGGATAGAAAACAACAAGACCTGAAGTTATTATATGAAGAATTAGAAGAAGACCATGATAATCCTAGAACACATTATTATTTAGCTCAAACGTATAATATACTTAACGACTATGAAAACGCTTTTAAATGGTTTATGGAACGAGTGAATCATAAACACGAGGGATTTATACAAGAAAAGGTTGATGCAGCATTTGAAGGAGCTAGAGTTGCGAATTTTAAATTAAATCTCTCATGGAACATTGTAGAACCCTTGTATTTAAATGCATATGAATTAGATAAAGAGAGACCTGATTCGTTATATTTTATTGGAATACACTATTATTTGAAAAATGATTTTCAAAAAGCATATGGATATTTTAAAAAGGCGTTTGAAATAGGATATCCAGACCATAAACAATATAGTTTAAAACCAACAATAAGTTTCCATTTTTTACCATTTTTTTTAACTAAGACGTGTTATCATACATTGGATAATAAATTAGGAGAACAATCTGCCGAATTTTTCCTTAAACATAATGATCAAAACACTGAATCGTACATTGAAGTTGTCTCGTGGTATAATATTTATAAAAAGTTGAATGCGTGTGATTTATCAAACTATAAAATAAAAAAATCAGGAAAACCTATTTTTGTTTTTATTGCGGATGGAGGATTTAATCCGTGGAGTGGAAAAAATATTTTAACAACTGGAGTAGGCGGTTCAGAAACATATATCATTGAAATGGCACGATATATTCAAAAGAGTGGTCATTTGGATGTAGTTGTCTTTTGCAATTGTAGTGAAAATGAAACATTTGAAGAGGTTGAGTATAAACATTTAAATGAATTTTATAAATTTATTAATGAAAACAAAGTTCATAGTTGCATTGTAAGTCGCTTTTCAGAATATTTACCTGTAGCATTTAGAGGATTGACTGAAAATGTATATTTAGTAGTGCATGATTTAACTCCATCGGGTATAGTAATTCCAATGGATTCAAAATTGAAGAATATATTTTGTCTAACCGAATGGCACGTTGATTATATGAATGAACGATTTCCTTCGTTGCGTAATATTACAGTTCCATTTTATTATGGAATTGATAGTAATACATTTGTAATAAACGAAACAGATACAATAGAACCTTATAAATTTATGTATTCCTCGTTTCCAACCCGTGGATTACTTCCTCTCCTACAAATGTGGCCTAAAATTTATGAAAAAGAGACAAAATCATCCTTACATATTTATGCAGATGTCAATGGTAAATGGGTAAATGAGGTTGCTTCTGACCAGATGAAAGAAGTAAGACAATTATTAGAAGAATATAAACATATGAATATTGTCTACCACGGATGGGTTGATAAACAAACATTAGCAAACGCATGGAGAACCTCTGACATATGGTTTTATCCTTGTACCTTTATGGAAACCTTTTGTTTAACTGCTCTTGAAGCTGCTGCTACACGAACATTTGCCATTACGAATGATTTGGCCGCTCTACAAAATACGGTTGGAAACCGCGGTGCTGTGATTGAAGGGGATGCCTCTAGTAAAGAATGGCAGACCAAAGCTTTGGAAAGACTATTTTATTATATGGATGAAAAAAATGTAATGGAAAAACAAGAACGAATAGAAAAGAATTACGAATGGGTACTTAATTTAACTTGGAAAAATCAAGCTGAAAAACTTTTATCAGAATACATTAAACCATCAAGTGATAACCAATTCGCACATAGATGAAATAATTGATAAAACCTATAATTTAATACAAAGTGAGTTATTGACATTGGCAATTTCATTTGAAAGGCAACTTGAAGGCAGTATATTTAATGAACATCTAACGAATGTTCTATCCTATAAATATAAAGATAAGCAATATAATATTTGTGAGGTTTTGTTAAATAATAATATTCAAAATGTACTAGAAATTGGATTTAATGCTGGATTCTCAACCTTGTTAATGTTAATGACAAATCATAATATCAATATTACATGTGTAGATATATGCGAACATAGATATACACTTCCATGCTACGAATGGATTTCCAACCAATTTCCTGGTAGAATTGAATTTATAAAAGGAAGAAGCGAAGATATATTACCCAAATTAATTGAACGAAATATACTCTATGATATGATACATATTGATGGGGGACATGGATGGACTCCATTATTTCACGATATACAAAATTCAATTAAAATGTCAAAGAAAATACTATCTTAATTATGGATGATTATCAACAACAACATATTAAACTATTTTGGGATTTGACCATTGATTATTATAAATTAGAAAAATATACACCATTGAGAGATATAGAAGAACAAAGCATATGTGTTTTTAATACTAATCTAACTAATTAAAGTCATTTAATTTATTGTGTTTAAATCCATCTATAAGGACCATCTCCTTTTAATTCTACATCTTGTTTATAGGGTTCTATTTCTATATCACATCTTTTTCCTTGAACTAACCAAAAAAAATTACAATTCTCTCCATATACTGTAAAACAATTATCGTCTACTTCAGATGTATATAATTGCTTTATTTCTTTTCCACAATAAATTGGCGTTAATTGAACTGTGAAATATGTTGCTAACTCTTTCACATAATCTGGTAAATAAATTATTGTGGACACATTATTTAATATCTCTCCCATTCCTCTGTAATAAACACCCGCCTCTGGTCCTTCTAGACAAGCATGAACCAAATATTTATTTTTGTTAATTGGATGATCAATAACGAATGTTTTAGTTGAATCTCTAGATACTTCAAATGTAGATGAATTCCACATCATCACATTACCTATCTCAGATGTTACTCTTAATGGTGCTATATATGTTGCACTCTCCTGGTCACCTGCTACTACTGTTCCCTTTGCTGATATTACAATAGAGTTTTGTGCTTGACCACTACCTCCTGCATTATAACCAATGGCTACAGCACTGGTTCCTTGTGATGTTCCTCCTGCATTATTACCAATGGCTACAGCATGTTGTCCTTGAGAAGTTAGTCCAGCATTATGACCAATGGCTACAGCAGCGGTTCCTTGACTCACTTCTCCAGCACTCACACCAATGGCTACAGCACTGGTTCCTTGACTAATTATTCCTGCTCGGTTACCAATGGCTACAGCACTTTCTCCTTGACTAATTATTCCTGCATTATCACCAATGGCTACAGCACGCTCTCCTTGATTCGCTTCTCCCGCTTGCTCACCAATGGCTACAGCACGCTGTCCTTGTAATGTGTATCCAGCATTCACACCAATGGCTACAGCAGCGGAACCTTGACTATTTATTCCTGCATTAACACCAATGGCTACAGCACGCTCTCCTTGTGATGTGTATCCGGATTGATAACCAATGGCTACAGCCGCGGAACCTTGACTATTTATTCCTGCAGTATCACCAATAGCTACAGCTCTTCTTCCTTGAAACTGTCCTCCTGCTAATTCTCCAATGGCTACAGCACTGGTTCCTTGATTATGTTCTCCTGCATTACTACCAATGGCTACAGCACTGGTTCCTTGTGATGTTCCTCCTGCATTATTACCAATGGCTATAGCACTGCTTCCTTGAGTATTTTGTCCTGCATTATTACCAATGGCTACAGCATTATATCCTTGATTCTGTTGTCCTGCTGATTCTCCAATGGCTACAGCACTTTCTCCTTGAGTATGTTGTCCTGCAGTTATACCAATGGCTACAGCATGTTGTCCTTGAGTAACGGTTCCAGCATTATTACCAATGGCTACAGCACTGCTTCCTTGATTCTGTAGTCCTGCATTATTACCAATGGCTACAGCCATTAGTCCTTGTGATGTTCTTCCTGCTAATTCTCCAATGGCTACAGCACGTTGTCCTTGATTCTGTTGTCCTGCGAATTCTCCAATGGCTACAGCACGTTCTCCTTGATTCTGTAGTCCTGCATTATTACCAATGGCTACATCACTTTCTCCTTGATTATGTAGTCCTGCATTACTACCAATGGCTACAGCACTGGTTCCTTGTGATGTTCCTCCTGCATTATTACCAATGGCTATAGCACTGCTTCCTTGAGTATTTTGTCCTGCATTATTACCAATGGCTACAGCATTATATCCTTGATTCTGTTGTCCTGCTGATTCTCCAATGGCTACAGCACTTTCTCCTTGAGTATGTTGTCCTGCAGTTATACCAATGGCTACAGCATGTTGTCCTTGAGTAACGGTTCCAGCATTATTACCAATGGCTACAGCACTGCTTCCTTGATTCTGTAGTCCTGCATTATTACCAATGGCTACAGCCATTAGTCCTTGTGATGTTCTTCCTGCTAATTCTCCAATGGCTACAGCACGTTGTCCTTGATTCTGTTGTCCTGCGAATTCTCCAATGGCTACAGCACGTTCTCCTTGATTCTGTAGTCCTGCATTATTACCAATGGCTACATCACTTTCTCCTTGATTATGTAGTCCTGCATTACTACCAATGGCTACAGCACTGGTTCCTTGTGATGTTCCTCCTGCTGATTCTCCAATGGCTATAGCACTGCTTCCTTGAGTATTTTGTCCTGCATTATTACCAATGGCTACAGCATTATATCCTTGATTCTGTTGTCCTGCAGTTATACCAATGGCTACAGCATGTTCTCCTTGAGTAACGGTTCCAGCATTATTACCAATGGCTACAGCACTGCTTCCTTGATTCTGTAGTCCTGCATTATTACCAATGGCTACAGCACTGGTTCCTTGTGATGTTCCTCCTGCTGATTCTCCAATGGCTACAGCACTTGCTCCTTGATTCTGTTGTCCTGCACTACTACCAATGGCTACAGCACTGGTTCCTTGTGATGTTCCTCCTGCACTCAAACCAATGGCTACAGCACTTTGTCCTTGAGTATGTTGTCCTGCATAAACACCAATGGCTACAGCACTTTGTCCTTGTGATGTTCCTCCTGCATCCAAACCAATGGCTACAGCACCTTGTCCTTGAGTATGTTGTCCTGCATAAACACCAATGGCTACAGCACTTTGTCCTTGTGATGTTCCTCCTGCATCCAAACCAATGGCTACAGCACCTTGTCCTTGAGTATGTTGTCCTGCAGTTATACCAATGGCTACAGCACTGGTTCCTTGAGTATTTTGTCCTGCATTATAACCAATGGCTACAGCACTGGTTCCTTGTGATGTTCCTCCTGCATTATAACCAATGGCTACAGCACTGGTTCCTTGTGATGTTCCTCCTGCTGATTCTCCAATGGCTACAGCATGATATCCTTGATTCTGTTGTCCTGCATTATTACCAATGGCTACAGCACTATCTCCTTGAAACTGTCCTCCTGCTAATTCTCCAATGGCTACAGCACTGCTTCCTTGAAACTGTCCTCCTGCTAATTCTCCAATGGCTACAGCACTGGTTCCTTGATTATGTCCTCCTGCTAATTCTCCAATGGCTACAGCACTGGTTCCTTGATTCTGTTCTCCTGCATTAGTACCAATGGCTACAGCACTGCTTCCTTGATTATTTTGTCCTGCATAAACACCAATGGCTACAGCACTATCTCCTTGATTCTCTTCTCCCGCATTCAGACCAATGGCTACAGCACTATCTCCTTGATTATCTTCTCCCGCATAAACACCAATGGCTACAGCACTGGTTCCTTGAGTATTTTGTCCTGCATAAACACCAATGGCTACAGCCCTGGTTCCTTGTGATGTTCCTCCTGCTGATTCTCCAATGGCTACAGCACTTTGTCCTTGATTCTGTTGTCCTGCAGTTATACCAATGGCTACAGCCCTGGTTCCTTGTGATGTTCCTCCTGCTGATTCTCCAATGGCTACAGCACTTTCTCCTTGATTCTGTTGTCCTGCAGTCAAACCAATGGCTACAGCACGTTCTCCTTGTGATGTTCCTCCTGCAGTCCAACCAATGGCTACAGCACTGGTTCCTTGTGATGTTCCTCCTGCATCCAAACCAATGGCTACAGCACGTTCTCCTTGTGATGTTCCTCCTGCATAAACACCAATGGCTACAGCACTGCTTCCTTGATTATTTTGTCCTGCATAAACACCAATGGCTACCGCAATGAATCCTTGTGATGTTCCTCCTGCATTATAACCAATGGCTACAGCACTTTCTCCTTGATTCTGTTGTCCTGCAGTCAAACCAATGGCTACAGCACGTTCTCCTTGTGATGTTCCTCCTGCAGTCAAACCAATGGCTACAGCACTGGTTCCTTGTGATGTTCCTCCTGCGGATTCTCCAATGGCTACAGCACGTTCTCCTTGTGATGTTCCTCCTGCAGTCAAACCAATGGCTACAGCACTGGTTCCTTGTGATGTTCCTCCTGCGGATTCTCCAATGGCTACAGCACGTTCTCCTTGTGATGTTCCTCCTGCAGTCAAACCAATGGCTACAGCACTGGTTCCTTGTGATGTTCCTCCTGCGGATTCTCCAATGGCTACAGCACGTTCTCCTTGTGATGTTCCTCCTGCATTAGTACCAATGGCTACAGCACTGCTTCCTTGATTATGTTCTCCTGCATTATAACCAATGGCTACAGCACTGCTTCCTTGATTATGTTCTCCTGCTGATTCTCCAATGGCTATAGAATATTCTCCTTGAAACTGTCCTCCTGCTGATTCTCCAATGGCTATAGAATATTCTCCTTGAAACTGTCCTCCTGCTGATTCTCCAATGGCTACAGCATATTGTCCTTGTAATGTTCCTCCTGCAGTCAAACCAATGGCTACCGCACTTGCTCCTTGTGATGTTCCTCCTGCATTATAACCAATGGCTACAGCACTGGTTCCTTGAGTATTTTGTCCTGCACTCACACCAATGGCAATTGCGGCGGTTCCTTGAGTATTTTGTCCTGCATTATTCCCAAAAGCTAATGGACCATCACCAGTTATTTGCCATTCATTTGATGTACTATTCCAATTTAATGCTTGCGCCCATTGTGTTCCTGTTGCACTGATGGCACCTGTAGGTCCAGTATGGCCGGTTGCACCTGTATCGCCTGTAGGTCCAGTTGCACCTGTAGGTCCAGTATGGCCGGTTGCACCTGTATCGCCTGTAGGTCCAGTTGCACCTGTAGGTCCTGTATCGCCTGTAGGTCCAGTTGCACCTGTAGGTCCTGTATCGCCTGTAGGTCCGGTTGCACCTGTAGGTCCAGTTGCACCTGTAGGTCCTGTATCGCCTGTAGGTCCGGTTGCACCTGTAGGTCCAGTTGCACCTGTATCGCCTGTATTGCCGGTTGCACCTGTAGGTCCAGTATGGCCGGTTGCACCTGTATCGCCTGTAGGTCCAGTTGCACCTGTATCGCCTGTATGGCCGGTTGCACCTGTAGGTCCAGTATCACCGGTAGGTCCAGTTGCACCTGTAGGTCCTGTATCACCGGTAGGTCCAGTTGCACCTGTAGGTCCTGTATCGCCTGTAGGTCCAGTTGCACCTGTATCGCCTGTATCGCCTGTATTGCCGGTTGCACCTGTATCGCCTGTAGGTCCGGTTGCACCTGTATCGCCTGTAGGTCCGGTTGCACCTGTATCGCCTGTAGGTCCAGTTGCACCTGTAGGTCCAGTATCACCTGTAGGTCCAGTATGGCCGGTTGCACCTGTATCGCCTGTAGGTCCGGTTGCACCTGTATCGCCTGTAGGTCCAGTTGCACCTGTAGGTCCAGTATCACCTGTATGTCCGGTTGCACCTGTATCGCCTGTAGGTCCAGTATCACCTGTAGGTCCAGTTGCACCTGTAGGTCCAGTTGCACCTGTATCGCCTGTAGGTCCAGTATCACCTGTAGATCCTGTAGGTCCGGTTGCACCTGTATCGCCTGTATGGCCGGT